GTAACTTTACTTGTAGAGGTCTGTACCACCTCAATGTCATACAAATAACGGCCGGCTTTCATCGCGCCAGTTTGTACTGCTGTCAGTGTGAGCTGAATTGTGCCTTGCGTAGGTGAATTGATTGCTGTCGAGAAATTAACAGCAGTAGTAGAGGTATATGACTTGCGAATCTGGCCGCGGGCAGTATATCCTGTCAGGTTAAATGCGATACCATCAGAACCCTCTACAGTCACAGTTGAGGTAAAATCTGATCCCTGGTCAATCGAGATGTTCGCGTAGACAGCCATAAGTCAGTGTATTTATAACTTACTTATTTGCCTTGAGTGACTCGATCTCGGCTTTCAGATCCTTGATTGCCTCAATCAGCAGAGGAACGAGCAGCTCGTAACGAACAGCTTTCATACCATCGGAGCGTTCACCCACGACATTCGGGAAGACCTTTTCGACCTGCTGAGCAATGACACCGGAGTTCTGGTCACGCAGGAAGTAACCATCCACTCCGCCATGATCCTTCTTGTAATCGTCATTCCAGTCATAGATGATACCATCGATCTGAGAGACCTTTTCCAGAGCATTATCGATCTTAACGATATTTGTCTTGAGGCGCTCGTCAGATGTGGCGTAGGCTGTAATGTTACCAGCAGCGCGAATTTCACCAGATGTCGGTGTTCCGAATGCAGGATTTGGGCTGCCGATATCAAGTGCGCCGAATGCGACGTTTGCAGTCGTATTGATGCTTTGAGGAAGCGATAGAGTGACAGATCCGGTTGAAGCAGATGCAGTGATCTGATTTGTTGTTCCGCTAATAGACGTGACTGCAGATGTCAGATATGTGTTGGAATCAACAGACCCATCAGCCTTCAGGAATTGGCTTGATGTTCCACCGGACTTAACAAGTGATGTTGCTGTAAGCGATCCGGAGAAAACAGATGCTCCAGTATGAGCACTATAAATGGCGTAGTTAGTGGTGCCGAGAGAACAGTTGTCAATATAGAGACCGCGCGTTTCGGTGACTGTTGTGGTACCAGTACGAGTAACAGCGCCGATTCGAATGGCACTGTACGTCATCGCTGGTGTAGATTCACTCCAGAAGCTCGAGTCAATGATTGGAACAATTCCAATGCCTTCCATCACACCTCCGCCAATGCTGTTTGGGCGGAATGTCGGACGCAACCAAATTCCTCGTGTTGGCTGTGTGGCAGATAACGAATCAAATCCTAAGTCAAAGTTAAGGCCGGCAGTAGTACTAGTATTAGTGCCAATGCCCATTTTAAGGCTAAATACCTTTGTTCCACCGATTGTCTGATTGCCCGAGGTCTTGACGTAATTGCTATCAGCTTCTGTCGATCCATCGCCCTTCAGGATATCAGTCGAGAACGCGCCGGACTTAACGAAAGAGTTAGCAGTGATACTAGTCGTTGTTGTATTTCCGACAGTGCAGACAGTCTGTAGATTTGGATTAGATGTCAGGTAAGCAACATTCGATGCAGCAGTAACGATACCCTTATTAGTTATAGTAACGTTATTATATTGTCCGGCAGTTAAACCAGACTGCGTCATCATCTCGATAAGAAGGACATTTGGGCCCGTTAGGCTTGCTGTTAGAGGATTAAGAACGGAAACGTTGACGCTGCCATTTAGACTTCCAACAGACTGGAATGAATTACCACCGATAATATTTCCAAGATTGATCGACGAAACACCAGTTGACGCTGTCAGATATGTGTTGCTATCAAGTGATCCGTCAGCCTTTAGGAATTGAGCTGATGTTCCACCAGTAGAAAAGCTTCCTGCACGAATTGCTCCTAAACCAGCCCCAGAAGCAGGTGCGAATACTTCACTTGTATTTGTAGCATCTGCGATAAAGGTGAATGAACTTATACTGCGATCCCATCCAAAGAATCCAGTCTTTGCGCTGGTGCCGTTGTGCCAGCGGAATTCAATACCGCGATCCTTTGCATCATCGCTTGTAGCATTACCGCCATTATCGGCGCCGCCCAGAGTGACGATTGGATCTTTTAGGTTTGCGGTTGTAGTATTAACGGAAGTTGTGGTACCATTGACAGTAACGTTACCGTTGACAGTTAAACCACCGACGGTAATTGCATTCGCAGTTGTCGCGCCAGCTGTTGTGACCTTGTCGAGCGTATAGCGAGCATCATAACGTGCATCTAGATCTACGCTAGCAATTGCAGTAATATGACCGTAAGTATCAAGTGTGATATCCTGAATTACTGTTCCATTTGCGTTATCAACCGATGCTTGCCCGGACGTATTAGCATGAGCAATAGTCAGAGTGTCAGTTGTAGCATCTGTTGTAATTACGATACCTGTTGTAGAATCAACCTGACCAGCTTGTACTGTTAAAGTATCATCGTTGTTATCTGCGACAATTGTAGTCTGGCCAGGAACAGCAACATTCTTAAAGATAAATTGTCCAGATCCAGGATCTGAATTTGCGAGCGTTACTGTAGAATTACCGCTTTGATTTACAGTAAATGATCCGCCGCCAGACATTCCAGTACCGGCAGATACAGTAATTGTTCCGTTATTCGCAGCAGCATTACCCGTCAGAGTAACCGTCTTTGTATTATTGTCTGTAGTAATTGTAATGTTACTACCAACCAGATTTAGTGTAGCAGTATTTGATGTAGCACTAACTGTTGGTTGACCACTGACAGCAATATTCTTAAAGATAGCCTGTGCGGATCCTGGATCTGAATTTGTGATCGTAATTGCTCCTGTATATGGGCCGACGCCTGTGCCAGTGACAGTAATACCAGTGCCGGATGCCGCAGAAGTAACACCCGTATTTGTGATAGTTACTGTGCCGGATGCTTGTGTTACAGAAATTGCAGTACCACCAGCAATTGTTACTGCGCCGGTTTGCGAATTGACGCTGAGCACGCCTGCATTGTTCAGAGTAACAGATCCACCCAGCGCAACAGATCCGCCACCGCTTAATCCTGTTCCTGCAGTTACAGTAAGCGAGCTATTTGCTAATTTTGCATTTGTGACGGCAGAATTTACAATCATGCCCGTTGTTACCGTATCCACACTTCCGGTAACAACAGCAGTACCAGTAATTGCAGGAAGAGTAATCGTGGTTGTGCCTGCGATAGCAACAGGTTGCAGGACAACAGATCCGCTGGTTGATCCGTAAATTGTTATAGAGTTACCATGCCCAAACAGAACATTGTCGCCGTGAGTTGCGTCATCATTTGTGACGACTGCTGTCAGGCCGTCCTTCGTACGGATCTTAAATGCGGTACCATCACCAGGTGCAGCAGCTGTAGTGCCATCGGTAATCGATCCGAAATAAGTTTTTCCAGTAACTTGTGTGTTCCATGCGACAGTACCACTGATTGTTGGCAGATATGTTGTACCAGCAACAGTCAGGTCGCCATTGATCGTTACGTTACCAGTTGAATCGATGCTAAAGCGCGTCGATTGAGTTGGATTGTATGGGAAATCTGCGCCTGCAGCGGCAGTGCTATTGCTGACAGAGAATAGTGTTGCTCTATTTGCGTGTGTCAGATTCGTGTTTGCTACGAGTGGGCGAGAAAGATTTACTGTAGAGGTGCCGTTAGCAGTGAGAATCAGATTACCAGATGATGTAGTAATCGTGTTGTCTGTTGATACGCCAACTGTGATATTGCCCAGCGTTGCGCCGCCGAATGTTGGTTCAGCTGCAGCATGGATGTTCTGCGGCAGTGAAAGTGTTACAGCGCCAACGCTCGCAGATGCAATAACCTGATTTGCAGTTCCGGTAATTGAACTCACACCACTTGCTGCTGTCAGATATGTCGCAGTAGTAACTGCAGTAATGTGTCCAAACTGGTCAGTCGTGATCGACGAAATACCATTTGTTCCAAGTGTTGCAGCAGTTGCGCCAGATGGAACAGCGTGTGCAATCGAGTAAGATGCTGCACCAGATTGATTTGCAGAGAATGATGCTGAAGAAGAAACAATACCAGCGCCAGTCGATAGCGATAGCGTACCGTTACCGATATCAGACGTCAACGCCATCGTGCCAGTTGCTGCTGGCATTGTGATAGTCGTGGTACCTGCTGCAGCTGCAGCCTTAAAATTAGTTGTACCCGATGTGCTACCAGAGAAATTAGCGCCACCTCCGCCAATCGTTGGAGTAGTGAGTGATGGGCTGCTATTGAATACTACAGCGCCTGTACCCGTTTCGTCTGTCAATCTTCCAGCAAGATCAGCAGAAGTAAATGTGGAAAGTGCGGTGATGTTATTCGAGGTATAAACTACAGTTCCGCCGGCACCAAATGCAACCGATGATCCATCTGTACCACTAAATGTGAGTGTATTGCTAGCAGTAAGCGTCTTGCCATTTGCAATTGTCAAACCTCCTGTGCTAGCGCTAATCGTCAATCCGTTAATCGATGCCGCGGTTGCAGCGCCTAGAGAAGGAGTAACAAGAGATGGAGAAGTTGCAAATACTAACGCGCCAGATCCGGTTTCATCAGAAATTACGCCGGCAAGTTGTGCAGATGTAGTAGCAGCAAATTGCCCCAAATGATTTCCAAGTAGTGCAATCGTCCCATCAGAATCTTGAACAGAAAGAGTTCTGGTTGTTGCTGTAGTAAGTCCTGATACCTGAAATTGTGCTCTTTTTGTTGCGTCTAAATTATCAACGATGAATGTCGTTGAATCTTGCAGACTCTTATTTGTCAATGTCTGCGCTGCTGCAACAGCAGCAAAATCGTCGTCTGTTAGCGCAGTATTAAATTGAGATAATGTACCGCTTACACTATTTGATCCAAGCGCGATTGTTTTGTTGGTTAGTGTTTGCGCTGCAGCGAGTGCCGCAAAGTCGTCGTCTGTGAGTGCGGCATTGAACTGAGCAAGCGTGCCGGTAACAGTATTTGATCCAAGAGCGATACTCTTATTGCTTAATGTTTGTACCGCAGCGAGTGCGGCAAAATCATCATCAGTTAGTGCTGCATTAAATTGTGCTAATGTACCAGTAATTGTATTTGATCCTAGAGCAATTGACTTATTCGTCAATGTCTGGATTGCCGCTAAGCCAGCAAAGTCATCGTTTGTAAGCGCAGTATTAAATTCAGCAAGTGTACCAGTAACAGTATTTGTTGTCAGACTGATAGACTTGTTCGTTAATGTTTCTACACCGGCGAGCGTAGCAACTGTGCCTGTGCTCGGTAGCGTCAATGTTGATCCACCGACTGGTGCAGTGACAGCAACATTTCCGGTATTGATCGTCAGTGTACGGCCACCGTTATTTACACCAGTTCCGCCGTACGTTGAAGAAATAATGCCACCTTGCCAAACCGATCCTGTAGAAAGTGTCTTATTCGTCAGTGTCTGCGTTGCAGCAAGTGCTGCAAAGTCATCATCTGTGAGAGCTGTATTAAACTGAGCCAACGTACCAGTGATCGTGTTAGATCCCAGTGCAATCGATTTGTTAGTCAGTGTCTGCGTTGCAGCAAGCGCAGCAAAATCGTCATCGCTAAGCGCGGTATTAAACTGAGCAAGTGTTCCTATTAGTGTATTGCTTGTAAGATTGACAGTCTTATTCGTGAGTGTTTCTACGCCAGCAAGTGTAGCAACTGTGCCTGTCGATGGAAGAGTAAGCGATGATCCTCCTACTGCTGTCGTTAGCGTCAGATTTCCGGTGGCAATTGTCAGAGTACGCCCAGCATTATTGATACCAGTTCCACCATATATCGATGAAACAATGCTGCCTTGCCATGTACCTGTACCAATCGTACCAACACTCGTTAATGAAGAATTGACAACTCCAGATCCGAGAGTTGTAGAACTTAGTACTGAAGTTCCTGCAATTGTTAATTCTTTAGTTACAGCAAGATTTACGCTTTCTGAAAATGTCTTCGCACCATTAAATGTGATAGCACTATTCTTGATCTCATTTGCAGCCGCAACGAGATTTGTTGCGCTGAATCCGGTCAACGACGCAATCGTGCCTAACTCTGCCTGTAGTTCATTAATACCAGCAACTGCACTTACAGAGTAAGTATTCAGTTCACGTACTGTGGTGCCATTTGTGATGTTTTCTCCAAGATCTGATACTGTATCAAGCGAGATGTTAGTGATAGTCTTTCCGCCCGTAACCAGTGTATTACCTACAGAAAATGCACCAGTAATATCGTATACTACAGCAGAATTATCACCCGAATCGAACGAGAATACCTTTGCAGTAGCACCAGACTGCGTACTAGTAATTGTAGAACCAGCAGTAAGAGTTCCGGCTCCATCAAAATAAATTCTGCTCTTGATAATGTCTGCGCCAACAAATGTTCCGCTTACTGGAGTAACAACCAGATTGACATCGCTTACTGCTGTAACAGTAGCGGTTGCGCCCGTCACTGATCCTGTCAGCGTATTGCCTACTGAATATGCGGCAGTACCCTTATGCGTCAGTGTGCGGTAACTGATGCGTGAGTCAATTGATGCTACCTCACCCAGGTTTTTGGCGACGGTGTTGGCCTTTTGACGCCATGCTTCAAATGTGTCAGTACGTAGAACTTGTGTGGACATGGATAGGTAGTAAGCTTATTGCTTCTGCTGAGAAGAGATCAAAGTTTTGACGAGTTGCTTGAGTTCAGTGATTTCGCACTTTAAGCTTTCGATCTCTGCCTGCTTTTGCTTCTTAGAATTCTTGATTGCAACGCGGCGGTGATAAGCGCTTCGGTCTTTAGACACGATTGCCTTGGAATACATATCGCGTTCCAAGGAAGGATTATCTTCGACCAGTGCTTTTTCTCTTGTTTCAAGCATCGGTCTATTTATTAACTTACCGCAACCGCTCTAAATTCCTTGCAGGAAGGTACTCGAGAAGAATTATTGGAAGTAAACACAATTTTGATAGCAAATGCGGTAAATTGAACATCGCCATCTACTGCACCGGAGGCCGCGAAATTTGCTGCCTTAAAGTCATCGATATCGATAGTATATGATACTTCGGAGTACTTATCAGGATTATCCGAATAAGGAATTCCGTCTGCAGAATCATTAGTTGCTAGATTCCATCCGTAGTCCGTATCAAAGTTACCATCGGTGTCGTCTGTACGCTGAATCTTGTAATATATGCTAATATTAGATCCAGTAGGACGATTGACAGAAACCCAAACCTTGATCGCAGACGCTGGATCATTCAGCTCAACCTTACGCGTAATATACTTCGATAGCGCTGCACCACCGAGTGGTGCAGTTTCATCTGCATAATTTACTACGTAGTTGGCATTATTGTTATTTGGCAGGAAGAATATCGGTGTGCTTACTGGAATTATACCCGTCGTGGGAGAAGAAATAGTAATAGTGTTTGAGCTGACATTAGTTACTAAAGCGTCATTTGCGATATATGGCCCACGCACCTTGTAACCGACTACGATTCCGCTTGCACTCGCCATTACAACCGTCGTCACGCCACTTGCTGTAGTTGTGCTGCCATTAGTATACTGAGTGATTGCAGCGGCAGGATTATTGATTCGGTTATTGACTGCTACAGCAGAACTACGCTCAAGGTCGATAACTGGTGAAAGATTATTCGCCTTGGACGTTAGTAAACCTTTTAGGAATAATGACTTTGAATTAGCCACATTCATAAATGTGCGACCCACCGATGGCAATACAACTGCGGGAGCATCTACAGTGATATTCTTATTGATATCGACTCGTGCGTAGTCTGTATCCAGCTGATTTGGTGTTTCGGTTCCACCCAAAGATTGGCCCGATGTCTTCTTCATCTTCCAGACCGACGAAGTATTTGGCACGCCCATCATATCGATAGATGGACGAAGAACATCAAATGGAATGTAGTCGGTTGAAACTGCAGCATCACCGCCGCCTAAGCCAGATGCTGTTGCGAGCGTGGATACTCTAATTGTATAGGAATCCGGCTCAATATCAATTACGTTGTGTGTAGCATTTAATTCAGTAATAGGAATTCCATTGATGAGAGCAGGGCTGCCTGTGCCAGTAAGCAATGTCAGCTTGACAGCAGATTTTGCTGTACTGCCGACCATCGAGAAGAATCCATGATTTACATGGTGAATTCTAACGATATTTGAATTCTTATATGTTTCTACTGGATCAGCATCTAAACGCTTCTGAATATTATCGTCTTCGTTTAGAATGATGGTAGCAGAATTTGCAGTATCAAATACAGCACGATGTAGAGTGAACTTAATATCGCGTAGTTGATCTGCAGTCCAGGATGAAGCATTTGTAGAGCGGAACATTACTCCGGTATATGGATTATCGATGACCTTTCTACCAGCTCCAGACAAGCCAATACCGGTAATGTCATACGCAAATTTTTCTGATGCCCAAACTTTGTAGCGATCAGAATTTGAGTATATCACGAAGCAATATTCCGTTCCTCCAGCGAGAAATACAGGCGCTTCGAAGTTGAAGCGCGTAGGAACAGTAGCATCAGAAGAAATACCAATAAACGGAATTGTCAAATCCTGAGAAATTGCGCGAAGGCTAGCGAATGAAAACGGAATTACCTTATCAGTTGGCATTCCGTCTTTCATCGTGCGAAGCTCAACATTTACTGGGAATCGATAATCTACTTTTGAAAAGAAAAGGTCAAGCCCAGTAGCAAAAATGCCATTGGGCGTGTCTACCGTGAATGATTGCGCGAGAGGTTGTAGTATAGCCATGTGTAAATTCTTTCAGATATTAACTATTCATTACTAATATTTACTGCCTCATCATATTCGGCCTGGAAGTCTACGAAATCAACCTGTGCATCATTGTTGATGTAGATAGTTTCTCCATCATACTCCATGAAGTAATCTGCCTCAGGCGTTTCTGTAGTTACTTGTTCGATATCAGTTTCTTCGTAGAAGATATCTGTAGTAGTTTCGTCGATTGTCGGTCCTGGCCAGCATTCGTAATTGATTTGCTCAGGATTGATTTCTGGAATTATGAATTCTTCTGGAGGAAGACATCCGATGATTGGATTTGCTGCATCTGGATCAGAAATCACACCACCGACGATTTCAATTGCAGTGCTGCATTCTTCCGTGGCATCGGTTGTAGTAGTTAGATTTGGATTATCGACGTTTGTAGGAGTATTGTTTGTAGTATCAATACCTGTGAAGAATTGATTTGGTGAAGGAGGATATCCGTATACTAAACCTCCAGGTGCTTGACCATAAGCTTCTGATGGATACCAGCCTTTCTTTACTGCCTCTTCGTGCACTTCTTCAACAGGCCTTGGTTGTGGAGGATAATCCCATACGAGATATGGCGATCTATTTGTATAAGGAGGATATGCCTCGATAGGATACCATCCTTTTCTTGCTTCTTCAGGCGGAACAGTAACCGTGATGTTCGTTGGCTGCCATGGCGGTTCAGGTGTCGTTGTTGGGCCGTTCGGCGGAGTAATAGTTGATCCCTTAGTTTCAATTGTGTCATTCCATTTCGAAGGAGGGCAAATAATTACTTCATTTGGCGGTACTGTAGTAGGATTTACCAATGTAGTTGGAATAACATCAATTACTTCTACAGCAGTTGGAGGCGGAGCAACTGGTGTTATCGTATTTGTATCTGTATCAATTTCGACCAGTTTTCCAATAGGCTGCGGAGGAGCAGGAGGTGGAGCAACAATAGGCTGGTCATCCTGACGAATATCAACTGGAGCATCTTCATATGAAGGCTCGACTGGACGAAGTGTTGGAGTGAATTGACCACGCGCATCATATGCAACATCGGCATAAGATGATGCTAAACGCTTGTCACCATTTCCGATATCTACTAAAGTAAATAAGCGGCGGCCGGCGCGGAATTTAATCTGGCTGTTATTCGGAATAACAAATGATCCAGCAATTTCTCCATATTCATTCGAGAATAACTCAGTATATCCCATAGGATGCTGAGTATAATTAATATAATCCTGGAAGAATGTCGGATCATTACGATTGATATAAGATGGATCAATTGCATCACTCGTACCCGTGTATGCTAGCAAATATGCTGGAAATACGTGCTCCTGGCGAACATACTTACCGACATTTGCGCCATCGAAGAATGCATAAAACTTAGTATTTGGGCGTAAGTTTGTAGCTTTGAAGTAAATCTTGCGTGAGCGAATGTATGGAACAACGTTAATTTCTACAGCACGATCTGCGTTGTATGATTCAGTTGTTCCTGGAGCAAGACCAACGCTAGTGCCGGAGGTCAGTTGTGCAGTAGTATTTTTGTATGCCGGATCAATTCCTGATGGCCCAACTGATAGATTTTCTGTATCTGTTCCGTTGTTGCGGTCAGTACCGTACCAATTGGTTTCCCAGTAATTCCATAGCGTACCCGTAGCAAGTTCTGGAGTGCTGAAGAACTTGAGTGAATCGTATGCGCCATTGGCGGCATCGATCTTGACGTCTGGAGCGATGTGATTTTCATTCCATTCGTCTGTACCAGGATATAGCTTAATTTTACCAGTCCAAGTATTTACCGCAAATGGATTTACGTCCTGCTCATAAGAGGCAAATGGCTGAGTAATGACAGGAGCAGAATAATAATCTAAAGTAACTAATGGACCGCTTTGACGGTAATTTTGCGAAAGAGCAGTATTCAGACGTAGATTGACAGACTCCTCGTAAAATAGAGGACGAATCAATCCGTTGACTTTATCAACGGCCACGCTGTAATCTGGATGTGCTACGGCGCCAATTCCGTGCGAGGTAAAACTGTCAACAACGAATCCGTTCTTGTAACGATCTACGCCATCAGCATCCAGGATTTGCTTATTTGCTGTTTCTTTTTCTAGTAGTGAAAGTGCAGTATAATACTCAAGCTTCTGCACGCGCTTTTCAATACGACCAATATCGCGCATCGTATAGCGCCGATGATCTAAACTCTTTGCCTTTACGTCTTGCGTGCTAAAGGTGTATGGAGCAATCGTTAGGATATACATCGTCAGCGCATCCTGAATATCAGGAGGAGCAACTGGATTTAATGATGGTACACCTTCTTTGATCTTAACATTTCCGTACTGATCTAGGCACAGCTTGTCCACTCGTCCAAGATAATACTCCATATCGGTAGTAATATTTGGACGAGGCGCAGACATTTTCGTTGATGAAAACGCTGTTACTGCAGGACGAAAATCTAGGCAATCTCTTAAAGCTACTGTGCCGCGCGATGAAGTAAATGTTGGAATATCCTCATAATTTGTGTATGAAGAAACTGCAAAGTAATCACCATTTCCATGCGTATACTTGTCAAATACGACAAGTAATCTACCAGTAGGTGGATTTACGCCTGCCTTAAGTTGCAGAGTGCTGTAATCGTAGTATGTGTCGCGCTGACCAGTATCAAGAACATAACGATCGGAAATATCAGGATCGGATGTAGTAGCAGCTGTACTAAAATCAGCAGACATATGAATTGCCTTGATGCGAATAACATCAACAGTATTTAAGCTATCATATGTGCTAGCGCTAGCAACAGTATTTGGACTTGTAATTGGTAGTGTTTGATTGATCGCCAGTGTCTTCGTCTTTGGCGAAAGCGAGCGCTGCGTTGACGCAATTACTGTCACAGATGTATTTGACGCAACAGTAGCAGAAGAAAAATAAAGCGTTACTTTATTATAGTTTTGCCCACTTACGCTTTCGACATCGACAGATGTTGGAACAATAATAGTTCCATCACTCTTTGCTACAATATAATCTGAAGCAGCTTCCGAAATAAAGTACTGATTATCAACAGTAGGATTTAAAACAATTGTATCATTTCCTCCGCCGCCATCAGTGATGGTGCCAGAGAATGATTGACGAACTGTATAAGTCAGATCTGCTGTCGACTTGATAACATCATATGGTAGCTTATAAAGCAGCGAAACAGATGATGCATCTTGCACCTCAGCTCCAGCAACTTGTGATCCGCCTGTTCCGATAACATACGTATCTGCAGTAAATGTTACAGTAGCACTTGTGACACTTCTAACTTGTGCCATTGACTTACCAGAATTCAGAGTAACGTCAAAAATATACAACTTAAAGTTACTACCAGAAATACGCTCCATTGAGCGAACACGCGCAGTACCAATGATATTGCCGCCACCCGTAATAGCATCCTTCAAATTAACATAACTAAAATTGGTAATATCTGGAAGACCAGTTACGTTATAAACAGTAAGGTAATTACCATAACCAGCATCGATTACTGCATTAGTAAGACTCTTAAAGCTGCGCGATTTCTTCAGGATTGCATAAGCAGTAGATTGCAATTCTACGCGGAATCCATTGATGTATGCAACAGAAGGTTCTAGCCCCGCGGCAAGCTTATTTGATGCATAAGTTGCTGCCTGATTAGCGGTATTGATACCAGCGACGGCATTCTGAATCTGATTCGCAGTATATAAGCCGCCATTGGTGTAAGTATTCAGATACTCGCGGACATCAATCTTAAATGGATTTACGACGTAATTACCAGATTCCTCATAGGTACGCTGAGCCATGGTCTTCATGATCTCAGTGTATTCTGTGCGATTTAGTTTCTTTACTTTTCCATCCTCGATAGTCATCACTAGGATGAAATTATCGAGCGTATCATCGTACTGAGCTGGATTCCAATTTTCTACATCCAGATTCATCAGAATCTGATAACGGTGCGCACCAGGCGCACCAGTGTTTGGAGTTCCTAGCGCATTATCATTCAGTGTGGTATCATCAACTGGAGTGACTTTTCTTTCCTCAACACGGTAAACAATTCTGCACCATGGATTTTGACGATAGCGAGACGCGATGATACTTGATGCTGGAGTATGAACAAAACATCCGTTGAGGTAGTAAACGCCTTCTTCAACTGACACACGGGTGCCAAACCCCGTAGGATTGACATTTCCATTTTCTTGTGGCTTTGCACGAAATGCAATTCGCTGTGTTACTGCTCCAGTATCTGGATTATATTTTTGCAGCAAAATATATTCTTGGGCAGCAAATGCCTTTACTAGACCGGCATTTGTAGTATTTGCTCCACCAGAATTAAGATACTCGACGTAAAGTGTTAGCGGTTCTGCACCTTCAGGAGGCACAATATCGATAATCTTGGCATGAAGTCCATTTGTAACTCCAAATAGAGTTGCACCAATTAAAACATAGCTTCCATTTGCATCTTTTTCCAGATATAAGCTCTCGTTTCCGGAATAAGTATTGCTGTCATACGAGGTAGATTGGCTTGAAGATTCTACTTTAACGTAAGCAATCTTATTATTGATCGTGGCTAAGCCACCCATTACCTTCGTTCCGTCCTTAAAGAAGTGATTACCGAAACGCTCAATTTGTGCCTGAATTGAGGTTTGCAGCTGAGTAAGTTCACGCGCCTGGACCGAATAACCAGGACGGAAAAGAACTCTCAGATAGTTCTTATCTTTATTAAAGTCGTCCCAGTAGGGTGATTCGTTGAAATAGGTGATCGCCATGTTAGAAAGTATAAGATATCTTAGAACTCAACGATGATACGAATGTCTTCAATCTGAGATTCAGTACGTTGAATTGCAGATGTACGATTTTCCAGAAATACAATGTCTCCAGAAAAGTGCACATATTCCGATGCAGTAATTGTGTTTATTACTCCACTAGCAGATGAAGTTTGAGCGGCGCCAGTATATGCATTAATAGTATTACCAGTCAAAAACGCTGTATAACCAGTTTTATCATTTTGATGAATTCCTAATTTCTTTATACCGCCTGATAAAGTAGTTACAGAATCAATGAATCCAATTGCTGGCGTTTGCGCACCATTGGTAATGTAATCTCCAACATTAAATGTTCCAGTTGAACCGCTGTTAAGTGTCAGATATGTCAATGCTGATAAAGTACTCGCGACTGCAGGAATAGAATTTCCGCCGGAAAGTTCCTTTGGCTTTCTAATTAGTCCTACCTGTCGGAATTGTGTATCAACTGCAAAGTCACCCGCGCCTTCTTCGCCTGTTAGCGTTGCTGCAATACCAATATAATAACCACCAAGTTCAGCAGCAGGATCTGAGCCATGACCATTTTTTGGCGATAATACTGCGCGAGCAACACATCCGGCACCATTACCACCGCTAAGTGTAACATATGCAACGTTATAGTTTGATCCTGGATTCGTGACAACAATTCTTACTACCTTTCCACCGGAAACAGTTGCAGTTGCTTGTGCTCCGGAGCCATCACCAAGAATTGTTACTGTTGGAGCGGAAGTATATCCGCTACCACCATAAGAAAGTGTCGTTGCGGTTGGATCATCAGGATCAATTGCAATGCTATAGATCTTACCCTTGATCGTCGAGGTTGCAGCATTTTGAAACTCAAGACGTGCAGTATCATCGGTATCGATTGTTCCAAATTCGCCCACCGTCGTAGCATTATTGAGTGTAATGCTTGAAATTGTTTTTCCGCCAGCTCCAACAATTGCTTCAGTGACTGTGAAAGTACCTCTTACGTTATATACTATTAGCGTATTTGAATTGACAGAAAATACTTTTGCAGTAGCACCAGATGTTGCACCAACAATAGTATCGTTTACAGATGGAACTGTTCCGCTACCAGTTAAAACAATCGTACTTCCTCCAACAATTGTTTTAATTGGAATATAATTGTTTGTCAAGAACTTTGCTGCTTCTGTAGCACTAACTTTATACATATACTTCCAGATATAACCATCTGCGTATTCGACGGGGTCTCCGGTAAGCACTCCTCCTGGAGTAGTTGGATTATGAGTTGGCTTTACTGTAGAAGTAATTAAAGCTCCAGTAGGGCCATACGGAGCGTAAAGACACTTGTATACTGTAAATGAATCAGTTAGTACGTAAAAAGGATTGTCGTTTCCGCGGTCAAAGATAGTAGGATCATTATCGTCCCACGCGGAATACCGTGTTCCTGAAACCCAATTATAACGAGGAATCAGGTTGATAACATCAGTGCCTGTGATGCTCTTCAAAGCAATCATATTACGATCAGCATCCTGGGTTGTCAGAAGTGAGTCGACTGGATTACCACTGTTTGGCGCAACATCAGTTGTGCCTGTAAGCGATGTTGACCACTTGTCAGACTTTCCGATGAAAAGATATACGTTCTCGGAGTCGGACGTGATGTTGTTCTTGAAGTTCTTCGCGTTTAGATTGCGAAAGTCTGATGTGATAATGGCTGACATAGTGACTTAGAAATTGCGTTTTAGAATTACCGCTCCGGTATTGTAGTAAGGAATGACGTTATTTATAGAGTCCTGGATAGTGTATTGAATGAAACGATCTATCGGGTTTTCGTTGATAAACTTCGTGGATTCTAATCTTCGCAGAGTAACAAACTGCAACCCAGGATTTTGTCCTTCAAACTGAAGTATAAGCTTGACAGCATACTCTGCCAATGCTTTCATATTCTGATAGTTTAGAATAGAATCGCCATCAGGATTAACAGTGATATAATCTGCATAAGCAAGTTCAAGCAGATAGACAAGGTCGGCAGCAGAAATCAATCCGGGCTGGTTAAGTGGCATTCTGCTATTCAGCTTTTCTGTTAGTTTCTGAATTGCTTCGAGTACAAGGAAAATTTGGCCGAAAAATATAAATCCAGAAGGATGTACTAGACGATTAAAAGGATCTTTCCATGCATCAACATTCAAACCCGTCTTTACTACATATGAATATCTTTGATAATAATACGAATCGTGTAGTTTCTTAATGTTAGACGTAAATCCATTTGCATCAGAGTATTGAGAAGCTGATAGCGAAACTCCGCTGATTGATGTAGAAGATACTGTTTGATCGACACCTACTATATAAGTACCCACTCCACCCGTAGTCGATGGTCCAAATTGTTTGATTGTTGTTCCCGGTAAAACTCTACCACCATAAATCTTCGATCCAATTGTGACAGCGCCGGATTTTATGCCGCTAACAGTCAGTATTGCTCCGGATATACTACCAGTAAATTCTGCCCCAGACGCAGAAATAGTTGTAGAATTAATAATCTGAGTTAAAGTAGTTGAACTTACGGTTTGGCTAGAATTGACGATATACGTTCCAATTCCTCCAGCGCCAGTTGTAGTTTTGGTTATTGTTGCAGTACCCAGATTGGCAGTATACGTTGCTGCAGTAATAGAATTAAAAACTACAAATGTAAAAGTAGTACTATTTGGAATAGATGCAATAGTCCACGTGCCATTTAGTTTTAATTGTTCTACACCTGTAGCTCCAGAAATTGTAATAACATCTCCATTAGTATATCCACTCGTCGAAGCGACTGTTGCAGTTACGGTGGTTGTTCCGTTTGCAATATAATTGCTGATAGCCGTAACGACTGCAGGTGGTTTTACGATAGTTGTACCGGCAGTAACCCCTGTGCCAGTAATCTGCGTACCTATTTCAATATCCGAAGAACCAACGCCCATCGAAGTAACTGTTAGCGTTGTTCCAGAAATCGATCCTGTAAAAGTGCTAGGTATCCATACCAAAGTATAAGTTCCTACACCACCGGTACCAGTGCCTAATTGAGAAATTTTTACGTTTGATGTAATTCCTGAGCCGGACAGAACCATTCCTATTGCTATTGTGCCAGATTGTACTGCAGTAACAGTCAAAGTATTTCCCGAAATAGATCCGGTAAAATAAGCACCAGAACTATTCATTGGCGTCTTGCCGATGTTTTGGCTTACGCCAACTGAATATGTTCCAGTATATCCTGTGCCAGTTCCTAAACCATTAATGATTGTTCCAGGAGCAATTCCAGCTCCGGTAATCAATACATCCTCATCCAACGATCCAGATTCGACAGATGATACAGTAAGTGTAGTGCCTGCAATAGATCCGGTAAAATTACTATTAACTGAAGTCCAATTACCAGATGATGGCTTAAAAGTATCGTTAAAAGGATAATATACTTCGGCGCTTTGTTGAAATATAATTCTAAAGAAAAGCTCGATTGAGTTTTCTGAGCCTCTCATTGAATAATACTTTAATAAATTTTTATACAGATTGATAGTATCTGCAGTAAATTTACCTGGAACATTAATTGCTGTTTCGCGTTGCAGCACCTCGAGATATCGATTTGTTGCTCTATCGATATCTCGTTCTTCCATAATACGATTAATCTCAAAACTTGGATTATCGTAAATGTTTTGAATAGTAGAAATATTTCTAGTACAATTTGATTCTGTGCCAACTAAAGCTTCTCCACGAACAAACTCTCCATCGGCGTTATGCACCAATAGAATATTATTCTCAAACTTAGCAACAGTTGCAGTAATAATACCACCAACAGAAGTATTCATTTCTACTTCTTCGCCAATAGTATATTGGCCTATTCCAGCCTGAACTGTAATAAAAAACGAAGTTTTACCATCTCGATTTACAAGGTCATAATAGTCCTTTAGAAATTGTACTAGCACTGCTGATTTTTCGCGCAGTGCATCAGGTATAAGAGTCTCAACTCTTATTGCTTCTTTTGTTTTCTTTTTAGCACTAACTGTCGACTCAACGTAGGACATAATTAGCGATGTCGAGGTGTCGTGGTATATGAACTTGTTCCTGCTGCGCCTGAAACAGCGATTGCATCGATTTCAGCTTTTACAGTAACATACGCCTGATTGATTTCTAGTAGCTGATTTCTTTTGGGAGCAATGTCAAACGAGTTTGGTAAAGCAATAATTCTAATATCTGGAGGATTCACGTTTACAGTTGTGTAGTCTACTGTAAAACGATTTAACACTACTCTACCAATAGTAGAATATATTCTGCCAGCATTTGCTATTTTCTTGCGGTTACCTTCTATTACTCTGTAAATATAGACATTTCTGTCAGTTGTACCGACAATTGGCTCATCACCGAAAAAGTGTTCCAGACCACCCATCATAAAGCCTGATGAAGAAAGAACAGCGCTTGTCGATGTTGTCGTGTATGTTGGCACTGGAAAATCAAGTGTAAATGAATTCATCAGACCATTTGCTTTTGGTGTGATCCACTTAAACATATATGGCCGAGCTACCGAATTTAGAATTGATGGTTCAGAACTATCAATCGATCCTAGAAACTGAGAGAAACGAAATACACCGTCAAACTTCTGCAAGTTCTGGTCATTGTAGTTACGGATGATATCACGAACATAAGATTCCAATGCAGCAGTTGTTTTATCAGTCAAATTTGAATTATACTTGATAAATGTTTCAATTTCAAGATAAGTAAATTCTGGATCAATGATTACTGGTTCAATTGATACAACGTTCTTACCCTTTAAGATACTATCTGTGATTTGCAGCTTTTCTGCAGTGTTAAGAAAATCTTTGCCAGATGGCTTGATTGCAATATACACTTTACCGTAATTTGGTTCAGGATCTGATTCACCGCCCCAAACAGAAATAGCATCAATTCCTCCAAACTCGCGCAGAATAATTGCGCGATAATCTTCAGCAGTCACAGCACGATTTTGCGTGATAAATGCCAGTGGAGAATTATAACGAATCGATTCCGTGCTTTCCTTTTCTGCACCACCATACGAATTTGTTAGAGTAGTTACTACAGCGCTATTTACTGGAATCGTTGCTGTTGCACCGGTCGTTGATCCAGGTATTCCGTATGTAAATGCTTGCGCGGATTGAAAATTGGCAGCACCGTTTGCAATCCTGCCATTTGTATAAACGTACTCGATCTCAACAATATTATTTGATCCAGGCTTAATACCTAAATTATTATCGCCAAAATATACTTCATATCGGCCATCGGCATTTTCCTGAAGGAAATAAACCTTTGAGGTGTTATTTAGACCAATCAGAGTACTAAACTGCGTATAAATTGAAAATTCCTCGCCGTCGTTGACGCGAACTCTCATTGTAGTAGAATCTACAGTAGTATCAGGAATTTCATATTTCTGATTCTCAATCAATTCATCTACACGATAAAGCATTTTCTTTAACGTACCCTGCTTAAGAACTACGTTAGTAAATGTGTAAGTATTCGTCGTTGTGTTTAAAGGAACAGCTGGTTTTGGTTCCAATACTACAAATGTATACTTAGATGAGTCAACAACTGTGCTGAACTTGTGTCCTCTATCAAGCGTTAAAAATGGCGGAGGATTAGATGTTGGCGCTGTTACTACTACATTCACGACTGCAGTAGATGCAATGGTGGAACGTGGAACATATCCCAGAAGTTTAGCGTGAGAAACAACGTTACCGCGCAATTGTGCAGAATCCAAGAATGCTTCGTTCAGCGCTAGATGTGCCGTGACGGCATTGTAGTGCGTATTATACGCTAGAACGTCGAGTAAAATTGACAGGCCAGATCCATCAAAGTCCCAGTCGTTATACTTGCTTTGATTCTTGAAGTGTGACTTGATCGACTCTTTAAGTGTCGTGAAGTCGAGTTCTGAGACATTGATCTGTGCCATAGGTAGAAAGTATTAGCGGATTCTCTTAAGGTAAAGAGTTATATCCACTCTTTGATCGATTGCGATGACGCGAAAGCCGATATTGATATTGTATGCGTTTCTGTCAGAATTATCCAAAATCTCTACAACCACGCTGTCAGCACGCGGCTCAAACTTTTTAATTACGCGCTTGATTTCCTCGCGCATTGCCGACATAGTAAAATTGTCAGCAGGCTCAAATAGTAGCGCAGATACATTTGACCCTAGCGCAGGCTGAAAAGGCCGATCATAGAAATTGCTTAAGATAAGATTCTTGATTGAGTTCTTAACCGCATCAATGTCAACCAGTGGCACGATATCGCGGAAATTCAGATTTAGAGCAAGTGAGAGATCTAGGTCAGAATACAACCGTTTCTTCGATACGACTGATGATCGACGGCTGACGTAAAGCTCGTTTACGTTATAGTCTGAAATTGCGGAGCTCATGCTTCAGCTATTTATCAAAATTTTTGAGAATTAATCTATTGAATCGTTTTGCATATACCGAGCATAAGGAGCAACTGTAGTCTCTTGTCCTTCTAGTATCGCGTCGATTTCATCAAGTTTACCAGCAAGTGCTGAATCTTCTGGATACTCAGAATCAGCAACGATATTTTCTCTATATGTGTTTAAGTTTTCCTCGGGTAATACACCGCCAACTGCAGCAGTTTTGCGGTCTGCATATGTCAATACTTTGTTACGCTCGCGAGGATCAGTAATCGTTTTTGCGATATCGTGTATCTTAGATGAAACATTAGTAGTATACTTTCTTACTTCTGAAAAGGACGTGCCGGATGCTCCTGTTGTCGTTTTCTTTGTATTATCGACTATACTATTTACCAACGATTCTGCTTCTGTTGGGTTTGTATTAGGAATGATAGCAGATAGCGATCCTAGCTTTACTTTGCCCGTTAGCGGATTAAGATTAAAGTTTGGAGCATCGGTGCAATAATTGAATATTGCTTTCGGATCATTTGAAATTGCTTGTGCCTGAGAAACTAATGAAGTAAGGCCTTTTACCGATCCAGACCACTTTTCAATAAACTGGGCAATTTGTACTGGATTCTTAGATGTAGATATTGCTTTAAGTTCTGATTGAAACGATGATACTGTTTCTTGTATTGCCTTAACGTCGTTCATCACGCTATTTACTTCAGGTATTAAGCCCAGAAGTGTCGCGGTTGCTGCTTTCTTGTTCTTCAGCAATTCCTTAATTTGCTTCTTTGCTTGAGTAACCTGCGTCAGCGCTGCATTGGCATCGCAGAGGAGCTTGGGCGGCGCAGGAATCTGTGGAACCTGAATCGGAGTCGATGGTATATCTGGAATTTTAATTGGCATATTATTGCGGCAGGCCAGTTAATCCTAATCCAGTCTGAACACCAACGTGCTTGTGAGTTGTCAGTGAAATTGATGTTGGGCCAGCGGTGACATTTGATGTTGCTGCAAGCACGCCAGTAACGTTGACGTTATTACCAATATTCGTGACAGAAGCAGTAATACTTTGTGTACCGCTAATTGACATCGTTTGAGTGCCGCTGACATTCGTGGATTGATTACCGCCAATTGTTTCGGATACTGCACCAGTAACATTTACTGTTTGCGCTGCGCCAAATGTCTGCGTGACGTTCCCAGTAATATCCATTTCTAACGTTGACGCTGAGCTCAACGACATAAACTCATTTGATACTACAATTAAGTGACCTGTTGTAGTACATTCAAAGTGTGAGCCAGTATACTCCTGCCGTTCTCCAATTACGATATGGCCATCATTTCCGTTGACAAGAACATCTGAGTTTCCTGCAATCGTTTCGTCTTTATTTCCGTCTCGAATGATAGTAGTATTTCCACCGATGCGCGAAATTCTGTCATTGATGACGTTTGATGCATAATCCTGACCAATTTCGATATGCTCAGATTGACCGATCTTTGATTGGCGTGTACCCTTAATATATTCTGTCTTGTTGCCTTCCACCTCAATGTGGTAATTACCCTTGATCAGTTGTCTTAGGTCACCATCGACAGTAATATTTGCTGAGCCTTTAATGTAGATATTATCGTTCCCCAGCACAACTACATAATTGTCGCCCACGATAGTTGTGGTCTTATCGCCTGCATTATTGATCTCTGTATATGTACCAGAACGATGCATCTCCATAATGCGGCCATAGTATGGAGTATCATCGATCTCTCGAACATGCCCAGATTCAGAATGATAGACATGGTTCATTGGATAGACAGGATTTGCTACCTGATCTACATCCCATACACTCCAGGTCTTTCTTTCATAATAGCTATCTGCTCCAGCAGGAACAACTGACTCAACCTTAGGCGGAATAGCGGTTTCAATATCCTCCTGACGTAAATCGTTTCTGATAACATATGCAGGAGCATCTTTATATACTGAACGCGCTTCCTGTGGCATATCTGGCTCGCCAATTAGCGCGGGCAACGGATACTTACCATCCGGATCAGCAAATCCTTTCGTGGTATCTGCCTCGCTAGAAATAGAAGGAATAGTACCTAGCACGATTGGATCTTGCGCAGAAGGTCCGTCGCGAAAGAATCCAACAACCCACGATCCCTGTAGAATACCGGTTGCGGAGTAACCAATTCCAGACATGGAGGCTGACTGAATCGGTGTCATCACGACCGCCCATGGAAGATCTTCTGTAGCAATTTCATCTTTGCTTTCGGAATGATATCCAAAGCAACGAACTCGTACTCGACCCATTTCTTTTGGATCAAGGATATCTTCGACTACTCCAGTAAACCAAGAAAACTGCCCGCCTACAAAATGGTCAATCGTATTCATCGTATTCTTCAAAAATATAAGAGAAGGTATCCTTCTTTACTCTAATCTGCATATAGTACTCATTGCCAAACGAATGTTTGATTCCGCTAACAATGTAACGCCCAGATAGAAACTCATCCTTTGATTGACTCCCACGAGCTTTATCCTCGCGCATTTCTACATCTGGATCCTGTGCTTTTACTAGCTGAAGATTTACACACTTGCCCGAGCGCATTAGTGCGTCACCATATAACTGCAGCTCGTGTATGATAGAATCAAGATTCTCGATATAAGATCCGGCTTTGTTTAACACATTACCGACAGTTGGCTGATGATAATTGTATTCACCGCTTTCTTCGTCAAACGCAAGAGTATTCAGCGAAACAAAGTTTACCTTAGCTTCTTCATACTCATTCAATGATCGCTCGTTTTCGCTTAGCTTAAATTGCGTGGAAATTGATTTGCCCCTATCAATCCAAACCATCGAGTCAAACTCGCCGACGTAATCGAAGATATCATCTCGGTATGTTTTCTTTGCAATGTCAGTATAGCGCGTCTTTGAGGAGTATGCGCCCTGAGATCCTGGCACAAACTTCGAAAGCTGTATATTTGATGATATATTTAGAATGCGCGAGGACATCTGCAGATAAGACTGAGTATAGTCATCGATAAGTTCATTCGTGAAGAACTTACCCTCTCGATACTCACGATGTGGACTATTTGCTGAAGATACAAAGTCAGAGTATGACTGTATCATTAGCTTATCTGATAGTGTTTCGTAGCAAAAAATTGGCGCAGAATTCTCATCAAAGCTACGACGCAATATCCATGCAATTGCGCTCAGTGGATCAAGATATGGAATAATGACACGCATCTGCGGAGATGCTGCACTCGATACAATTATCTTGCTCTCATCATAGCCCAGATCGTCTATTAGAATGTTTTTAATAATATTAACTGCAGTATCATTATATGCACGAGATATCTTTTTGAACTTGGCTAGATATGCATGGACAGATACACCACGAATTACAAATGCCTGAGAACGGTTATTAGATGCCTTTGCATATACTGGATACTCAGTTGCTACAAAGGTGTGCTCAATTGTAACTTCATCTAATGTGCTAAGTTCAGGAAAAATATCTTCCTGATATTCGTTCTTCGAGAATGATACTAGAATCTTTTCTTGCCCAGATATCTGATATTCCTCAATGAAGTTAACATCATCTCTGACATTCATTTCAAGTGTCAGAAATGGAGAATATATGCTTTCGGTGATGAAAAAATCTGTAACTAAACCAGCAATATCTACTTCTCTTCCGCCGTGATTAGTTAGTATAATCTTATTGATCCGATAAGCTGCAGGATTAACACCTGCTGACCTACCAGGAGAAAGATTGACATTAGTTAGCATTGATCAGAGTGCGATATTGGTGCGCAAACTGATTGATGAGCGATGGCTTAATAATTCTAATGTCAGCACGCGCATCATTCAGATTACTCTCATATTCATAGTTAGAAATAGCAGTAAGAGGCCCTAAGTTTTCTACTTTTCCTTCCGTTTCGTCTGGGTCAAAATAATATGGATCGTATGTCAAATTACCTTCTGAATCTTCGTAATGATGAACCGCATTTCTAAATTCGGTCCATTGCTCAATTGACATTTCGTTTTTATCACTCTTAATCTTGCCGGTTGCTACAAATGGCGTTAGATGCGATCCCGAAGTTTTTACTATATCTCCTTTAATTATAAGCTGATATAATTGAGGATTTCTAGCATACACTACTCCACCAGTTGAAGTTGTGATGCTTGTATTAGTTCCTTCAGGTACGTGAGTTGCAATCACTGGCGTGCCAATGGGGAATTCATCTGCAAGTGTTGTAGTCTCAAGGCGCTCGCCGTCTTCATTTACTCTAACATTCACCTTAGAACTAATAGCATAGCCATCATATTCTTCTTTCATATAATCTTCAAATGCTTCTGGAGACAATGGCCAAGTTGCTATTCCACACTTTAAATGGTCGTTGATGACAAAGAATGTCCAATAATATTCCGGCGTTCCATACAGCTTCATTGATACTACATCAGGCCGTTCACCATTTTGAACTCTATAATACGAATACACTGAAACGTCATCTAACAATTTAATATCTCCGGTGACGTATCTGAAGAAGTCGGTAATCTCGTAGTTGACTCCTCGATTAAAGAAGTCGTACTGAGTTTTAGGAAACTGTCTGAAGAATGACATATGCTTTAAGATGAATAGTCTGCAAGCTTGTAAAGGTCATCACGAGTAAGAGCCTTTGCCTCTTCAAATCGTACAGTAATATCTACTTCAACTGGCGAACCATCGGCATGGAATAGATTTGATCCTGCATTATAAGTCGAATTTACTGCTGTCAAAAAGCATTCATCGTAAATTCTAGGAATATGAGTATTTTCTAAACCATCTATATTATAGAATTTAATTGACCACGTAGGAGGAAAGTTAAGAATTGCGCCGCCCAACTCGGTGCTTGGATAAATGTTCAGGCGAAAGATTGTGTTGATATCGCGTATAAGTGCAGCATCTCTTTCGTTCTTAGCCATCATCTTAAATGCAAACTCAAATGAACGAATCGACATTCCTTGAAACGACGTTCTTTTATTAGGAGACATTAGTCTCCCAGTACCAAGTGTGAGCGCGTCGGCAGTCTTTTGATATCCTTTTGCTTTTGCGAGAATTGATGCGCCAATACCGGCTGCAATACCCACGCTTTTTCCTAATCCCTGACTTGCTGTGGGGCCCATGCCTTTGTCTGGTTCAATTCCCAACAAGCCAAGATCAACTGACGAGTATTCTGCCTGATCCGAAAACGTAAGACCTGCAGGAATTGGAAAGTAAATATACGTAGATCCAGTTCTGAATGCCATATGAGGATAACCCGCAGAATTGTTTCTCATATGTGATGGAAAAACAAGCAGGCCGCCTGATCCTGCTGTAGTATATCGTTCGATATTTCTGACAGCACGTGCCTCAGCAGTTACTCGCGCGCCCGATGTCTCCAACATATTTGTGGCTGCAGCCGCAATATTTCGCAAACTAGATTCGGAATTGGAGGGCATAAATAGTTAGAAGACTCGAGGAATCAAACTATTTATATGTCTTACAAGGGTAAATTCTCACCGCAGAATCCATCAAAGTATCGAGGCGATATTGGTAATATCGTATACCGATCTTTGTGGGAAAGACAGCTGTTTCGCTGGCTAGATTCAGCAGATTTTGTAAAGACATGGTCATCAGAGGAAGTAATCGTGCCATACCGCTGTAAGACAGATGGCCGCGTTCACCGTTACTTTGTCGATGCAAAGATTGAGTTTACTGATGGTCGAATTTTACTTGTTGAAATCAAACCCAAGAAAGAATCTCAACCACCTAAGAACCCAGGTAAGAAAACGCGCAAGTATATTACCGAGGTAATGACATATGCTAAGAACATCAGTAAGTGGGAAGCCGCAAATGCTTATGCGCTTGACAGAGGATGGAAGTTTGAGGTATGGACTGAGGAAACACTGAAGGGACTGGGGATCAAAATACTTTGAGGATGGGCTATAAATAGATGCCACGATGCCATCGCTATTCTCATCGCTTCGCCAGGAGCTTCAGGGCACTGGTTATGCTGCTCGCTCAAAGGAGGCGAGAGACTGGTTCGTAGAAAGAGTCAAAGAACTAAACGGGCGCATCAACCGCAACAAGTTACTTAGAGACACAGAGGTGAAACAACAGAATCTCCCAAAATGGGGATTTATGTATATGTTCCTCTATGATGCGAAGCACAAAGAAACGCTGCCATACTTTGACAGGTTTCCGCTTGTGATTATGCTTGCGCCAGCACCTGGTGGATTTCTGGGGATGAATCTGCATTACTTACATCCGCGCATCCGTGCAATATTTCTAGATCGTCTGCTTGAAACAATTTCTGATGATACGCTGACAGAGCGAACTCGGTTAAGAGTTCGATATGAATTGCTTAATAGAGCAAGAAAGATGCGCTATTTTGCTCCATGTTTAAAGCATTATCTGTTTGAGCAGATGAAATCGCGCCCAGCACAGATCATGGCTCCGGACTGGGAAACCGCAATCTTTCTGCCAACAGAACATTTCAAGGGTGCTCAAAAGACTGTTGTCTGGAGAGACTCTAAGTCAATTTACCAAAAGGCATAATCATGGCGCTGAATTCAATAGAAGATTTAAAGGCAGCTATTTCGCGAGGAAACGGTCTTGCTGTCACGAATCGGTTTAACGTCATAATGACTCCGCCGAGGAATATCAATTCGATTGCCCAAGAATTTACTATCCTTTGTGAAAATGCAAGTTTCCCAGGAAAGCAAATACTGACTGCTGATTACGGATTATTGCGGCAAACAGAAAAAATGCCAACTGGTTATATGAACGAGGAAGTGGTATTTACGTTCTTGCTAACAAATCAATATTCGATGAAAAGAATATTTGAATCATGGCTTGATACTGTATTAGACATGAATCGGTATAGAGTAGCATATAAGAATGATTATGCAACAGATATCATCATTCAGCAACTCGACAAAGAAAATTCTATTGTTTACGAAGTAAAGCTAAAAGAAGCATTTCCAATTACTGTAAGCTCAATCGGCTTCGATAATGCTGCAGAGAATTCAGTGCAGAAAATGACAGTTACCATGGCATTTACTGATTATGAAGTGAATTGAATTTAACCCGTAATTATTATGGCATTACCAAAAATCGATATACCAAAGTATGAAGTGAAGATTCCGTCAACCGGAAAGACGGTTATGTACCGTCCTTATCTGGTCAAGGAAGAGAAGATACTTATGATCGCGCTCGAGTCAAAGAATAACTCGCAGATCATGACTGCAATGAAGGACATTGTTTCTTCTTGCACTTTCAATAAAATTGATCCTGACAAGCTTTGCACGTTTGATCTGGAATACCTGTTCCTCAAGTTGCGTTCTAAGTCCGTTGGTGAAGTTTCTCGTGTGGGCATCAAGTGCAAACACTGTGAGGCCGTCAATAAGATTGAGATCAATCTCGATGAGGTACAAGTGCTGTTTCCTGAAAAGGTCGAAAAGAAGATTCAGCTAAATGACGAAGTCGGTATCACGCTGAACTATCCAAAGGCTGATTTCCTTTCTGACCAAGATGGAAAGCTTACACCAGAAACAATCACTAGTGTCATTATTGCTTGTATCGATACGATCTACGATAAGGACGGAGTATATCACGCAGCAGAGCATAAGCGTGAAGAACTTGCTGAATTCGTAGACTCGCTGAATCAGGCACAATTTCTGAAGATTCAGGAATTCATTTCCAGCATGCCTAAGCTACAAATGGACATCAAGTTCAAATGCGAAAAGTGCAAGAAGGAAAACGAATTTGAGATCTCAGGTTTGCAGAATTTTTTCAACTAGCCCTCTCTCACGACAATCTTCTGAACTACTATCAGACTAATTTTGCAATGATGCAGCATCACCACTACAGTTTAACTGAGCTTGAGGATATGCTGCCATGGGAGAGGGAAATCTACGTTCACCTGCTATCGGAACACGTTAAGCAGGAAAACGAAAGAATTCAAAAGCTCAATTCTAAAAAGTAAACTACGATGGACGAGACAAAAAAGACAACAGATCCAATAGTATCATCGCCCGATGTTACAGCCTCGTCCATCACGCCCACCGCTGCGCCCGTAGCAGAAACAAGATCAGCATCAACCAAGAAAGCGCCTGCTGCAAAGAAACGCGGATCAGCAACATCAAGCAAGGCAGCTAAGTCATCAAGCGATGGGTTAAAGAAGTTAACAGAAAAGATGGAAAAGCTCCGTATTGAGATGAATGATGTCTCAACATGGACTGAAATGATAGCGACAGACATTTCTGATTTCTTGGCAAAGACTGGGCCAGCGACTATTCCTATCGCTGCAGCAGCAGTTGCAGCCCCAGCAGCCGAAGAAAAAGAAGAATCTAAACTTGACGTTGGAATGTTCAATGAAATATTGAACTGCCTGATAGAAATCAAAGGTACATCATTTGCTACATCTTCGATAGTAATTGATCTTTATCGACCAATTATAGCAATCGCTAATGACATCGGCCACATTACCAATATGATGGCGCAGGATCTAGAATTAGCAGATGCTCGTCGCCAGCAAGAAGAAGAAAATCGGCGCGAATTCATGGCGCTGCTTGAAAAAATAACAAAGCGTCCACCAGAAAAAGAAAAGAAAGATAAGGACAAAGACGAGGATGGTAAATTAGGTCTGATGGGTTGGGTTGCTGGATTGCTAGGCGCAGCAAGTGGTTTCATCGTTGGGCTTGCAAAGGAACTAGGCGCTATCTTCAAAAACATCATCAAGATGGTGAAGGAGTCAAAGCTCGGACAAGCAATTGGTAGATTCATCGATAATCTGGGGAAAGCGTTTGAACGTGCATGGAGCAGAATCAAAGCGCTTCCTAGACTGATTGCATCTAAATTGCCTGAGATGTTTTCGCGCTTAGGGCAGAATATAGCTACTGCGTTTGAAAACTTTATGAAGATAGGCGAAAGAATGATCTCTAAGTTTAGAGCATATATTCGTCTGATATCTGACAATCCTATCTTTAGAGCTGTCGAAAAGACAGTTGCTAAAGTTGGAACACTGTTAAGCGCTGTAGGAAATAAGATTACTGCAGCAGTCAATGGCGTCAAGAATTTCTTCGTGTTCGTGGCGGATGCATTTAAGCCAGTTAAGGAAGCATTCGCAAATGTCGTATCGAAGTTTGATGCTGTCAAGAATCTGGTAAAAGGTGCTGATGCTGCTGGTGATTCGATTGGTATCATCGGCAAGGCGCTCAATACTCTAAAAGGAATCTGGGGCGCGATCACAAAGCCGTTTAAGGTATTCTTTCAGCTTGGTGAAGCACTCGGATCGCTTGCAGGAAAGGTGTTCGGATTCCTAGGCAAGCTTGCAGCCAAGTTATTCTTGCCGCTAACAATCATTATGGGAATCTGGGACTTCTTTAAAGGATTCAGCGAAAAGGAAGGCAGCATCGCTGACAAGTTTAAAGAAGGTATGGTTGGATTAGTCAACGGCCTAATCGGATGGATGGTCGATATACCAAAAAGCATCATCAGCTGGATTGCAGGCAAACTTGGATTTAAAGAAATTGAAAAAGAACTTGATATGTTCAACTTTAAGGACTTCATTAGAGAGTTCATAAACGTCGGACAAGAAATGTTTGAAGGTATATTCAATTTCTTTATGAACACGTTGCCAGAATTAGTCGGTAAAATAACCGATGTAATCTCTGGTTACTTTAAAGAAATATGGGAAGGCTTCAAGGGCATATTCGTGGGATTAAAGGATATGCTACTTGGTAAGATTGATTTCGTAGACTTCTTCAAGAGTATTGTCGCTGGATTGATAAAGGTATTACTTGCACCAGTCAATTCGCTTGGCAAACTTGTAGGATTTGATATCACGAAGAAAGCATTGGATATGCTTGGCCTGGGCGGCGAGGCATCTGCTACTGGCGGCGGTAGTGCTGCTGCCACGCCCACATCTTCTACTCCCCCTTCAGAATCCGGGTCACCAGCACTAGATCGTATCGATGCATATGCGAGCACTCTTAAGCCAACAACTGCACTTGATAAGCGCTTGGCAATGGAAAGCATTACACCGATGGCTAATGTAACTGGTGCTTCTTTAAATGAAACGTCTCAATCAACTCAGGCGATGAAGGATGCTGCAAGTGTCGCAAATAATACATCAGTTGTAGATGCAAGTAGCCGCACCAACGTAACGAACAACAATCAGTCTGTTACTTACGGCGGTGGTCTGTCAATTCCTGATAGAACTGGAATGATCTTCAAAGCATCACCTTACGGAATATAATCTATGTACCAATACAAATGCAGAATCAATAAGGTCCTCGATGGTGACACAGTCGATATCGATCTGGATTTAGGCTTCAATATTGTGCTCGCAAATCAGCGAGTTCGTATGCTGGGAGTGGATACTCCTGAATCGCGCACAGCCGATAAGGAAGAAAAAGTACGCGGCACACTTTCTAAAAAGAAATTAGGCGAAAAGCTACCTATTGGATCTTGGGTCAAGATTAATACGCAACGGGATGATGGCAACGACGATAAGTTTGGCCGTATTCTCGGCGAGTTTATTTTAGATGACGGCACTAATGTCAATAAATGGCTAATCGAGAATAACTATGCGGTTCCTTATCAAGGCGAGAATAAAGAACTCGTTCAGGAAGGTCATCAGGCAAACAAGAAAAAGCTAATCGAGCGCGGCGAATTGCCGAAAGACTTGTAACTAAAAAAAGCGGCCTTTCGACCGCTCTTCGTTTGAGACGCTAGACTGAGAAAACTATTAGTCTTCCTTCGCGAGCTTCGCGAAGTAACTCAGTGTATCCTCGTCACCAGCTTCCTCATCAGCCTCAACAGCTGCCTTGCGGGCAGGCATCGGAGCAGCCTCAGCAGAGGCACGACGCGGAGCAGGCGCTGTCTCATCGAGCTGAGTACGTTCCGCAGTGGTGAGCACTTGGCCCGATTCACCCAGAACATCCATCAGCTTGCGTGACAGCTCGTCATATGACTTGTAGTTCTTCGGATCGATGAACTCAGCAAGCGAGTGCAGCTGATTGTAGACTGTTTCCAGCTTACCTTCATCACCTCCGAACAATGGAGTAGGAGCAGCAAACTCAGACTTGTCGTAGTTGCGGTATCCCTCAACGTTGCGGATCTTGAGCTTGAAGTCAGCACCCTCCCAGAAGTCAAACGGATTGACGGGTTTCTCGTCTTGGAACTGCGGCTGCATCAAGTCGAGGATCTTATCAAAGATCTTCTTGCCAAACTTGAAGCGAAATACCTTGCCGTCGTTATTCGGATTAGACGGGTCGGAGATCACCAAGATGTTGGCGACATAATGCAGACGACGCTTGCGCTCACGGACGAGTTCCTTATCGGAATCAAGTCCGGAATTCCAAAGCTTCGAATTGAGCTCAGCAACCGGATCCTTCTGACCGATAGATGTCAGAGAGTTCTCAATATACCACTTGCCCGTGGGACCCTTGAAGCCATGGTTCCAATAACGGACCCAGGGAAGTTCCTCGCCCTTCGGCGCAGGAAGAAAGCGGATCACGGCATAACCGTTACCAGCCTTGTCAACAGTCGGGCTCCAGAGCGTGTCGTCCTTATAGGACTTTTCACCGCCGCCATTGCCAGCGGCTTTAGCAGCCTGCGATTGCAGGTGCGCGATTTGGTTTGCGGAGCGATTCTTTTTTAGGTCAGCGAATGACATAGTATTTTAGTGTATGATTGCGTATGGTATTGTATGTTAGCGTCCTCCGTTTGCAAACCTTTTCAGCACAATAGACTTGCACTTACTAATGTCTACGTTTTGACGGAGAAAGGGCCGGTATTTTCGGATTGACTTCTCAAATTCTGGCCAGAAGATCGTCTCTGTTACGTTCTGATGCTTCATAAAATTGAGTAGCTCATCAAAGACAGTTATTGTCTCTTTTGAGATTTCGTTTTCACCGAAAAGCTTGACTATTTTAGGATGATTCGTGCCATCGCGAGCAAATAATTGATCGAATGTCAGCGAGTTCTTCTCACAATAGTCAGCGAGTTTGTCGACCTCACTTGTAAAGAAGTACGTGAACGAGTCTCGCTTTTTGAGCCAGTCTCGGTATACTTCTTCACCCGTGTTATCGAGCAGGTTGCCTGCCCAGGTGCTGCGTCCCCATTTAGAGAAGTTAGCAACTAGGAAGTCAACCAAAGTTTTTTGTTCGGGATACTTCTTAGCCAGCTTGGCGAAGTGAAAGCGATCCCGTCTTTGAAGGAACGACTTCTGGCTAGCAGAAGTTCTAAAGTTGTACTTTAAGGCGTCGTAAGATTCGGACTCAAAGTGCAGCTTCAGCGCAGTATATATCTGATATGCCTCCCAAGGCTGCATTACCTTGTCAGTTGATGCGAAGTCCAGTAGATCTTCTCATACCCATTCTCTTCCTTGTTGAATCCAATGGCGGTTTTCAGCCGTTCAATGAATCCGTTCGGGGTATGGCAGATCATACTGTACTTCGAGAGTTCATTGTATTGCTCCTGAGTGATGACTTTATCAGCCAGAGCCGTATTCAGAAATGCAGTGGTGGCCGCTTGACCGGTCCTCTGCAGATCGTTCTGATCGAGTGTGTAGACCTTCATCATTGAAAACGACGGATCAGGGAGCTACGACGGTACTTGATGCCATTGTGCTTGCGGCCATTGCCAAACGCGCCAGGCGTAACATCAGGATGGCGGCCGCGGCGAGGACGAAACTTCAGTGGAATCTTAGCGGGCGTAGCGGCCAGCGAACCATCGGGATTAGCGGTAATGTTTACGGTTTGTTCTGTGCTCATAAAAAGTTATTCAGCGAGTTAGACTTAGGAAGAAGATTAGATGCCATACCTTCAGCTTCAATCTTAGCTTTAATCGACGGCACGATCAGCTTGCCAATATCGGCAGGATCGATCTGATGCTCATTGCAGATATGTAGCACTGCCTCGATGTAAGTCATCTTCTCAACTTTAACAAGTTCTTCTACTCGTTGAGTTAATGTAGTTTTAGTTAAGATGTTATCTAACATTAGTTGTGATTCCAAGATGATATAATACAGCCTTGATTAAATCTTGTAAAGGATAAAGCTATTAGCTATTAATCTTTCTTATCGAAGACTCGTAGCAGTACTACATCCTCATTGATTCGTACCTTGGGTTTACCTTCCTTCGTAGTCAGCTTTTCCCAGGCCTTTTCAATCTGCTTGGCGGTATTATTCAGCACAACCTCCAGGAATTCGTTAGGCTTTCGCAGACGAGTGCAACGACTATTAGTTTCATCGACGTTCTTGAGCGAGGTTCCCTTGATCGAGAAACCTTCCGCTGACTGAGCAACATAGTCAAGCAGCATACGCTTCTTGGTATTGAATGCTAGCAAACGATATGCACCAACAACTCGTGTCGGATTGATCGATGCAATCTTATACTCGGTGTCTTCTTTGCGGTATTTGAGCTTGGTGATCTGCTTGTCTGCAGACTTAGCACGCTTCTTGCGCGGTGCACGAGTTGCTTTTGCAGCATGGCAGTAACGGCTCAGATCAGCGAGCATCTGTTCTGTCGCATCGATGCGGTCACGCAGCTCAGGCCCTGTCAGATAGCGATAGCCTTCAACCAGATCGGGGTCAGTCTTGTCACGCGCAGCAACCATTTCATCGCGCTGCCGCGTCAGCCAGCGTTCAACGAGCGGGCAAGCTAGGGCGGATAGATCGTGTCCGTTCATCGTCTCATACAGATCGATGCGGCGCACCTTCTGCCCCTTGGTTCGCATCCAGTCATCAAGCAGAACATCAAGATCCATGATGACTGTGCGCTGCGCCTTGGCCTTCAGAAGAAGCATCGGCGAAATAGCTGGCGCAGTATCTACTGCCACAGTATCTGGCTGCTTAGCACGCCGGCCTTCTGCAATCGCTTTGATCAGTGCATCAGAGACAAATGCTGCGTCAGAAGGTTGCTCGTTTTCAAGTTCAGGATGCAGCGCCGGCATACCGCGGTTCATACAGATGCACAACGTGCCAGCAGTAATACCCGGAAGATAGTCGGGCGCAGCTTTTACTGCAGCAATGTCATCCTTAGAATAACTGTTGCGCTCCATCCACTCAAAGACAGCGCCTTTCGTCTGCACCGCATCCAAGTAGTAGTTGTAAAAATTGAATGCGCGAGAACGTTCTTTCTTGAACTTCTCCAGATCCCAACGCTCCCAGCCATCCCAGACAGGCTCGTCACCTGTATACCGAGTGTCGATGGCGCGGATCTTGTAGCTTGTGTTCGGAACTTTTGCTTTGCGCGCCATATTAGATCAGGTTCAGATTTACTTCAAGTGGCGCGGGCGTGTAACCAGTGACAGAATCGACACGGAACGAGCGCCAGCCATCTGAATCAAGATCGTAAGCGCGAATGACATCCAGATTCTCTTTGATCTGCTTTGTGCCCTTCGGATGCTTATCCTCTGGTACGAGAATGTCGTTGAGCGTGCAGCGCATATCTCGCTTAGTTCCATCAACCTTGGTGAATGTCACAACAACCGGATCTCCGGCGCGAAGAACTTTGAGCAACTGCTCGCGAGTGTATTTAGTCTTAGTCATAGTGTAGATCCTGCCATAAACGGCACGGAATGTAAATCAAAAAGTTCTGTCAAATGAGCCTACCTCAATCTGAGTTGAAGTATCTTTTTATGTTAACTAGGCCAACAGTGTCATCTTGTGAACGAAGGCCGAAACGTATATCTTGATCTACTTACTAGAAGTAGGCTCATTTCACAGAACAAAGGTATTTATTCTAGCGAGTTTTTCCAACCTTTGGGCGTGTGGATTGTGCGTTCAGAAACTATCTTAGTGACGCGAACTTTATTGCCATCTTTCATCATTTTCTTGACTGCTTCTCTCATAGAGACAGGATTGACGAATCGGCCAGCTGGCTCCCAACTTGGCTCAGGCCATACTGCGCGCCACTCAAGGCGGTACTCGACTTTAGTTTTTGCTTTCACGGTAAACAATTATTGCCTCGACCGATCGAAAAGATGGCTCAAGATGCAACCATCACGCAATTCTCTTGGTGTCTTACGAGCAGACATCGGAACATCGTTCATGAATTCCAGATAGTGTGCTCGCTCATTTTGCTTCACACTCTTTTCAATTCTAAGTGCAGAGTCAATGTCTGATTGGGGAGGTTGAAGATGTGAGTCGTTCATTGTTTGATTTACAGCGACCGCGAAACTTTGTTCCAGTAGTTCTCGAGGTTCTTCTGCTTGGCGTCGGCCACCGGATTGGCGACTCGCTTCCATGCGCCCGCACCACCGTTCCAGATGAACGCCAATTCCTTGTTGGTCGCATCACGGCCGGTCGTTTTGCTAATGTGTTTAGAGTAATGGCTTAGCACAATCTCGGCAACAGCGCGCGCCTTAGTAGGGTCGAGCATCTCACGATGCGTAAAGTGCTTGCCAGACAGGCGGTTAGCCTCGGCGACAGTAATCGCATGGATCTGAAGAATGCCGAGAGCTTTGCCGGAGTCGCCCACCGCAGCGGCGTTGCCATTTGACTCGACGCGGATCAACGCATCAATCAGACGCGACTGGTCGGCAGCAGCCGCAGCGGTCGTCAGAGCAAGAAGCGCAAGTATCATTTTCATAAGACTATGCTACACACTCTGAGCAAAAAGTAAAGCTATTTAAGTTGCGTAACCCGTTGATAGCCAACAGGCACGCTAAGTTTTTCTAACCCGTTGACTACCAATTAGTTACACCAGTAGGCCTCATCGCCCACAGAGCAGCCGTACGGCGTAGCAATGTCTTCCTTGACGAGAGCACCGTTCATCGCGCTACGCACGTAGTGGTAATCAGTTGCGTTCTTGCCAGCCTTGAGGCGGTCGCGAAGACGCTTGGAGAGATCGGAGATTTTTACAGTGACTTTCTTGTCGTCATTCTTCGCACGACGCGGCACAAGTACGAGCTCCACGCCATTGTTTCGCGTGATGCGATAGCGGACACCATTGTACTTGACAGTCTTCAGTTCGTTTTTCATCATAGCAATATCCTACACAAATGGCTCAAAAAGTACAGGACAGAAAAGTTCGTAACCCGTTGATGCTCAGTAGGACATCTCCCAACGCTCAAAACTCGTGTTAGTTGCAAAAACTTTGTAGAGCAACGCCCAGTCGTCTTCTTTGACGGGCAAGACCGAGCTAGCGATGATCTCGCGCTCGCGAGTTTGTGTCTGTCCAATAACTTGCTTTTCGCGCGGCAAAAACTGAACTACAGTTCGCGTACCGTCAGTCATCCAAGATTTAGAGACAAAGGATGTCACGACATTAGTACGAGCGGCAAGTTGCTTAGCATTCATCATGGCAATATCCTACACAAATGGCTCAAAAAGTACAGGAAAGAAAGTTACGTAAGTAACTGACTATCAGTCGTTCACTATAGTAATCCGAGTACCATCGAAAAGATTGTCGGTATAGCACTTGAATTCGCCGTCCCATCCGTCTTCATACCCAGGCGCATTGGTATCGATCTCGTAGAAACGAGTTTGTCCAGTACGAATAGAAGTAATGGCAAACCGGCTGATGTTCTCGTGACGGTTGCTCAGTATATCACTAATCTTAGCAGTACCGTGAGTACCCTTCCACTTGAATTGATCCGAGGTAAAGTAGTGCAGTTTCATTATCACTACACTACATACCTTGAGCTAAAAGTACAGGAAAGAAAGTTACGTAAGTCGTTGATCTACTTAGATGTCGCTCTGTAGACGCCATCCCACTGTTCGCCCGGGTCATTGTCGCGCAGATACTCGATTCGTTCGATCATCATCTCATAGTATCCAGCCATGAAATCCATCCGAGTAGCAAGGTCTTTTGCCAGTGCAATCGCTTTGTCCCACTGGCGTGCGCGGTAGTATTCCAAGAAATGGTCATGGCTGCTAGAATAGGTACTAGTACCCTTATCGAAAACAGTGTAGATCTTCACGCCTTCTTTCTTGCCTTTCACTGCAATGCAGTCGAGCTCGAGCGTAGGATAGACATCCTTGACCTTCTCTCGTGTCACTGGTCCAAGCACAATTTTGACGCCGTACGGTTTTGACTGACCCTCAAGGCGAGAAGCAAGATTGACGTGGTCGCCTAGACAGGTGTAGTCGAACCGCTGCTCAGATCCCATATTGCCTACGACTACAGTACCAGTGTTAATTCCCAATCCCATACCGAATGCCGGCACACCTTCCCTTGCGATCTCTTCATTGAACGCTTTGAGGCTACCCATCATTTCAAGTCCTGTCTCGACGGCATGGATGGCATGAGAACTATCATCAAGCGGCGCATTCCAAAATGCCATCTGAGCATCACCGATGTACTTGTCAAGTGTGCCTTTCTTTTCAATGATCGAGCGCGTCATTGCAGTCATATAGCGGTTCATAATCTGCGTCAGTCCCTGCACGTTCTTTCCGTAGTGCTCAGAGATCGCGGTGAATCCGCGGACATCAGTGAACATAATCGAGAGCTCGCGTTCCTCGCCACCCAGCTTGAGTGCATCGGGATTCTTCTGCAGCTGTGCGACCTGATCCGGTGAGAGGTATGTCTCGAACTGCTTCTTGATTTGCTGCTTGAGCTTGAATTCCATCACGAAGCGCATAAACAGCGCAGATCCCCAGCTTGCAATCAACGCGCCCACGATCCAGGTATAGTCGGCAAGCATACCCAGATTAAACAGATAGAATCCTGCGCCGATCGGCAGAGCAGCAAGTACAGCAAAGATCAGGCCAGCGATGCCATATCCTAGGTAGCAGATCGTTACCACTGCAATTGCTGCAACTAGCAGACCAGCGCCTAGCTCATACAGATCAAATTCTGCGGGACGTTCGAGACGTGCTTCATCGATCAGCATTTGCAATGCCTGCAGATTAACTTCATATCCATAACTTGTTCCGAGTGGAGTAGCAACAGTATTTGCAAGACCTTCTGCTGTCGGCGCGATAACAACAATCTTTCCTTTTATCGCTGACCAATCTTTTGCGGTGTATGCTACCGATGGAAAGGTATACTTGAAATTGAGCCAGACTCGCGCATTCGCATCGGTTTTGATTGGCGGAATACCAGCAACTCGAATTGCTGAAATACCCGCCTCAGATACTTTAGCTTGATTGCTTGCCTCGCCGCCAAAGACGCGCAGCACTTCAAGTGGTAGAGTAGGATATTTCTCGCCTTTGACCTGAACAATCAGTGGTAAGCGACGTACCACGCCATCAAGTTCGGGTGCTGTTAGTAGCATGCCTACACCTGCAGCTGATTTACCAATGTCACCAACTGGTCCTATTGCCGCTGGATAATCGAATAGCCAATCTTCAGCACCTCCGCCGATTGTTGCAAGACCGCGCGGTACTGGCTCACCTTTGCCCTTTTGTGCAGCCGATTGAGCGATGATGACTGGCGCCTTGCCGAGTTGCTCGACAAATGCAGCATCGCCGCCTAGACGATCTGGTTCTGCAAAAATGATTGGAAGCACAACAGCTGACGCGCCTTCGTCAAATGCCCGCTGAATACCCGCGGCAAGAACATCGCGCTTCCAGGGCCATTGGCCATTTGTTTCTAGCGCGTCTTCATCGATCTCGATCACCGCGATGTTTTCTGCCACACGCTTTTCTTGTAGTCGCTGGTAGTAATCTAAACCTTTTAGGCGTAACACCTCAATCGGATATGGATCCCAGATACGTAGCAAGATTGCTACGACGAGCACACTAAAGCCAACTGCAAGTGTTTTGAGAGTATGTTTCTTCATTTCTTTTGTATTACTTTCACAGATGATTTATCGCCAAAGTTTAGCGGGTATGTTTTAGTACCTGCTGCTGTCGTGACCTCCACTGTCAGACTGGCATTTGCTTTTGTGGTGTAGTACAGGATCTGTCCGCTGTTATCAAGCGAGAGTATAGCATTCACTCCATCTGTAGACCATCCAGGATTTGTTGTCATACTTACCAGAACAGGAGTAACTGGCGCAGCTGGAGCCACTACCTTCTCGATTGCCTGAGCGGCCGCCTGCAATACTGCAGGCTGGATTGCTGCCAATTCTAACTTAGTTTCGACAGGAGCTGGCTCTTCTGTCTGAGCCACTGCTTCAGCAGTTGGTGGCGTATCGACCTGAGAAACCGCAGTCTTATTGTTTTCAGACTTTGTGCTGGCTCCCCTTTTCGGTTTATTATCTTCTTCATTGCTAGATTGATTCTGCTTTTCTTTCTTTTGCTCTTTAACAGCCTGAGACACCTGGCGCGGAGTCTCCACGATGAGCATATTGTTGATCTTTGACTCATCCTGAAAGTCTAGTATCACTGGTACTGTCGGTGCAATCGTGGATGACGCAACGAATGTGGCCTGATACGCCTGATTGAGCATCACAGTTCCGGAGAGATTCGACACTGAGATCTCTCCAACCAACGGAGGTCCTCCGGCCGCCAGTGGCTTTGATGGTAAAAGGACGATCAGACTCTTGCCGTCCTCCGATACCGTCATAGAGAAGTCAGTACCACGCACCGAAACCTTGGCTGTCGGAGTCTGAACCTTGACGTTTTCTCGACTGTTCTTGGCAATGGCTCCGGATGCGTACCTCACAGTGCCGAATGCAGCCTTGACAGACAGTGATCCTTTACCACTCTTTGGATCATAAACGAACTCATCGATCTTGAGCTTCGAGAACTCTGTGACTTGCATCTTAGTATTATCCTCGAACGTGATGGACACACGAGATTTTAAAGTCTCGACTGAGTCATTCATCTCAACTCCAACCTCTACTTTACCTTCAATCTTGTCTTTGCCTCGCACGATCTGCGTAGGGCCAGTGACCTCCATCATCTTTCCGATATAAGCCTTTGCAGACGAAGCAGCCGCTAAAGCTAAAGCAATAGCGGCTGTCTGGCCAAACTTCATAATCTAAAGACTAAATCAATTTCCTGGAGGAGTAATTGAATTTGTAGTCTGTGATGGCCCAGTAGGTCCATTCGTTCCATTTGTAGTCATAATCGGAGCATAACCGGCAGTTGTCTGAACAATCTGCACGTTATTTGTCGATCCAGTCATCGTGTAGTTCAGAGTCTGCTTTTCAAGTCCGGCCTGATAGATTGTCAGGTTGTTGCTTGAGCCTGTAAGCACAACGGTCTGCTCGTGACCAGTTTTTGCAGCAGCGCCTCCTGGGTTTCCGATTTGGGTGGACTTGATGTTATTGGAGTCACCAGTGATCGAGTAGTCCAGGTAGTTGTATTTACCTGAACTAATTCCAAAGCGCAGGTCGTTGGAATTACCTTGAACGTTGAAGATAAGGTCCGAATTGGTGAAGGTAGCCTTAGTGGTATCACTATTCGATGTGTGATCCACCGAGGTATCTCCATTGAGTAAGAACTTGTTTGAGTTTCCATTCAGCAGTATGTTTGCATTGTTGCTGGCGCCGCTGAAGTAATACTGTTGAGTGTTGCTGTTGCCAGTAGCAACTGTCAGTAATTTCAGATTATTGGCGCTAGCAATGGAGAACTTCGTGTCATTACTATTGCCGATTTGGCGCATCTCGAACACGATGTTATCTCCAGTGATGTCACTTTGGGCTGCAGCCGAAGTGCCGATTTTGTTCAGGCTTCCAACCTGAACGAGCGTGGTGTTTCCACCAGTTGTTATTTGATTTATGTATATCTGATTCTGAGCCAGTGCTGTCGCAGCTGAGAGCAGAAGCAGTGTGAGTGCTACGACTGAGGTCTTCATTTGTCGGTTGTGGGTTGGTTGTTAGCTGTGACGAATTTCCATAATCCAGTTTTGGCTCCCTGATATATGATTTCAATCACAGCCTGGTCAATAGCACTGCGAACCGCAATTGTGTTGGGTTCGTTTGCAGTCAGGCCAATTTCCGATTCTGCGGGAGTTACTCCATGCTCATAAAACTTAAAAAGGTTTCCGGAGGTCGCGACACTTGTGATTGTCTTTGTGACAGCCACAGACAGTAGGACCTCGCCAGTTTGAACTGAAATGAATCGAAGCGAAACAGTAACTACATCTTTGCGGTACTGAGTGCTACCAGAGATTCCAAGTAAGCTGGCACCGGCTCCTCCTGTCAGTACGTTAGTGTCGTATCCGATAATCCCGCCTTCTGCGATGATTCCCGCAAAAAGTAGTGGTGATAGTTTTTCGGCCTCTTTACCGAAGAAGGATTCTCGTGTCTGCGCGATCAACTGCCGTTCCTTGATAAGATTGTCCAGAGATGCGCGTTCTAGAACCTGAAACCACTTGCCCTGTCCTGCAATTCTGAGTGCATCGATCAACCATGATTCTGCACCTTGAGTAACGGCCGAAGAAAAGGATGCATACTGATCAACTGTTTTTCTCTGTCCAGTCTTGTCAGCAAATGTATAGACAGCAATCGTGATTCGGCTGCCATCCATTGTTGGCAGAGAATTGAGTTGCTTCTGCAATGGTGACTGTTGAGCCAACGGCGCTTCGATAATGCGCGGCGATCTCGGCAGCGAGCCACAGCCAACTAAAGACAGCCCCAGCGTAATTGCTATCAGCGCTCGTATCATCCGTTTGGAGGAGTGCCTAGCGATCCTACTGGCACCTGAATTGAAGTCGTATTTCCTGTAGAAGGATCGACGATGTACAGAGTGACAAAATCCCCTGCTCTATTCCATGTTACTGTTGCTCCACCTTGCAAATTGATAACGCCAAAAGTAGCACCCGATGCATTGAAGATCTCGTCGGTAACCTGAGATGCAAGCTGCGAGTAGATTCTTGCCTGAAGATTAACGATGAAGTTATTCAGCGGAGTATTCTGCCCTGCAAGCTTAAGATTTTCTGCCTCTGCCTTCGCAACGTCCTTAATTGTCTGCTTTCGAGTACGTGCTAAATTCTCCTGAGTAAAAACATGAGATGAATACCCGATACCGTTGAATGCTGGAGACTTAAACGAATGCACCATGTCCGATCCACGGACACAAGATGGCATTATGCTAAGAAACAGGATTATTGCTAGAGTTAGAAGCATCCACGTGTCTGATGACTGGTTGCGGTTTTGTTTCATCCGGTTTTGGTATTGGAGGGTTTGTGCGGCTTATTGGATTTTCGCCGCGTTGTACCTCGATAGCAGTATTGATCTTTTGCTCAAGACGAATCAGATCGTTATCGAGCATACGGATTCTATCGATCAGAGCAATCATCGTTTTCTTTGCTTCTGATAGCTTCGAGTTGATATTTTCAGTCACAAATTTCCAGACGAAGTAAATGAAGTATCCCATGCCGCCCGCAGCCATGATGGGCAGGCCGTATTGGTTTACTGCATTTTTAAAAGTATTAATCTCTTCTTGCATCGGTCTTTCCGTCAGTACGCGCCAATCTTTCTAGATCGACTCTCAGACCAAAGCGCGAGGATACAAGAGCGTCAATCCTAATCAGATCGTTATTCATGGTACGAATACGATTGTTCAACATCGTAGCCAGACCGTTGAGCGATTCCACATCTGAAACAACTCCGGCCAGGATGTACTTCAGTAAGATCACTATGAAGACTCCGCCGACAGCCACTGCGGCTACCGAGAAGCCCAAATCCATTATTGACTTGAAGGTCTCGAAGTTCATTCAGTGATGATCTTGGCGATGAATGTCTCAAACTCCTCTACCTTCTTGACGCGATTAGGCCACTTAATGTATTCCTTTTCTGGGTTCTTCTTTAGATTCTGTAGGAGAGGAAGTATTGCATTATAAAGCCGATTAAGCTTGTCCTCGTGCTCGGCAACGCGCTGGTACGCCACATCAACTTGCTTTGTGACCTCCAGTTCGTTCTCGTCAACTGCTGTAAATCCAAAATCAAAAATAGGATCTTCGTTTGCGCTCATATTAGGTAAGTAATGCTGAAACCATAAAACCCAAAGTAAATCCCATTGCTGCGCCAATCACAAGAGCATAGATAGCATCTAACACTCGGTCGCCTTGATAGGCAATCGACTGAATTGCTATTTTCTTTGCTCTTTCTTCAGCTGGAGATTTTGAATCCATAAAGGTGACGCTGGGTGAGGCGTCATCCATATTTATAGATTCTTGAGCTATTACCTAGGCTATTACCTGATGGAGCGTTTTGCTTATTGCTTTACGCTTATCTTGCGCGTGTTTTATTCCAGGGTCAAAATTTCCCCACTTATTGTCCACATTTGTTTTAGATAGACGAGCACGAGTGGCGTCATAACGCGCTGCAATTCTTTCGATTGGCCCGATGTGGTGATAATGCAATAAGTATGTTGGTGGTTCAACCTCTGGTGATGGACACTGCCGATCATTTCCATCAATGTCGATCCAAGTGCAGGTATGAGCACCTGCAGAAAAATCTATGCTGCGTAGTCGTCTGGGCGAGAACAGTACTGGCTTTCCATACCACTTATCATCGCGACCACCCATCTTGATCTCATCGTAAATCTGACCAGATGTAGTGGGCATTGTTTCGCTGAACATCTCAAATCCATATGGCTTGATCACACCTAGCTTTTGCGAATCGTACTGCTCGAGCGTATACTGAACACCCTTTGGAAAGTAGATCAGCTCATCTGCATCTACACAAATTACCCAGTCTGACTTGTGGTTATTGATCCAGCCGGTATTCTTGATATGCTTTGCTACCGCATCATTTAGACCATCAGTCTTCCAATCCTGCACTATTGCTCCGTATTCTCGACAGATGTTACGGCTATTGTCTGTCGAGAATGCATCGTAAACTAGTATCTTGTCTGCAAACGTGCGGTAGTGCCGCAGCGTGTAGGGTAATATAGTTTCCTCGTTAAAGGCGAGGATCAGAACCTGAATGTTCACTTGGTCTTGATGAAGGTAGTTGAATCTACTGGCTTTGCAACGTTCTTATATCCGCGCGTCTGAGCAGCACGGAAGACAAAGTATGGCCACCAAAGCAGCTTCGGCACCTTAATGATCTTCACGTTTGAATTCGTGATAGTTGGAACAGCTGCATCCCAAAGACGAACGATCACTGGCTTGCCATCCGTGGACTTAAGATTATTGAGTGTGACGTTGCGAGTAGGTGCACGACCGATCCACCAGTAATTGTCAAACTGACCAATGTCGATATCGCAGTCTTTTCCATGACCATCAAATAGCACGTTGTCGAGCAGCACACCATCAATTGATCCCTTCAGCGTGATTCCATTATGAAACGGAATCAGAGTGGTGTTGAAGATCTTGTAGTTTGAGCCACGCACCACATCGATACAATCTTCCTTGCCGCCATGAATTGTGCAGCCCTCGACAACACAGTTTGTGCTATTCGAGAACTTCAGAATATCTGAGTAATCAAGTGCGTTGATTCCAGTATCTGGAAAGACGCGGTTCTCAATCACAGTGCCGTTTTCTCCAGCGTGCGACTCGTAATTTTTGTCGGCTGCCATATTAGAAAGAAACCGGAGCCATTTTAATTGTGGCAGAAGCAGAAATGCTTTCGGCAGGCATTTTGCGAACAAATGCTTCGGTGTAAGTCTTTAGCGTAAAGCTACCAGTAGTAACATCCGATGCATTTTTAATTGTGACCAAAACATCGCTCGCAGTGCTATTGTAAACGCGAATAAGCTGATGACCATTTAGCGTGGATCCAGCGGTTCCAACAGAAGTTTCTGCGGCAAGTACTTTAAGAATTGTAGCGACCATAGTGATTTATTTATTGAGTTTGCGAATCGCGTATTGCGATCCTTTTCCTAGAAATTCGATGTGATCCGCATAGCACGTGGCAAATGCATCAATTGCTACTCCTGGGCAATCAATGTCTCGCGGCATTACGCGCCAGCTGTAGTCATCAAATACTATCACGCCACCCGGCCTTAGTATTTCAAATGAAAGTACTGCATCGCGTAGCACGTTCATTGCATCGTGCGCAGCATCGATGTAAACAAAATCAAGCTGGAGATTGCTACCCCAGAGCAGCTGATTTGAATACTCTGTATGAATGACGACATTAGAATATTGCTTGAGCTTTTCGCGGGTGATTGACTCGTTCTTCGTGCAGTCAATTCTTGCGATAGAATGCTCGACTGATCCTGTGAATGGATCAACACAGATATACTTGCTAGTAGGGTCAGTAAAGATGTTGTCAAGAAACCATTGAGCAGAATCACCCTGAAAAGTGCCAAGTTCCATGCCAACAATGTTGGGCTTACCCTTAAGATGTCCTATCCATTTGAGCCAATTAGGCCCATGGACTCTGCCGCATTCACTTTTAGCAATATTCTCCATGTGGGTCTATTTATAAATAGCTCGGAATGATGCGATTACTTGCAGTATTACCTTTACTATTTTTGCTCACTGGTTGCCAAATGCTGATGGGTTTAGGAAGTAAGATAGGGTCGCTAGGTGATCGACTCAATAAGAATAATGGCGACACCTCGGGTACTGTCGCAGGCGCAACGGCAACAGCAGGCGCAGTGGATCGTATGACAGAAATTGCTCGGCGCGAAGCTGAAGCGCGCAGAGCACTCGAGGCACAATACGAAAAGTTTCGCCAGGAGTTAGCAGCGGCTTATGCAGCACGCGAAAAGGTAGACAACGAGAATTTCGACAAGATTTCAGAGATCAACTACGGCATCATTTCTGCTACAGAAGAGGTAGTAGGTCTCGACAAGCGAGTACTGATTGCAAATCTCAAGGCCAAGGAAAACGCGGAAATGCTAATGCCAGTGCCTGATCCTAAGAAGAAAGCAATCGATGCAGAAATACTGGAAGATGTTAAGAAGGAACTCGTCGATATTACAAAGAAGTACGAAGCAAAAACCAAAGAGGCGCAAGCTGCTGCTAAACGCTATGAGGAAGCCGATGCGCTTGTCAAGAAGAAGGAAGCAGAAAAGGTAAAGCTTCGTATGGATCAAGCGACTGCGCTAAAAAAGATTCAGGAAGAACAAGCTGCAGAACGTGAACGAATGCTTAAAGAAGCTAAAGATGCTGTCGAGATTGCAAAAGAAAAGCAGCGTCTTGAGATGGTCGGATGGATTGTTAAGGCACTGCTGGGCGTGGGTATTCTACTGCTGCTGATCGGATTCCTGATGAAATCACCGACGTTTATTGTCTCTGGTATTGCAATGCTTGGCCTGTCATATGTCGCTGCCACAATTCCGTTCTGGGTTGTTGCGACAGTGATGGGATTGGGCGTGCTTGCAATGGTGCTATTAGATCCGAAGGGCAAACCACACTTTGCAAAGAAAAAGGCGGAAGCACCAACAACGGTACCTCCGCCTTCACCTCCACCATCTGCGCCTACCTTACAGTAGGGCGCAAAGTATTATTCGGTATCTTCGCCTTCACCTTCACCCTCTACGAAAGCGTAGAGCTTCTTGGCGATCTTGAGAGCCTCACGGACGCGCTTGTCCTCTGGGATCTCGTATCCCTTGCCATCACCAGCGAGGTGACGGGCAAGATCAAGTTGAGTGAAGTACGCGCTGTCAGCCTGTGCGACAGCGAGCTGAAGAACCTCGAGACGAATCTCGTAAGCATTTTTACCAGTATTAGCCATTGTTTTTCCTTTTCTTTTTGGGTTGTGTCTGTGTGTCTGTGTGTTGGGTAGAAGGTACAGACTTATCCTTCACCCCAAAAATTGAATCCCAATTAGCAGCAAAGGCATCTTGCGAAACGCTAAATGGCCGCGGTTTAGATCCTTTGCCGTTACTCATTTCTGATCCTCGATGATCTCGACTGTCCAATCTGATCCGTTATAGACATGATCCGAAAGAATTTCTTTTTCTTGCTCGCTGGTAATACCTATGCGCTGCGCGATACGATCTACCAGAATATCGGTATACTTATTGTGGTGGTCAATCATTGCGCGGACAAACTCGATGTCCGCCAAGTGTTTCTTTTCGATCTTAAGCTTCTTCATATTTACTTGGAATGTATGGCTTGTAGTCAGCATATGCTTCTGTCTTTGCAACCTCGGTATTCAATGCCTTAAACCAGCCATTGCGGACATGAAGCTGGCCGGGAGCACCAGTAACTTCACAAGTTCTCGCAGATGCAATCTCTGCAAAGTGAACTACACCATCTATATAATCTCTATACCGCTTGTTGACCTCTTTAAGATCAGGATACTTTTCTTCTAGACGAGCATTTTCTTTATCAAATTCTAGATGATAGTAAAAGCGCAAGCTACCAAACTTTTCTTTAACTTGATCTGCAACAACCTGAGGTGCTTCAACTCGATAATAGTAACTCTGCTTACCCATAAGATGGTTGTACGGAGTAATACCAAATAGCTTGCCATCTTCTTCATCAACCTCAACAGAGGTATTGTAGGTGTATGTCAATGCCTCGCAAAGAGTATCTAGCAGATCGTACCAACCATCGCCGACCTCAAAGCCCCAGGACATACAAGACTCCTGTGGTGACTTGCTGCGATTGATAAAAATCTTAGGATATTTCTCGCAGAGTTTCTTGTCTAGTTCTGGGCTCATAGATTGCCTCCGTAGTAATTATACACCTTCTGCAGCGCAGATAGATCATCCATTTCTTCCACGAGCGCCATTCTGTCGTATGCAGTCAGCTTCTTGCGGCTTGTAATCTTATTAATGCTGCGCTCGAGTGTGTCAATTGACTCGCGCAAAGAACAGATTACGATGCGATCTGCAGCTTCGTCGTCAAGTGTGAGTTGGTATTTGTTAGTTGTAGTTGCCATAATCGGGCCAATTAAAACTCTCCTCTAGGAAGAGCCTCATGCTATCATAGAATCTATCATCTTCCTCTCTCGATGCAAACTTAATTCCACGTTTTTCTAACGTTTCATAGAAAGCAATATGGGCAGCAATGATGTCCTCCATGATGACTTCACGCCCGACCATCTTAGGCTTGAAAATAGGCTGATCGGTAACTGATGGTGTCTTATTCATAGTTGCGGATTGCGATGACATAGGGAAAACGCGGAACACCATCAGGTGTCAGATTAAAGAATTGCACGGTAGCTTTCTGACCGATGACGCGCTCGCGGTCATTCCACAGTTCAGCAAGGAACTCATGGCTACCCTTGATGTTCGAGCGAAACAGACTACCGTCTTTGTTCTCAAGTATCGCAAATCCAGCCATACCGGTACGGTTGCCTTCGCCTTCGCCGATCTCATTGATCTGATACTCTGCGTCCTGAAACTCCTTGCGCTTGAGCAGATTCTTCGAGCGCTTCTGCTCGTACGGAGCATCTACGCGAACCATCTGGCCTTCATAACCATCCTCAATGTAACTGCCGTAGATATGATCGAGCTCTTTCTCGTGCACCACCTCTACAGTCATAACCAGCCGAATTTGCTTATTCCGATCACCGAAAGGCAGATTTGCTTCAAGCCAGCGGTAGCGTTCTGAGAACGTCATTCCAGTATCTACTATATCGTAGATGTGGTATTCGATTGCTCGTGCTGATTCCTTGAGGTCAGCTTCGGTAGGCTTTTGCTTCTTGACGAGCGAGCAGATCTTGTTGAAGTCATTAGCAAGCTTGTCAGCATACAGCTCACCGTCCAGAATAACATCCGGATGCTTGTCAAAGAATGACTGCAGCGATGCGTGAATATGTGGAGCAGAAACGATCTTCTTGCCATTACGGCTGAACATACCCTGACGAGTACAGATACACCGAATGCCATCGAGCTTCGGCTGACTCCAGACAGGGAAGACGATCTCGTCCTTGCGATCCTCATACTTCTGAGCTAGCATCGGCTCAATGAAAGGCGGCTTGTCAATGTCAGCGACATCCTCGTAGTAACCGCGCTCAGTACGCTTCTTCCAGACAGCACGAGCTTCGAACTCTGCTTGCGCAGCGCCATCACGCTCGTTAGAACGCCCGACGTTAGTGGGCTTAGCTATTGTCCACTCTGTCGTCTGCTTCTTGCCATCAGTTTGGCCATAAGTCGTGCGGTACTTGTCACCATTGATCTCAATGGTCCATTCCTGCACCGCACCAGTTGAGGTGCGAGAATACAAAGTGGGTAGTTTCATTACTTAGAAGAAAATGTAAAACGATTGCAAAGGAAAGTAGAAAGCATCATCAGTTTCCATGCTGTCCACCAGTCAATAGGCGAGATCTTGAACAGATCGGGCATAGTACTATTCCACAGCAGCATTACGGGTAACGCAAGAACTAAACTTACGAAGAAAACCGCTGCAAGTGCAGTGAGAATAATACCGATCTTCTCAAAGATCGAACCTGTAGGTATCTTATCTTCCATACATTTCCTTAGTTACCTGCGCCTTTTCATCAGGTGTGAGAGTATTAAAATGAGAAATCTCGCTGTAGTCAATCTCAAAAGAGTCCTCGAGATAGTCACCATCAAGAGGTAAAGGTGCTTCCATTGTCGCATCAATCGCATCCTCGAGATTCTCTGCTTGCACTCGAACATAACCAGTCATCGTCCAGATGACTGGAATGGAGAACGTTCGCTTGGTAGCCATGGCGATTACTTCGCGCTGCGGTTGAAGGTGTGAACCACCTCGCCGTTGCGGTAGCAGTAACCGACGCCATCGCGCTCGGCATAGACAGTGCCGGTATTCGGCTCGGACTTGGTTTCGACAACCAGAAAGTCACCGTCTGCGTCAATGATCTTCTTGCCTTGCCAAGTCTTGTCCGACTTGACTTTCTTAGTCTTCTTGACTTCCTTTTCGATCTTCTTGGCGAGCGACAGCGTCGCAGGCTTCTCAGTCACCTTGCCGGTGAGATCAGGGCGCAGAGACGCATAGTTGTAGAGACCCTTGCGGACCTTGAACTCGTCAGCGATCAGATCCTTGTACTGAGGCGTGCCGTAACCGAGCTTGGCGGCAACATCGTGCAGCGTCTTACGCTTGAACTCGAAGTGATTCGGAAACTGAGCTTGCAGTTCGTTCCAGACCTTGGTAGCAGTAGCATTCATCATTTAGAAATCTTAACAGGTTTTAGATAAAAAGATAGGAGAGAAAATCACGTAACCCGTTGGTGCTCAGTAGCGCCCGCAGGTAATGATCTCGACATCCTCACCGTAGGCGGCATAGATATCAGCACGAGCAGCGTCTAGACTGATCGCCTTGAAGTCGAGCGAAATCGGACGATCTCCGCCGCGAATCAAGAACCAGTAGTTGTGGTATTCAAGTTTCATTCTGCAGATATTCTACACTATTTCCAGCAATCTGTATAGGTTTTTGATAGCCTTTATCTTGCTGAGCACCAACGACTTACAAAACGGGCTAAGCCACTGACTAGCAATTACTTACGAGAACGTTGCTGAAGATTGATGACTGCGCGTGATTCCGGCAGAACTCTACTGAGCGCATCAATGAATCCACGCCACTCGTCGTACTCCTCGCGAGTCAGATGTAGTTTGTTCAGTTTCCATTTCATCTGATCCAATGCGAGCGCTGCTACATAGGCATGGTCGTCAGAGATCGAGTTTACGCCCGTCCATAAACGATCCGCGGCGATTGCACGTTGCTGGGCGTAGTGTTTGTCGTAGCCGTAAGAGGATGATGATCCCATAAGATATTGATTAGCAACGAGTTATGAATTATCTAAGTTGTTGATCTTCAGCAGGATATCAGCAATCAAATCTGAGTCAAGGTGACGATCCTGCTCAGCGCTAAAGAATTCTGGCACCTTGATATACCTAAGCGGATGATCCGCCAGCTGATCTATCCAGCGAACCTTGATGCGATTCTCATGGCGGGGCAGATTGTCGATCAGATAGAACTTAGCGCTTGTTGGATCAGTAATGCCCAAATCTGGCACGATACCTTGCTCCAATTTTGCTCGGGCATAGATGTCGGTATTGTCGAATCCCAAGCCATGAGCTCGATTATTAGCTTGAGCATAGTCTTCGACAGAGGACGTCAAAACCATTACTTTACTGTTCGGAATAGCCCGCAATGCTGCCAACAGATCGTGCGCGCCTGGGCGTAAGCAAGAACCATAAAACTCATAGTCTGAAATTTCTCCGTCTTGGTAATTGACGAGTTTAACTAACTTCTCGTTGTCGTTCATAATAGCCTTCATCGCTTTTGTTGGCTCAACTCCTAAGAAGCGCGAGTGAAACAGCGTCTCGTCAAGATCTACAAAGATGTACTTAGTTATCATAGTAGAATACTATACTCTGAATCGCTGCGTGTAAACACAAAAATGGCTGCACCTTTCGATGCAGCCATAGGCATTGAGGAAGTATTAGCTTAGAAGCGGATTGTAGTTCCGGCTCTCCAGCCAGCTGACCATTCCTTCTTGATACCATCGTGCAGGACGTAGATACCTGCAGTAGCAATCTTCCAGGTGATATCGAAGGATCCGCCGTAGTACGCATTGGTGTACTTGACTTCCTTCAGAGTACGAGGAAGGGCATCATTGACATCGGTATAACCGGCTGATAGAGCAGTGGTGCTGCTAAGGCCTAAGAACAGAGGAAGTGTCTTTGAGACCTTGCCTTCGATGTTCGTGGTTTGAGCCTCAAGATCAGCTGTCGCAGTGACTGCCAACCAGGAGTTACCGACTGTAACAAATGGACGCCAGTGATTCATCCGATCTTTTGGATCAGCCTTGAACTTCGTGACGTACTTTGTACCGAGCTCGACATTAGCAAGCGTAGAAAAGAACGAGTAACCTCCGATAAGATCGGCCTGATAAAGACCGGAATCCTTGAGAGAAACGTTGTTCTGCATTACTGCATTCATCCGGAAACTTTCCCACTTGAAAGCAGCATCGGCGACATAAGCTCCCTGACGGCTAGAAACACGACCGAAGGTGATATCCTTCTCGCGGTAACCGACTGTCAGAGTACCATAATTAGCAGGAGCCAAAGCAGCCTGTGAAATGGCTGCAGTGGCGAGGAACAGCGCGATGAGCTTATTCATTATTGAGCTGGGTTAGCAACCGTACCGGTTGTGGTGACAACTGGAGCAACGCTATTCAGATTGGTGACGAGGCTTAGCTTGCTCAGGTCAACGTTACCTGATCCTGCATTGATCGTCAGACCGTTCGAGATCGTACCGCCGGTGAAGGTGACTGCGCCGAGAGTATCGAGCGAGAACTTCGTGGCTGTCAGAGCGAAGGTGTTAGGAGTCTGGAAGAATGCTTCCTTTGTCTTCAGGACAAGCTCCTTGACGTTCACAGCATTGAGATTGATCGTAGCATTCTCATAGACAGTACCATTGCCAGTGGCAGAGATCGACAGAGGGCCGAAGCTGTGACCAGCCTTGGTAACTGCAACATCTCCAGCGGTGGCGGAGAATGACGTACGGTCATAGACGAATACGCTGTCAACCGAGTCAACTACACGAGATCCCGTGAAGGATGCGCTACCGCCCAGATGAACCTTGCCAAGAGTCAGTGTGCCACCAGCTGTGAAGCTGTTATTGGCAGCGTCGCCCTTGACATCAGCTAAGAGCAGATAAGCAGGAGCAGTGACTGTTAGGCCAGTGACTGCAGATCCCGAGAAGCTTGGTGTGAGTGATCCGGCGTCAAATGCAACTGTGACGTTCTTGCCATTTGCAGTGACTGCGCTTGTAGCAACAGCGGCAAGTGTGACATTACCACTAACAGTGTTAGCGATCAGATTCTTTCCTAGAACACGAGAACCAATAGCATTAGTAATATCGCCAGATGTCGAAATGACGGAAATAGCATTATTGGTGCCGACGTTAGCGGTAGGAACTCCAATCGTAGTTGTGCCAGTAGGATTAGTGATTGTCAAATCACCAGAAACCCACGTGGTTGATGCTGCACCACCAACGACCACTGCGCCATCTCCACCAAGCAGCATATTTCCGGCAGTCAAGACACCACCGATGGTGATATCCTTGCCAAGAATGACCACATTAGGAGTTGCAAAGATTGCACCAGTTTGAGCAACAACGTTACCATTTGCAGTACGCTGTCCACCCACCTCTGAAGGAATAACTCCATCAGCCATGTACTTGAACTGTGCAGCAAATGGATTGTCCACTGCGCTAGCAACAAATGCATTGGTATCGATGCGTGAGGTGCCACCGATCACGATGCCGTTTGGATTTAGCACGTAAACTTTTCCGTTTGATTCAATCGTTCCGTTGATCGTGGTCTGTGCACCACCGGAAACGATGTTAAGGACCGATGCTGCAGCACCAGGAAGATTATACCTGATAGTGTCAGCAACCGCGATATGATCTGTACCGGAACCAAAGTTGTTCCAGTTCAGAATCGCCCGATCCGGGGCATTAAACGCCAGCGTCGAACCCGACTGCGTGAACGTTACTCCAGGAGTTGTCTGGAGGTTAGAAGCACCAGTGCTTGGGAGCGCTGCTGCTGAAGCTGCAAAAAAGAAGAAAAGAATGCTGATAAGCAATCCGTTCTTCAGGTTTGGATTATTATGTGTGTTATTACGCATAGGAAAACTATTTATTATCGTAAAGTAAGGTCTTTGTGAACTTTCAGAGCCTCGTATCTAGCAACCGGTTGCTTACACCGCCAGCGGAAGGCGTCCGCTGGCGCGAGGTTCAGACCACCAGAAAGCTTCCTATAGTTAACTATAGGTGCAGTATCTGCTTTTTCTTAGATCGCTGCTCATCGATGTTGTCCTGGGCTCTGCTAGGCATTACTGCCACCGGATGAGACCGTTCTAGATAACAGCGGGTCTTAACATCCGGGCTTCGACATACCATCCGTCGCAATTAGCCACTCGGCGTCATAGCTGTCCTGCTGTTCTGACGTTGCTAGCTTCGATGAATACGACCACTAACGGCGCATTTGCCTATTGAATTGCGATCTAAGAAAATTGGGTGCAGAGAAGGGAATCGAACCCCTGACCTCTTGGTTATGAGCCAAGCGAGCTGCCACTGCTCCACACTGCAATAAATTGAAAAGAACTTGAAAGAGGTGCCACGCTGGCGAATATCTTATCGCAACGAGATTTATTTATCGGCCATATGAGATATACATTAGCCAATTTTTGTCCTCGTGTTTATTCACACAGCGCTTTTAGCTTTAATCCTGAGCTCACCGGAGCTGTGGCGTGGCAAGTCGCAGATGCACTTTGCGCTACGCACTGATGCATCTGCCGCACTAGGCCTATTCTTCTATTTAGACTCGCCTAGTCGAGTATGATGAAAGAGTACCCTCTCACAGTAGCGTTGTCGTGTAGTGCCAGCCGATGTCTATTTCATCATTACCAGCATTTGTTCCCTACCGAACATCCGTGCAGACAATAGATTAGTGAATGCTGCTAAGGGAGAGGGTTTCGAGGAGATCAAGCCTCGAAAGTAAAAATTGGGAGGACTAATGATTACCTCCATCCGGGGAACTTGCCTTCAGTTATTCAGTCAGATGGTGCCGTCGCACCGTAACGAGTCGCCATATCATGATATTTCATGCTTACAACCCGTACCTCTGGTAGCTTCGGTTGGCCAACCTAGGCCTCAGCGTAGTACCTTACTTACTTACAAGTCCCGGAACTAACCGCGGTTCTTCACCGTGGTTATACGTTAGCCCTAAGGAAAAGGCTTATTCCGTCACAAAAGTTGAAAAAGAACAAAATTGACTATGATCAGATCATACACTGCCGCATGACCCTGTAAACAAAAAAGTGAACGAATTCTAAGCATTTCATAAATAGAAAGGAACACCCATGAGATTCCACGGATACGACCTCAGACTTACCACTGATGGCTCACTTTTCTTTGATGAAGAACTCACACCCGCCATGCTCAGAGTTGAGGACGGCGACAGGTTTGAGGTAGTCTTCGTCGAGGGATTAGTCTGCCTTCGTAAGTTACCGAAGGAATAGTGGTGGACCTGACGGGAGTCGAACCCGTGTGTTCAGTGCTTTTCCGATCGTTTTCTACAAGCTTAGATAGCTGTGATCATGCCAGGAGCTGTCGCTATCAACTCTCCTGGCGTAATGGCTAGAGTGTACTGATTCTTCTACCGAGCCACAATTCTCGAAGATCAGTCTCGCTTGATGACGACCGTCGACTCAGCGAGAATCGGACGACGTGTCGGTCACAGTTTCTTAGGCTGCGAGCTGAAGCTCCTCGGTACGAGTACCGAAGATCGCCTCGATGACATTTGAGATGCCGTTTGTGTTTTTGCTGATGTTGAATGGTCCAGCAACCATGCTTGCTTACAATAAGTCTGTCACTGAATAGAATCCAGAACAGGCCCAAAAATTAGTTAAGCGTGATTTAAGTATGCGCTTCCCACTTCCAGGGGGTGTTGGGATTACCCCTCCACCATTTGCGATTCCTCGCAAAGTCAAAATGGCGTCCACGGCGGGACTCGAACCCACAACCACCGATTTAGAAAAACGGTGCTCTTTCCGGTTGAGCTACGAGGACCAAGTAAATTGGAGCGGCAGACAGGATTCGAACCTGCGACAACCAGCTTGGAAGGATGGCGCTCTACCAACTGAGCTACTACCGCGTACAAAAGTATATATGGTGGTCCCGGTGGGACTTGAACCCACAACCAAAGGATTATGAGTCCTCTGCTCTGACCATTGAGCTACAGGACCAAGAAGCTACGAGAGCAATCTGTGGAATAGGACCAGAAATCCTACCACGATGCTTGCAGTTAACGTAACGGCCACGATCAAAAATGCTGAGATCGCAGCCGGAATGAGAACGGAAAGAAACACTAATTGAACGAGACGAGTGATCATGTCACCAGTGATGGATGACGTTTACGATTAAGAAAATATCGGCGATGACCGCCAGGATAACTAGAAGGATCTGTGATAAGTTTTCAGGTTTTTTCATAAAGTAAAAAGAGCAGCACCCGATTCTCCCGCGCACGGTTACCCGCTGAACAACGGCAATACCGATCACACCGGCTCCTGTTTTACGAACAGCTAGGACTCTGCTCAAATTGGCTGGCCCACAGGGACTCGAACCCCAACTAGCTGAGTCAAAGTCAGCTGTGCTAACCATTACACAATGGGCCATCGAAAATGGTCGGCGCGGAGGGATTCGAACCCCCGACGGCTTGCTCCCAAAGCAAGTGCACTACCAGGCTGTGCTACGCGCCGAAAAATAAACTGGCTGGCATGGGTTGAGTCGAACAACCAATTGCGCGATTAACAGTCGCGGGTTCTACCATTGAACTACATGCCAATAAAATCTCGCCAATCTTTGGCTAAAGAAGAATTGTAATTATTGCTTTTACCTTTGCGGCAATTTTCCGCAATAGGTAAATATTGAAGATTATCTTGATGGTGTAGACCTCCAGATGCCAATGCAATTATATGATCTACGTGATAACCTTCTGGACATTTTTCATAAATTAGTTTTATTAGAGCTAAATTTGCATTTTCTGGTATCGCATTTCGTTTTCTAGCTCTGTAAGCATAAACATTAGCTTTATTGCGTGCTTTTTTCTGCGCATCGGACATTCTTCCTGCAGAATCATAATGTTTTATTAAAGCTTCGCGTATTTTTTGCTTTGCGATTTTATCGTGCTTTTTACCAGCTTTACCTTTTTTGTGATGCGGCTGTTTGCTAAAACGCTTCTTTAATGCTTGACTAATTTTTTCGTTTTTGGTCATAAACTTATGACCTATTTATAACATACGTAAAAATGGTACCACCACGGGGAATCGAACCCCGATTAGCGAGATGAAAACCCGCTGTCCTGACCGTTAGACGATGGCGGCAAAAATGGCGGGATGGACGGGCCTCGATCCCGCGACCTTCTGCGTGACAGGCAGACGCTCTAACCAGCTGAGCTACCACCCCGTAAAATGGCACGGACGGAGGGAATCGCACCCCCATAAGGCAGTTTTGGAGACTGCTGCACTACTAATGTACCACGTCCGTGTAGAAATTGGTGCCGGCATTTTCGGTATCAGTACACTCTCGTCTGATTTTAACCAGTCTCGCGATTGACCGTGCCGGCATAAATTGAATCCTGCTGTTCGTGGACTCTCGAGGTGATGCTCCTCGTTATGCGCGCTCTGATCAGAGCCCCAGCAGGAATAGATTGGTGTGTAAGGGTTCGAACCTTATCAGCGAGCGCTCGCCTTGTCCAAAACGGTTTACTAGCGCCGATCCAAAGGCGACGACGGATTCGAACCGTCTTAACCCTACACCAAAGTGGTGGACCATAGCGGGGTCGAACCGCTCACCTCCTGAATGCAAATCAGGCGCTCTGCCAAATGAGCTAATGGCCCTAAAATTGTTGGTGCACTAGACAGGACTTGAACCTGTACGCCTCGCGGCAAAAGCTTCTAAGACTTTCATGTCTGCCGTTCCATCACTAGTGCAAATAGCCTGCTGGATTCATCTACCCCAGCTCTGTGGTTCACCCTCAAGTGGAGGCTAAAAAGAAGAGAGTGTTTAGCTATGTGTGCTTATTAAGCTACGTGAACCTACCGCGATCGTCCGGTAGCAGTGCCCTTAACTCTCTATAAAATGGCGGAAGAGGTGAGATTCGAACTCACGGTGACGACTATACGCCACGACGGTTTTCAAGACCGTTGCCTTAACCCACTCAGCCACTCTTCCGTAAATTGGAGCGCCAGACAGGAATCGAACCTGCATTTTGCTGCTTTGCAGACAGCTGTTTAACCGTTCAACGACACTGGCGCGCAGAAATGAATTGAGTGTGACGGGAGTCGAACCCGCACTCACAGGGCCCGCAGGCTAGCCGGTGCTGACCGTTACACTACACACTCAAAGGGACTCCGAGGCAGCTGATTAAGCTGCTATAACACGTTCGAGCTTCAATTCTCTACTTCGTGTGGCTCATACCCGTTAGCATCATTGAAGTTCTACCGCTAACGGAGGTGTTCACTCACCCTCTCTCGGAGATAAATTGGCGACACGGTTAAGGCTTTTGGTATCGCGGACCGTATCGCACCGACCGCGTCGAACCCGCTAGACAAGCGGACGAAAATGGAGCCCCCGGTCGGGCTTGAACCGACGACATCCAGTTTACAAAACTGGCGCTCTACCACTGAGCTACAAGGGCAAAATGAATTCCCGCTCACAGCTTTACGAGGCCGAGCTCAGTCACCTCAGTAAGACACCACACCGTGTAGCCCCGCGGTGTGGGTTATGAGGATGACAGTGAGATCGGTGGCAAAGCTACATTGCCATCTTCAACCTATCTGTGAGTCCGAATCGTGCTTCGGGAAATTGGCCGGGTTTTTGTTTGCGCAGAACCCGTTACTGCGGTTGCACCTGCCAGTCGAAACTGGCCGCAAAATAGTCCCACCTGCACCTAGAGCATTTCTGCTTCTCGGAATGAACCCGTACTTCAGTGCAGGCAGGAAAGAAGCCCGGCGAATTATTTTAATGAGCGTCCGGGGCCGCTCGGTTTTATCTAAAAAGAACGAATTGCTTCGGTCCCTATCGCGCTTTCAGGGCGCGGATTGGATCCCCCTATGTCGGTCGTTTGGACTCCTTGAAGCCGGAGTCTGGCGGTGAAACTAAAAACCTCTGAACTTTTGGTTCAGAGGTTCGAAGAAGAGATCTAAATTGTGATCTCTATTTCGAACCCCCGAATGCGGCTTCATTGCGGCCACAGACAGGTGCCCATCCGATTGTTGGTCGGATTGACGTATTTGAGTCTGTGGTTTGTTTGAAGCTTTTCAAGATTTGATTATTTATACTCAATCATGTTTTCTGACCGTTGTAAACAAAAAAGATTAGTGAACGAACAAAAATTGTTTCCATTCCTCTCGCATCTGCATCCCATCAGGGATCATACTGAGGAAATGGTGGGCTGACCTCGGTCTGACCTCTTCACCATTGACGTTTAGGTAAGGGTACGAGTTGTCCTTGGCCGAATTGCAGGACCGGCATGCCAGCACAATGTTCTGCTGGTCATTTGTACCACCCATGGACTTTGGATAGACATGGTCCTTGGTGGATGCTGAGAAAGGAACTTTCTGAAGACAGTACTGGCAGACTCCCTTGTAAAGGCCATAGATGGTCTTCAGGGACACGTTCTGGCCTAACCTGGCATGATAACCGAAATGATGGGTACAGACCACGATGGTCGGCACCGGCCACTGAGTCTCCTCTCCGGTCACGACGTTAGGTGCTGACCGAAGGCAAGGCTGGTCATGGTACAGTTCAACCGTCAGATCCGCCCAGCTCAGGCTATTCGAGTAGCCCTCGACCTCTGTCACCTCGTCACCGTTCCAGGATGCGCAGTTACCCACGGCATCAAGCCCCTTGACTCGGCCATTCATCATGTGACGAATGGCGGCGCGCGCGGTGAAGAACCTACCGCTTGACTGGTAGTTTCGGTTGAGTACGAGAGTTGTCTTCTCTGATGGATCTACAGGTACCATGGTGATGGTAGTCGCGGTGGGATTCGAACCCACACTGAAGAGATTTTAAGTCTCCTGCCTCTGCCGTTGGGCTACGCGACCAACGGATTAACCGGTGATCGACTTGACGACCGAGCTGAAACCCTTGCGGGGGACGTTGTACTTGCGGGCCTGCTTCCAGCTCTCGCCGGAGAGGACCTGACAATGCCCGGCGGTCTTGTGGTCCCAGATCATCACGCCAAACCGGTTGACCTTGGTCTCGCGAGGAACGAAGTTGGGATCAGGCAAGATGCCTGCCGCAATGAGTCGGGCGGTGGTGGCGTTGTGGGTATACACGTTAGCTGTGGTCGATGGTGTCGAAGATGTCCTCGGCAACTGAGTCCAGGTAATTCTGGACGAAGTCGGTCGGGATGTTCTTGCGATCGATGCCAAACTCGTCGGCCGTCTCAAGGAGATCGGCGATCAGGAGGTTGATGCCCTCGTGATACTTTTCTGACACGATATGGCTCGGAGAACTGAAGTGGGGAGTATTTTCCATAGGATTAGTTGGTCACAAGGGCCTCAGCATACTTGGCCGAATCGGGGGAGACAACATTGATGCCGTCGGTGAACTCGATACGAACCGAGAGGTTGGTACCGAGGAGACGGTTGACCGCCGTGATGGTACGGTACACGTCATCCAGACGAGCCATGTCGCCAGCGGATTCGGTGAGGTGAACAGAGACGAATTCTTGTTTCATGAGGAAATACTAGCAAAAACGTTCAGAGAGTAAACAACGAAGAACTACCTAAGCCGTTGATTCAACGAGGAGCCAACCGGTTGGCATCCTTGAGGGATTGAGCGATCAGCTCATTGGCCCACTTGACGTAAGCCTCGAGATTGGTGATCTTGATGCCTTTGGCCTCACCGGAAGAAATCGTGTACTTCAGCTGAGCCTCGAGGTAACCTACCCGGAAAGCGTAGTGGTCAGCGGCCTTGCGAGCATCGCGCTCGAGATCGAAGACCGCATCAAGAACAGTAGTCGTGTTGTTATTCATCATGGCAGCATACTAGCACATGCTGCGCAAACGTAAACAACTAAGAATTACCTAAGCCGTTGATACCCAACGGTGACCTAACTAGTTGGTATCCAACCCCTTGGTACTCTTGATCTTCTTCTTGGCCAGAATCTTGGCCTTCTTGTTCAATCGTGAAACAACTTCCTCCGCGGTCATCCAGATGTCCTTGTTCTCCAGGATCGCTCGTATCTCGGCATCCGTCAAAAAGTTCTGGTAGATCTCGAAGAGAAGCTTCTCGGACCAGACTCGCTCGTGCTTGATCTGGTCGATCATCTCGCCACCCTTTCCGATGGTGCCACCTGAATAGTTGTGGAACATGAACATCGAGTGTGGAGAGATCTCGTAGGTATCAGACATCAGGAAGATGATCGTGGCCGCACTCATGCAAGCGCCTTCAACCGAAGCAACTACCGGAGCCTTGCACTCTCGGATGACTCGCATGAACTGAATCGCCGTCCAGAGGCTACCACCCTCTGAGTTGATGTAAAGCTTGATGATGTCAGTCGGCGGGGCGTGCCGGATCTGGTTGAACCATTCGGTGTACTTGTTGGCCTCCTCGATGGTGCCAGTGATGTAGTACTCGTGAAGATGGGCGAGTGCCTTATCGGTAAAGGCGGCCTGATTCTTCTTGTCGACACCCAGCATCTCGGCGATCGGGCTTGATAACAAAGGTTTGTGGTTCATTCAAGTATGTATCTGTTCTGACTGATATTTTGCGATGGTTTCTCTAAGTGATTTTGTCCAGTTGTCTCTCTTCTCTCTGAAGATGATCGGATCTGCGAAATCGACCGACATGACGGTTACGAGGTTGGTCACTGGGATCCCGGTTCGTTCCTCGAACATGATGGCATAGGCGGCCTCCTGCATGAAGTAAGATGAGATCTCACTGGCATCCTTGACTCGCTTTGAGGTCTTGATGTCCACGATGGAGATCTTGCCATCAAACTCAGCGACGAGGTCACATCTGCCGGCAACCTGCAGGTGATCTGAGTACAGAGGTGCTTCCTGTATGAAGATCTTGCCGACATGAGCGTCGAGGATCGGTTGCAGAGACCGAAAGGCCGCCTTGGCATTTGGCATAGCAGATTCGTCCATCACCTCATTGTTGAGATATTTCTCGACCAGAGTATGGACGCTTGTCCCACGCCCGGCCGCAGCACGGGATATGGCATTGGCCTCCTCTTCACCCACTCGTTTTCTCCACTCCAGAATCTTTTGCCTTGAAAGGATCGACAAGACCGTGGTGATCGATGGGTACTTCTTTCCCTGGGGAGTGACATAGTTACGCCCCTTCTCCCCCGTTTCGCAGGGGAGATCGGCGTATCCGATGTCAACTCTCTGGTGTATGAATGGCATCAGTTACGATCTAACCTCTCGAGTTCGCTGTAGAACTCTTCTTCCTCATCGAGGAAGTCATGTGGATTAATTCTGCCATGTGAAGATTCATATTGATCAGATTCGTCAGAACGACGGCTCTTCTTGTTCTTGCGAGCCTTACGCTCGAACTCATCCATCTCTGCGTACTTATCCCGGGCTTTACCTCTTTTCATTTCCTTGTGGTTGCTTTGATTTCTGTTTCTGCACGATCTCCTTCGTCATGATGTAATCTCGAACCAGGCCTGAACGGACGATGTCCTGCCAGCCGAATTCGATGCAATAAAAATACTTCATCTGCTCGATGATCTCCATGAACTCCAGGATTCCACTCTTGTCGTTCTTCTTCTCCAGATCTGTCTGGTAGTAATCACCGCACATGATGAGGCGGCAACCGTCACCCAGACGGGTGATGATGGAATCGAGTTCATGGAAAGTGAGGTTCTGCATCTCATCGATGATGACGATAGAATCCCTCAGAGTGATACCACGCACGAAGGATGTGGTCAGGAACTCCACCTGCTTCTTGGCGACCAGTTTGTTCCAGGCCATCGGATCTCCGAATAGCTCGGCGCAGATCGCAATGTACGGATACAAGTACGTGGACTCCTTCTCGGCACGATCTCCCGGCAAGAAACCAATGTCACGAGTAGGAACAATCGAACGAACGATGATGATCTTGTCGGCCTTTGACTTGCCACTCATGATCTCCTGGAACGCCAGGTACATGGCCAAAAACGTTTTTCCAGTACCGGCACAACCAGATAGGCAAAGGTGATTGTTCTTCTCGAATGCCTTGAAGACTTTCTCCTGAGACTTCGTCAAAGGTTCGATGACCTTGAGGGAGTCAAACTTCGGAAGAGAGACTGGTGGCTGAGCTTGTTTCTGTTTCTTTGATTTTGCCATTAGCGAGTTCGGATAGTATTGGATCTGCCTGAACCTTTCTTCACCTTTCTAAGGACGTCATTCCAACCGCTCCCAGCTCGGCTGACGTTAGACTTGAGGCTGGAATAAGACATCTTGACTGCGGAGACCCCACGAGATACCTTCTTCTTGCCACAGCTCGGGCACTTCAGTGGTGAATCTCGATCCTCGAATGGAACGATCTGTTCGAATTCGTGACCACAAGATTGGCAGGTGAAATCATAGTTAGGCATATTAGGCAGAAACTGTGAACCAGTCAGGGCGGTTACGCTTCGTCCAGACCATCTTGAAGCGACCCTGCTTTGTCTGGTAGAATTTACGATAGGAAGTCACGGGATCGTTCTCATTCATGCACTCGGGATTTGACTTCATCGCCAGGCGGAATGGTGTCTGAGGAATGTCAGGTATGTTAGAGGGAGCCTGGTCTAGCACGAAACGGAGCTTCTCGTCGGTGCCGTGCTTCTTGCCGTAACGGTAGGTGTACTCGTCACACAGCGCACAGAAGTGCTCATAGTGCCACAGGTAATTGGCCATGGATTCCATGGTCCAGATGGTGCAAGGATGACCCATGTGCACCGCACCGTACAGTGTGGAGTCAAGAGTTTTATCGGTGAGTTCCCAGATCTTGGCTTTACGGGTCTTGCCGGTATCGATATTGGATCTGACAACGGATCGCATCTTACCATCAAGCAGGCGGTGAGCGGTACTCAGCATCTGGGCTGATTCCACGATCATCTTCACCACGTGCTTGTCACACTGCTGTTGTGCAGCAAGCACGGGTGAAGAATCTAAGACAAAGATGTTCATAACGAAAGGACAATCAATCTAACCTGCCGGTGCAGGTCTGTAAATCACAAAGATCAGGCGGCGACCTCCGCCATGGTATTCACTTGTTGCATTGTCTGGATGTATTCCTCAAGGTATTTCTGTTTGTTCTGTATGGCCTTCACTCGCTTCTCATTGCCCTCCTTCTGGAGGCGCTGAATGAAGTAATCGAGTTCCACTGAATCTTGCTTGAGTCTTTCCAGTTGGTTTGTGATCATGTATCTCGCTGTTGTGTTTTGCGTGAACCATGATGTAGTGGGCACACTGTGCCGTCAAGATAAAATCAGGTCAGGCCAGACGGCCTTCACGAGTTCCTTGCTGATAGCAGGGTATTGTTCCTGCAGCTTCTTGTCCTTCATCGCGATGACAATCGCTGCGTCACGCGGATGAATTCCCTCGAGCATACGAAGAAACAAAGTCTCTCGCTTGGTCTGCTTGAGAGCATCTCCTTTGCCACGCTTCACGAAGTACGTGAAATCCTTCGTGGATCTCATCAGAGTGGTCGGAGACCTTCCTTCCGTGGACAGCGTCTCCTTGAACGGAGGTGCGCCAGGGGGAACGGTGAAGACGATTGTGTCGTCAAAGGCTGCACGGAGAACATCTCGGATTGCGAGACAGTTGTTCTCCTTCAGGATGGCAACGCGTTCTTCTTTCGTCTCGGCTTTCTGCACAAGATCGAAAATCTCGAACACCTCTGTCGGTTTAAACTTATTCATAGCGAGACGGTGTTAAATTCCTCCGCACACTCGATGAGCTGGGAGCAACGTTTTTCAACCAAGTAATTCAATGTGTTCGAAGCCGGTTTCACAGATTCGAAAGTATTTATGATCTCCGTCTTCTTGGCGGAGGGAATTTTTGTGAGATCGATCAGAGCTTGATTGCGCTGGAAATTGCGATATTGCTCAGCCGTCATCTTGGTCTGCAGTGAATCCCAGTTAGAGATCCACTCATCCATGAGTTTGGCACGAAGAGGTGTCTGACGGCCACCGGAGACAAACACATCATCCGGAGAAAGAACATTCGGAACACCGTCACCAGTATCGCCACGCAGAACGTGCTCCTGCAGGTAACGAACCGGATCCTTCTCCTTGACGAACTCCTTGGCCATCGGGCTGTACTGACGAACATTCTTGTACCGATGGAGCTGAACGAAGTCCTTATCGGAGGAAATGATCATGACCGGCTCATGCTTTCCAAACTCCTGGGTGCTATCGGTGAGCGTGGCGATGATGTCATCGGCCTCGACTCCCTGCAGGTGTACGACCTTGAAGGGGAGGTTCTCGCGAATCTCGTCTCGAACATTGCCGAGGATCCGGAAGAATTCCTTCCAGTCGATGTCCCCCGACTCACGGGCGGCCTTGCGGGAAGCCTTGTACTGAGGGAACATCTCGCGACGCCAGGTGCCACCGCCGTCACAGGCCAGAACCATCTGGCCGTATTCCCGACGGTACTTCGCATTGTAAAGTCTCAGGGAGTTCAGGATGCAATGACGAACTAATCCCTCGGAGACCGAGATACGCATGGCAAACAGGTTAGCGATGGCCACGCCAGAGTAATCTACGATGATCATTGTCCAGACATACTACCCCAGGAGAGGGCAGATGTAAACATCAAAATTGCAGATTTTTGAGGTGCTTCCTGGTGATCTTACAGGTCAGCCAGTCGTTGTAGTACTTCTGGTCCAGGATGGCCTTACGGGTGAACTGCTCGTAGGCCTCCCAATAGGAACACTCAGACTTCGAGGAGCAGAGGTAAAGGATCTCCCTCTTGAAGCTACCAGGACCCAGATCCTTGACGTCCTCCTGAATCGCAGCGTTCGATCCGTAGTAGGATCTCCAGTCAGACTCAGCCTTGAACTTCTTTTTCTTTCCCTTGACCTGCTTGCTCTTCGAGGAGAAAAAGAGTTTCTTGCCGACGTAAAGCCGGCCATTCACCAGGTTCGTGATGAGATAGACGAATCCGATCGTTTTCTTCGGATCAAGTTCCTCTGGCTTTGGATCAAATAGTTCACCACGATAGTACCACATGGTACTATGTATCAGTCTTCGTCCTCGTCTTCGTCAGATTCGTGAGATCCACAGAAAGGACAGAACTCTGGGTAAAACTCAGATTCCTCGTCCATCTCCTGATCTTCAAATTCAGGATCAAGTTCCTGCGGGAGCTCCGTAAAGAGTATGGAGTACAGAGCCCCGCAACAATTGCATTCTTTTTCAATCTTCATGCTTCGCAGGATGCACAGTGCAACAGGTTACGCCCAAGTTCCTGGGCAGGATTGGTTCCGCGCTGGTAGTAAAGGCTCTTGACGCCCTGCTCCCAGGCAAAAATGAGAAGTTGATTGACGTCTTTCGGGGAAGTCTTCGGATGAATCATCAGGTTCAGGCTCTGGCTCTGATCGATGTACTTCTGACGAGCCGCGGCCTGAATGACGATCTCTTTCTGTGAGATCTCACCGAAGGTCTTGAAGACGTCCTTCTCGTTTTCCGAGAGGAAGTCGAGGTGTTGAACGGATCCACCTCTGACGAGGATAGTCTGCCAGGTGTTTCGGTCGTTCTTGCCGTGCTTTTCCAGAACCGTCTCGAGGTAAGGATTCTTGTAGGTGAACTTACCCTTGGAGAGATCCTTCACGAAGTAGTTGGAATTGAGCGGCTCGATCGATGGAGAAACCTGGCCCAGGATGAAGCTCGAGGATGTGGTAGGAGCAATCGCCAGCGTCGTGACGTTACGTAGACCGTATCCCCTGAGGAGTTCCGGTTCACCGTACTCGGTGGCCATCTTTCGACTGGCGGACTGAGTCTTGTCGCGCAGGAGCTTGTGGATCTGAACGTTGAGAAGCTTTGCCTCGAACGACTCGAAAGGAATCATCTTGGACTGCAGGTAAGAATGCCAGCCCAACACGCCGATTCCGAGAGCACGCTGGTTCACTGCAAAACGGTATGGTGCCTGCATAAAAGGCATTCCTGAGACCTTGCGGATAAACTCGGTCATCACGGCATCGAGGAAATAGGTCATGACCTCTGGAGCATCAGTATCCTTCCACTCATCGTAGTGCAGGAGATTCATCGAGGACAGATTGCAGACGAACGATTCGTCCTCGGTCGAGGAGAGTGCAATCTCAGAGCAAAGGTTGCTGGCCACGATCTTTTTGCCCTTGTCCTTGTAGACCTGAGGAGCATTTCCGTTGACCGCATCCGTGAAGAGGATGTATGGATAGCCAGACTCAAATCGTTTCTGTATGATCTTGCCCCAGATCTTGCGCTTGCTTTCATCCCCGGCAACCATTGACCGCATCCATTCATCTGTCACCGTGATGCCGATCGATAGGTTCTGAATAGCATGGCCTTCACTGCGAATCTGCAGGAACTCGAGAACATCAGGGTGCTCGACTGGCAGATAGGCCGCAAAGGATCCACGACGCACGTTTGACTGGGACACCACGTTGGTCGTGGTCTCGAACATCTCCATGAAGTGGACCGGTCCAGAGGACTTTCCTCCGGTCGAGATATCTGACCCACGGGCACGGAGGCCGCCAAAATAGGCAGATGTGCCGCCACCCATCTTCGTCATCATTCCGACCTCTGCGGTCTTCTCAAGGATGCACTCGAGCTTGTCACAGATGTATGATCCGAAGCATGAGATTGGCAATCCACGCTGGATTCCAAAGTTTGCCCAGATGGGTGATGACAGGGAGTACCACCCACGGGACATGTAGTCCTCGAACTTGTTCGCAAAGCCATCGATTCTCAGGATCGTCTCGGCGGCCTCTGCGATCTGGCGAACTCGCTGTTCAGGCGTCTGACCTTGGGCCAGGTAACCGCGTTCCAGGAAGAGGCGCGAGTCCTCGTTGAGCCAATAGTAACGTTGATTCATGATTTAGAAAAGATCAGATGATGAGAACGATTGGGACTTCTTCGAGTATTCCACCGGCCGCTTGAAGAAGAAATCTGTGGCGGTATTGCCCAGCACGTCCTCATCGAACCATGTCGTCTGCTCCAGGAGTTTCTGGTCTAGGTTCTCAAAGACCGGCTTGATGCCGATCTGGACCAAAGAATCATTCAGGCGGTTCTTGATGAATTCCTTCAGGATATCAGAGTTGAGACCGTCTCCCTTATAGCCATTCACCGACCAGTCAATGATGCGAGCCTCTGCCTTATAGGCCTCCTCGCACTCATGGCGGATGCGTTCGATGAGCTCCTCGTCAAACAGCTCAGGATGTTCCTGGCGGATGGTGTTGACGAGCTTGATGCCAACTAAGGCATGGATCAGCTCTTCCTTGGAGGTATAGGCGACCTGCTGTGCCGTATCCTTCAGGACGTTCCGATAACGGTTGAACCAATTGATGGTGTAGAACTGGCTGAACAGGGACACGTTCTCCACGTACAGGGTGAAAAGGATCAAGGAATAGACGTACTGCTTGCGGGCATCCTTGTAGTGCTTCTTGAGGTACTTGCGGAGGTACTGGACACGGCCCTGAATGATGTCTAGCTTTAGGTTCTCCTCGAAGATGTGCTCCATCTCCAGCACTCGGAGAAGACGCTCGTAGGCATTGTTGTGGATCACCTCGACGTTGGCCATCACGTAGCCCAGGTCTGTGATGGAAGGGTGAGGAAGGTTCTCTCCGAGCTTTGCCCAGAATGTCTTGACCGCGACCTCGATCTGGCCGATCGCCGAGAGGCATCGGGAGATCATCTCTCGTTCCTGAGGGGTGAGTTCCGTCTTGAAGTCCTGCACATCACTCTGGAAATTAAACTCCTTGTCGGTCCAGAAGCCGTTGTGCATGGCTGTGATGAACTCTTCAGTCCATGGATAATGGTCAGGTTTACGAGAGATCTGTTCCTCGAAGATCATAGTGGTAGGATACGCGCAGAATGAATAAATTTAGCCGACCAACACTGTACTGCACAGTGCGTCAGATGTAAACCGTAAAGTGACTTACGGCCTGAAAAAATCAGTGACCTTATCTATACCTGGGCACTTTTACATCGTTCACTCGCCGTTGTGTGGACGGCGGCGAATCGCACGAAGTGCTCCGGTGTTGCTATCACGAATGACGATTGTATGGTCCCTGCCACGATTGCTGTATGCGTAATCGTAGATGGCTTTATGGTTCTCATTGCTGAGATCCAGGAAACGGGACCATCTCTCGAACTTCATCTTTCCCTTCTCAAACTTTCGAAAAGTCTCTGGTTCCAGGTCAAACTGGCGGTACTTGCGGCGAATCACCGGCCCAGGTACCATTGATGGTGGCATCGCCATGTTCGGGGAATCTCCCGTAACATTTGCCGGGGAAGACATGCCAGGAGCTCCACCTGCAGGAGTTCCATCCTCACGGAGTTTCCGAACCGTTTTCATCACAGTTTTGTGATGTTGTGGTCGGTACCGTCGAATCCCTGGCCATTTGCACGGCGGACAACCTGGAACTTATCCCCGGACTGTTTATGGGTGTAGACGGATGTTCCGGAACCACCGAAACCGGTACGGACATGCTGTGAGCTGTACGTATTGTGAAATTCCTCGGAGTCCTTCTCGTGCTTCTCTGTTGGTGCACCAGGAGTGTGTTCTCCCTTGTGACCCTTCACGTAGTGCTTGGCAAACTCAGCGGATGCTGCATCGTGATACACCTTGTGGCCCTTGCTCAGATTATAGGCCTCTGTTACCTCTGAGTAGGCAGAGGCGAGTGATTGAAGGACTTGGGGGTTCATATGCTTCTGAGGACTTTGACAATGTTCTGGTCGAGTGGAATCTCAACCTTTTCGTTTTCTGGAAGATAGTTGAGGTAAACTAAAAATGTTTTGAGTGCCGGCCAGAGCTCTTCTTCAATCTTGTGGAACAGCATCTTGTTTGCTGCACTGATTCCAAAGACATTGGAGATGATGATCAGGTGATTTAAGATCAGTCTTTCTTGCAGGTCTCCTGACTGATTATACCGTCTCAGGAGACGTTTGACATACTTAAATCTTGCAATATCCTCCTCGAACTCGGCGATATCTAGGCACTGCGGGTTGCTGTAGTGCTTGGCTGCAAAGAGCGTGAAATTATCCTCTGTCAGTTCATCAAAAAGTTTCATAGCGGTATTTATGAGGTACCGCTATGAAATACTTAAATGAATCTGCCAGCTTTATATTTGTTCTTTCCTGATGGCCTGCGCTTGTAGGCCACAAACTTTTTTGCTTTTTTAGCCATTAAAGTTTAGAATTAATGGCGTCGATGATCTCCTGCTTCTTCATCCTGGAATTGACAGAGATGCCTCTCTCGGTGCCAAACTGAATCAGTTCAGCCTTCGTCATGGCCGTCAGATCGATGCCATCATCCTTCGTGTCGACTGCAGCCTCCTGCGAGCTCAAAGATTCTGGAATCTCTGGCTCTGGGGCTGGAGGAGGATCAACCGGAGCTGGAGCAGGAGAATAGGTGACCTTGATAGGTTCACCTGTCTTCTCCTCGATCTTGTAGAATGAGCCGTAGTTGACCTCAGGATAGAAGCCTAGGGCTCGTTTGATTTTATCGAATAGTGAGGCCATGACGAATGGTGGTTAATTATTTCTGCATTGCAACGTATGCATCAGCGACAGAACGCAGTGCTTGTTCCTTGGTCAGAGTTGGCATTGGAGAAGGATTGGCCTTTGGCTTTTCAGCAGGAGTAACTTCCTCTGATCCGTCTGCCTTGTTGGTATAAGGTGCTTCCTCAGCCTTGACGTTCTTATCTGCCTCATCCTTCATCTTCTTGGTAGCAACGTCCATGACCTCAGGGCCGCCTTTGGCATCAGCAGCAGTACCTTCCTTGACGCTGCCCTTTGTAACAGCAATGAATTGTGCTGTATCATGGTGAAGATCGGCTGCCATCTTATGGTCGTGATATGCTTTAGCGTGAACATCCTTTGCTGCTGAATCCTTCTTTTGTGCAGCGCTGTGATAGAGCTTGGCATGATGAAGTTGAGCAGTATTGTGTGCCTTCATTGCCTCGAGGTGATCGCTAGGAGTGTTTGACTTCTTTGCTACTGCAGAGAGGTCGTGTGCCTTCTTGCTGATGTTTTCGTCATGGGCCAATGCTTCGTTGACGGCTGTGCTTTCCTCAACATGTCCGGAAGCATAACGATTCACGTTGTTTGCCGGTTTGTCGTCCATGCTCAGGCTGACGCCCTTCAGGGTATGATGCTGAGCCATATCCGTATGGAACTTGTGGTGAATCTCAGCTGCGCGACGAAGCTCAGGATCTCCGGCATGGTGAGCATAGACGCGGTAGTGATCGGCAGCATGTTGATGCGCCTTCGTGGCGGCATCGTGATGCGCCAGGGCTCCAGCCTCTGATGGAGTCGAGTGAGCCAGAGCAGAGGCCTGATTTGCCGCTGTGGTCAAGTCGACCGCGCGGGCGTCACCGGCGACGTTCTCGTTAATCTGTGTTGATTCTTTCTTTGTCATAGCTTTTTCGAGGTGTTTGTCACCGAGTTCTTCGTGTTTAAGTGCAGCATCGTGAGCAGCGTCTGCCTTCGCTCCTGTCTTTGCGGCATTGGCAGTCGTGTGGCGGCGTAATGCCTCGGCTGCCTTATAGTGAGCATTTGCAGCGGCCTTGTGATCCTTCGCTGTGTTTGCTGCAGCCGAGAGGGCGTGTGCTTTCTTGCTGAGATCCGTGGCAGTTGCCTCAGTCATGACCTCTTCCTTGAGGCCGGCATCACGGCGCGCCTGGTAGTAAGCGGCCAGGGCCATCTCCTTGCGTTTTTCTGGTGACTTACCATCGAACTTTGGATTCGTGCTGTGCACGAAGTCGCTGATCCATTCTCCTGCATCGGCTTTTGGATCCAGGGCTTCCTTGACTGGCTCACCTGGCAGGTCATTTGTCTTGACTTCCTGGTCTTTCTTCTTGAGAAGATCCTGAACAAAATTATGGATGTCGGCATCAGACTTGAAGTCCTCGCGGGATTTCTCCAGAGCGCGGATCATTGCAGGAACGTCGATAGTGAGCTTGTCGGTTGGGTTTTCTTCGCCTTCCTTGACAAGGTTCTTGTACAGACCGCCAGGGCCAGCGAGCTTGTTCTTTGGCTTCTTGAGATGTGCCCACTTCTTCTTGTACTCGTCACGGGACATTGCGCCATGGGCGACCTTCAGCATATCCTGTGACTTCTTCAGGCGGACACTCTCCTCCAGGCCTTCGTCGTTTTCCTCTTTGTCTGGCATCTCGGCCTTGTCTTCTCCGTCGATCTCGCCGTTTCCATTGGTATCTTTCATATCAGATCCAGGATATTGGGTCTGACCAGGAGTCTCCGTCTCGTTCTCGAAGTGGTGCTCATTCGTCGGTTTCTTACCGGCGCGCAGGGCAGCCAGATCATCTCCGTCAATCTTTCCATTCTTGTTGACATCAAGCTTGTGCTGGTTTCCGACGAGTTCCTCGTTTGCCTCTTTTTCACCGGAACGGAGAGCCGCGAGATCATCGGCGTCGATCTTGCCGTTGTTATTGACATCGAGCTTGTCCTGATTGCCATGACGCTTCTCGGTGATCTTGTAGGTACGGCCGTCGAAGTCAAACTGAGTATTGTCGGATTCCCAGGCCTTCTTGGCGGCCTCTGCGAATTCCTTCTTCTTTTCACCAGGAATGTTGCCAGGGACCCAGGATGGAATCTCTGGTTGATCCTCCTGCTTCTGTTGTGCCTGTGCGGCGTTGGTGGCTGCCAGATTCTGGGAGTCCTCCGACATCTTTGCGTATGCCTCTGCGACTGATAGGATTGACTTCATGATTGTTGGTTCTTCTTATTTACCGAAGTGGATGTATGCACCGGCCGCGCCTGCAACGACTGTTGAGACCACGATCCAGGTAATACGTTGGATGATTGAAATTGCTGAACTGTGCTCCTCTGTCCTTCTCTCTGTATCTGCGACTCTCTCCTCAATGTTCAACATGCGTTCCATGAGGAACTTCTTGTCGTTCTCAAGTTGAATCAGTTTCTCCTCTGCTCTCGCGATCGAGACGATCGCCTCGGATAACTTGTCGATCTTAGACTCGATGCGATCGAGGCGCTGATCTACGACTGCTTCTGCTTTCCGTGATGACATGTTATTAGGACTTTTGAACGTTCATCTTGACGCGGCGGAAGACTGTGTCGTCCTCCGTCACCAGTTCGATAAGTTCTGAGAGAAGCTTGAGCAGCATCTTTCGGTCCTCTACCATGTTAATCTGCTGATCGGATGCCAGCTTCTTCATCACTCTGAGGGCGATGGGGAGCTCTGCGATGTTGAGCATTCCGAGTCGGATGAGGGTTTGCATCTTGGCGATCTGCGCTTTCTCTTCCGAATCGATCTCTCCGGCTGCTTCTCCGAGCTCACCTTTTTCTTTTTCAGAATCGTTGTCTGTTGAATACTCGTCGCCATATGCAATGAAGGAATGGACGTCGTCGAGGTTGACATACGCCGTGGTTATTTTTGCGTTCATCCATGGCTCGAGGTCATCGGTCTCATCCATAGAATCCACAAGTTCCTTGGCCATATCAGCGATCTCTGACAGTTGACCGCGGGCCATCGAAAGTAATTGCTGGTCGTTGGATGGCTCTTCTGTAGAATCCACGATCTCATCAGTGTCCAGGCTTTCCTGAACGACCGAGTGGTGCAGTGAATCATGGACCTTGAAGCCGTGCTTCTTATAGTGAGCCTCGGCCTTGGCAACGGCATCCTTCGGATCTTTTGCGGAGACCTTCACGCGTTTCATGATCTTCTCCTTGCGCTTGGTCTGCATGGAGTGTTGAGGATCCGTCACTGTGACGGTCACTAGGTGCTTCTGTGTCTTTTCATCTCCAGTAGCGGCCTCGGAGATCTCTGTGCTCTCCTGTACGACCGAATGGTGCTTGGCACTATGGACGTTGAATCCTTGCTTCGTGAAGTGGGCGTGTGCCTTTGCCTCGGCGTCCTTTGGATCGTTTGCCTGGACATGGACTCTCTTCAGGAGTTTTGCCTTGTGGGTCTGGTAGACGCCACGAACGATCTCGCCCTTCTTCGGATCATCCATCATAACGTCGACCCGGTGCGTTTGACCGGCCTCTTCGTTCACCGCGACGGATTCGTTCTTGAGCTTCGAGACGATTGCCAGGTGATATTGCTGTGCCTGCTTGTCACCGCGCTTTGATGCCTCAACGGCCATCTTCTCGTGTTTGGTGATCTTGAGATTCTTCTCCTCGGTGTCTTCTTTCTGGCTGAAATAGTGATCGACGTGCTTCGATCCATGGCGATTGCGAAGGATGTCACCGATCATGGCATGCTTTCCGCCGATCTCTGCTGCCGTATAGTTCGAACGAACTCGATGTTGTCCCTGGTGAACAGCGAGAACTTCTTTCGTGGATTTGTTCTTGAGTTCCTCGTGGTCCTTCTTGATACGTGCCAGTAGGCCTTCATCGGCCTTGAATTCTGTGGCCTCGAACGTCTTGACCGGCTTCTTGGCCGCTTCCTTCTCGGCTGCCTGATGGGCAGCAAACTTCTTGTCCATCTCCTTGTGGTAGGTCTCGATGTCGTCCTTCTTCAGCGCCGCATGAGCTGCCTGATGGGCGGCCTGGGCATCCTCGGTATGACCTTCCTTCGGTACGCAGTTTGGAACTTTGCGGCCATTCTTCATCTTCATTCCGATGGCCTCGTAGCCTTTCCAGCAAGCGTCCTTCAGTCCTTCTTCGTACAGCTCCTCGGAGTTCCACATGTGGAAATCACCGGATGGATGTGCCTTGCGATGCAGCTCGATGGCCTTCTTGTCGGCTGCATTTTGATGAGGAGCTGAGACCACATAGTCATGCTGCTTCTGACCCTCTGGGTGCTTGTGCATGAACGTGACCTTGAACTTCGCCTCCTTGACGGTCTGTCCAGGTGTCTCGTCCTGGTATTTCTTGGTGAGCTCGGGTGTTCCCCACTCACCGGCGCCATGTTCTTCGCGGATCTTCTTCAGGTTTTTCATCAGGACAGGTTTCTAAGTTTTGAGATTGGTTTGCCAGGTATTGATGGATCTCTTTCAATGACGATCTTTGTCTCAAGCTCGACGACCTCAGGGGCTTTCTTCTCGAGTAACTCGACGCCGTTCAGCCACTTACGGACCTTGCGGCCGTCGTGCATGGAGACGATCAGGTAGTTCGTGCCACGATGTGAGATCTTGCCGACCTCACTGGATTCTTTCAGAACGACGTCGTCTCCGACCTGGAACAGCTCGCCGGCCACATAGGCCTCACGGCGTTCCGATACGGGTGCAAGCTGTACGTGCTTGCGGAAATTCTTCGTCTCTCTCAGACCCATGCCGGTACGGACGGCATTGAACAGCTCTCTGGCCTCAGCGAATCCGGCTGGCAGGCTCTTCGTGAAGAGCTCGAGGTCATTGGCGCTGATCGCTGCGTGTACTTTGGATTCGGTCAGAACGGTCGAATCTGGATCCTTTAGACCGGATGAAACAACCGAGACTCCTTCCTTGAAGAAGTAGAATCCATGTGAACCCTCATGGCCATTGTTTCCGTTCAGGAGAGCCTTGAACTCAGCAACATTGCTCTCGGTGACGACCAGAGTCACCTTACGGAATCCCTGTTCGTACAGCTTCGTGCAGACCTGCAGTGGAGAAGAGATGTCGGTATCCGAGACGATGCTGCGGGCATGACGGGGGTACATTTTCCGCATGAACTTGACCTTCTCGGTCAGCGGCAGCGGATTGTTCTTTGGATCCTCGACCTTGGAAGAATAGATTCGATAGGTACGACCGCCCTTGGCGAGATCTGCTACCTTCTCGAGCAAGGCCTCATGTGCAACGGTCGGAGGATTGAACCGACCAAATGCAAAGACGACCTCCTTTGGAGCGTCCTCAGAAAGGAACTGAGAGAACGATTTGATCATGACCGATCGCTGTTCTGCTCCTTGTGCTTGGCACGACGCTCGCGATTCTCCTTGATACGTCCGCGAATCTTAGAGATTGTCTCGGATGAGGTACGCTCTGGCCAGTCCTTTGTCTGGACGTTATGCTCCGTTCCACCAGGTCCGATATCGGCGATCTTGTGGCCGATAGGACGCGTCACTGAAATCTTTGTCTTTGGTCCAGGAGTCGATGCCTTCTCGGCATCCTCTGCCTCACCGACGATGCCATGGTGACGCTTGAATGCGTACCGATCCTGCATTTCGGTCTCACCGCCGGTATACTGTACTGGAGTAAAGTCTTTGAAGCTTAGCATGATTGTTTCGAGTTTCCCATTTTCGATGCAAACGATTTTGCAAGGAGTGATATAGAAATCTATTTATAGAGGAACCGTTTTGGATAAATATGCTCCGTATGAAAAACATCAAACTCACCTCAGTTCTTCTTGCTTCGGCCATTGCACTCCTGTCCGGATGCGGTACAGTCGATGCTACCTATAACTCAGCCAAGGGAATGGGACAGGCAGCCATCGGTGGCGTTGGTAACGTCGTCGGTAATGGTGCGGCCGATGTCGGTCGTTCTCTCGGCGTTGCTTCCAATGCGGCCGGTAAGGTCGTCTCCGGCGGCGGAGCAATCGTTGGCGGAGGTTTGGATCTCGTCGGTGGAATGGTCAAGGGTGTCTCGGACATCGTTGCACCGGCCCCTGCAGCTCCGGCCAAATAACCCTCACAGGGTAAAAGCTTTTACCTTAACACGGGGCGGGCAAAATCCGCCCCGTTTTCTTTTAGGCATTTCCATAGTATAAATATGGGGAATGGCCACGATCGTACCCTTTTCTGAATTTACAGAGCTGCTTGAGGCATCGAATCCGCAACAGCTGACACACATCCATCACCCAGAGGACCGTCCGATCTTGCATGGATCTGCTGGTTTCGAACATGCCCACGGCGCCCTCACTCAGGCTCACGAGCACATGAAGGCCGGAAAGCACAGCAGCGATCTGACCATGAAGTACGACGGATCCCCGTCTCTGGTCTTCGGTCACCATCCGGAGACGAAGAAGTTCTTTGTGGCGACCAAGTCGGCATTCAACAAGAATCCGAAGATCAATTACAGCAACGCCGACATCGAGAAGAACCATGGACACGCTCCTGGTCTGGTCAGCAAACTGAAGTCGGCTCTCCATCACCTGCCAAAGGTTGCACCAAAGACTGGAGTCTACCAGGGAGACGTGATGCACACCGCAGAGGATCACAAGCACAACAAGGACGGATCGGTCTCTTTCACTCCGAACACGATCACCTACACCGCTCATGGTGCCGAGGCCGAGAAGGTGAAGAAGTCAAAGATCGGTGTCGTCGTTCACCAGCAGTACAAGCCACATCCTACGAAGAAGGGTGTCGAGCACATGTCGGTGAGTCCTCATCCGGACACGAAGAGTTTTGGCTCTCACCCAGACGTTCATTTCAAGACCGCCGAGCACGACACCTCGAAGGTCGAATATCCCCACAAGGATCAGGTCGCCTTTCACCAGCACATGGCTGCGGCCAAGAAGATCCACGACAACCATGGGTCAGCAATGTACAAGGCAACCGCCAAGCATCAGGGAGACTTCAGTCACCTGAGCACGTACATCAACCATACCGTTCGTACCGGAGAGAAGCCAACGGCTCAGGGTCTTCAGCAACACATCGCAGGCCACTACGAGAGACAGGCCAGCAAGCTCAAGACTCCGGCCAACCAGGAGAAGAAGCGTGCAGAGGGTGCCGGTCACATCGAGCACATCAAGAAGAACGAGGGGCACTACAATAATCTCCTGAGCATGCACCATCACCTTCAACAGGCCAAGAACGTTCTGGTGAAGAACCTCGAGAAGCATGAGGGTGGACTCACCCACCACATCGGTGACACCCGCTCAAAGCCAGAGGGATTCGTGGTGAACCATAAGTTCAAGGGGCAGACCGAGCCGACAAAGCTGGTCAATCGCGCAGAGTTTGCCAGGTCGAATCTACTCAAGGTCAAGAAATTTGGAAAGGTCTAACGGTGAAAAGATTTCTTCAATTCGTCACGGAACAGGAATCGACTGGTAAGCACCACGTGATGTCATTCGTTCGAATGAATCCAATCACGAATGGACACGAGGCACTGATCAACAAGGTTCATGACGTCGCGAAGAAACATGGCGCCAGTCATGAGGTCATCATGTCTCACTCACACGACCCGAAGAAGAATCCCCTGAGCCCGTCCCAAAAGCTGAAGCACGCGAAGAGGGCTTTTCCTGGCACGAATCTCTCGACCTCCAGTAAAGAGAAGCCAAGTCTTCTGCACCACGCCGTCGACCTTCATTCCAAGGGCGTCGAGCACCTGCATGTTGTGGCTGGATCAGACCGAGCCAAAGATATGCACGCCGTTCTGCACAAATACAACGGTAAGAAGACCGACCATGGGTTCTACCACTTCAAGTCAATCACGGTTCACTCGGCCGGAGAACGTGACCCGGACTCAGAGGGTGTAAGCGGCATTTCGGCCAGTAAGATGCGCGAGCATGCATCAACAGGAAACAAGAAACAATTCCATGCCGGAGCTCCGTCAAAGATGAGTGCAGCTCACAAGGATGAGATGTTCCATGACGTGAGAAAAGGCATGGGCATCAAATAATGGCGACAACTGGAAAAGCTGCCTGGGAAAAGTATTACAAATTTGCCGGGGATGTAACGACCATCATTAAGAAAGACACTGAGGCCTTCGATGAGAAGGTTCAGTCGAAGGTCGTAGGCAAGCTGAATGCTGGACAGGAAGTCACAGTTCCATCGACAAAAGACTACGATGGCAAACCGGTTGTGACCTATAAGTTCGGCGGAAAGACTCATAAGGTCAGAGTCAAGTTTGACATGCTCCAGAAACCTGGGGTGAAACCTAGGTCTGGCAGTACAGATAACGTCAAGACCATCGGAAACAAGATGCTGACTCCTGACGGTCTGGGTCTCGGAGGAAAGACCATACCAAGGGCGAGCTTCATTCGTGAGGTCGAGAAGGCGATCAAGAACAACGCAATGGTTGCTCCTCATGCCAAGGAGTTCATGCTTGAGGTGCTAAACAATAGCTCTAAGAACAAAGCAGCTCTACCAAAGGCTAAACTCTCGGACAAAGACATCGCCATCGTCGCAAAAGATTTTGGAGAGATCAGCGGAGCTTGGTGGTTCCTGAATAACTACGACAAGGAAGACGAGGTTGTGGCGATCGAGTTTCCATCCAAGAGCAATCAGAAGCTCGTGGACTACTATGCGATTCTGAAGAACAAACTGAAGGTTCCAGTATCAGCAAAGGCTGGTGGCGGTGCTGCACCGTCTATCTCTTCGGTCTGGGAAATGCTCAGGGGGAAAAACTTTACAAATCCGGATGATCGCAAGATCTATAACTTCATAGGCGCCATCTCAGAAAATTCTGGAACGGATGGAATCGTCATGGCAGCAAAAGCCATCGGATCCCCTCTATATGACCTCGTCGGAAAGCTTATCGGGGAGAAGGAATATAAGGACAAGGAGATCGAGGAATGGATGAAGGTATTCAAGGACGGGGAGTCGGCGTTTAAGGCTCTGGACAAAAACTTCTACTCGAAGATCGGCAGAGCTGGAAAGCTTGAGACTCTGGTATCGGTATGGAATTCTCCCGGCCAGAGAAAATCTGGCGCCATACTGTCTCCGATGGCCTATGCTCTGGTTGACGAGGTCAACAAGAATCCAAAATACACGTCATTTCTGACAGACATCGTTCGAACGAACGACATTCAGCAGCTTTATATTCACCTCTCGGCCAGCTCGGTTGAGTATGAGCTCAGAGGATTTGCCGAGAGTGAATTCATCTTTGAGTATCATTCGAACGTAGCAAATCCTGGCGGAAACAAGATCGGCTTCAAACTCAAGAAGTAGAAAAGTCAGGATCGTTGTACCACTTCTTCTTTGCGTATCCTTTGGCATTGATGAACCGATCCATTAGGCCGAACTCTTGTCCGTAGGCCTCGAGCTCCCACGGGAGATCAAAATAGTCTATCCCTCTTCGATCGATCTTCTTGCCCTTCCACTTAATGACCTGAATCGAGTTAGTGTCCTTCATCTTGCCGGAGGCGTACTGTGCCACATGAACGCACTCATGAGCCAGGCACCGAAGCATCGCCATGATCGTCAGATCAGCATCTAGACGGATCTCAAACTCCCGAGGCATATCTTCGTCATCATCCCAGATGCAGTCTGCCTTTGAGTTTTCCTGCTCCATCAGATTCTTTCGAATCTTGACGACCACGACGATCTCTCGAGAGATCTGGTAACCGAGTAGACGGGTCACATAGTAATCGCAGGCCTCGTGTAGGAGTTTGCGCTGGAACTTTGACCCACCGGTGACCAGCACCTCAGCAGCCATCGGATATGGTCTCCTGGACCGGCAATTCGTCCTCTACCGCAGCAGAACGGGAAGACCACGGCTGATGAGGATCCTCATGGATCGACATCATACGTTCCTCGGCGATCGAGTAGGATGATTCCTGAACGATATCGAACTGGTACGGTTTCATTGGTTACGAGTTGTCGGACTTTGTGCTAATGCTGGTCTTAAAGAGAAACGAACAGAGGACGGAGATCTTCCAGGCGGTCCACCAGGAGATCTCTGGGAATCGGAACAGGTCTGGGAACGTAGAGTTCCAGATCCACATCACAGGCAGCGCCATGAGAAGGGATACAAGGAACGAGATACAGATGGCCGTGATGACTGCCATCAGCATGTCGAGAGGATCGAGTTTCATAGGTTAGTGGTATCGGCGGTCACGGATGGGCTTCCTTCCAGAGGACGTTGAGGTCGAAGCTGTCCAGCGGACCGCTGTCGATCCGATCAGGCATACCGAGGTCGAACCAGAGACGGATATCCTCGGCGGTCATCCGCGAGTAGGGGTTGAAGTCACAGGAGACCCTGCGTCCATCCGCGTGGGTGAAGTCATGCCAGATCTTGGTGCAATCACCGTCGTTGTCATCCCAGGGAGTGTAGGTCCAATTCTTGTAGCTCATGGTCTAAAGTTGTTTGAGGTTTCTGTTCAGAAGGAGGGATCTCAGTCCTCGGAGGTGTTGATGAACTTGTCGGCGTTATACCGAGTCATCTCGGACGCCTCACGAACGACCTCGCGGTCGGAGACCGGCAGGAGGCCAGGGAGATCGGTGTCCTTACGCTCCTTGCGGAGCTGCTTGAGGCGGGCAATGACCGCGGACTTGTTGACTTGCAGGCGACCGTTCGGGAGCTTTTTGGTGAGTTTCATCATGAGGAAATACTAGCAAATTGTGGTCTGGAGTAAACAACTAAGAATTACCTAAGTTGTTGATGGTCAGAGGGCGCTGGAGAACGACAACCAAGCTTTTTGTTTCTGTAGGCGCTTCTCGCTAGCGCTGACGTAGCCAGCGGACTTGAGGATGTCGAGGGGAGCCTGCGTCATCAGGCGGGTGAAGTACTCGAGGGGAGTGAAGTTGTTCACCAGGAACTTCTGGAAGCCAAGACGGTCACGCTTGTTGTACTTGAACCGAGCCACGAACTTGGTCTGAAACACGAGCTCACCGTAGGAGAGGTAGCCGCCGTGATAGTGGAACAGGCTCATGTTCCAGCCGTTGATCATCTCGTTCTGGGTGGTGTTTTTCATCATGAGGAAATACTAGCAAATACCCAGAAAAAGTGAACTACTAAGAATTACCTAAGTTGTTGATTACCAACACGCGCAGAAAATAGATTCACAAAAGCAGAAATGGCTGGCCACCAATAACTTAGGTAACCAGCCATTCTGATGATGAAAAAGAGGGGTGGACATTATGAGGCGCCACCGCGCGCCGGTTGGTCAGAAGACCAGCTTGTCAGCGGGGAGCTGATAGAGCTTTGCGGCCTTACCGCGAGCCTTGCCGTTCGGACCGGCAGACTTCGGCGCGTCGCCGACGATCTTGCCATTGGCCTTGACGTAGTTGTGGATCAACCAGTGATCGGCACCGAGAGCGGTGCAGGCCTGCTTGATGGTGAACGGCTCGCTCGGGAACTTGAAATTCTTGAGCATCGCAACGACCTCAGGCTTGCGGAGACCGCGGGCGGGAGCCGAAGCGGTGGCAGTGGTCGTAGCCGTATTGGCGGACTTATTCGAGGCCTTCGAGGACTTGGGAGTCGAGGCGGCCGTGTTCTGACTATTGCTGTTGTTGGTATTCATAATGAATGAATCAGTTTAACGAGAACCATCCTAACTAGAAACTGCTCGATGTAAAACAAATTGTGAGGTGTTTTTTCTTTTTTCTCAGAACTCATTGGCCATCAACGGCTTGAGATTGAACAAACTCCAGGACCATTGGGAAAACCGGCCTGAGAACCTCTGCGGTCTTTCGGGCCACGTCTGCACATTCGGCCTGAGTCCCATTGGCAGATCGGACGTCAATGAAGTGAACGAAGCTGCGCAGCGTTCCGGCCATGTAGATCCGAGACATCGTGCAACCCTCAGGGAGGATCGCTCGAGCCTGTTCCTTGGCGATTCCACGGGCAGTGGCATCCTTGTAGATGCTCTCCGACAGCTCGATGAGATCTTTCTGCCGTTCCTTCCACCAGATCATGAGGTTCTGGTCATCTGTTGAAACCGAATTCTGGCGGTTCTTCTTGTCCTGCAACCTGGCCTCACGGACCACCATCTCCAGAGCGGCGGTCGGATCGGCATAGCGCTGAGAGAACTCCTGAAACGAAAACGAACGATGCCTCAGGATCTGCCGGGCGATGTCACGAGTGGTGTTGATCTCGACCGTGGCCGAGACCATCTCCAGAGGAGACCAGTGGCGGTGTTTGATCAGGTAACGAACAAGCTTCTCGGATGTCTCCAGGTTGTTCTGGTTTGCTGGATTGCTGACCCGAGCGCAGAAGGCCACGAGTTCCTGCATATCCATCGCAGCAGGACCATTGGAGACCGATTTCGTGTGGCTGATGAGCCGTACGGTTTGATGGTCAAAGATCATATTTTATGGGTCAGGTAATAGGCGAATAGCTCAACGTTCTTTTTATCGAAAGGCCTGACGTCGCCATAGATCTTGCCGTTCTCCTGGATATATTCTGATGTGTACCCTTCCTGCTTCATGGCACGAATGACTCCAAGGTTCAGGATCGTGGCGGAGGCGGACTTCTTCTTGAAGTCCGGTAAAACGAGAACCGCCCCGAAGTCGGACCGAATCACTATTGACCTGGCCTTCTTCTTTTGATCAGAACTTGCGACCATCTCGTGGCTGAAGTTGACCTTTCCGATTTGTGACCCGTCTAGTTCGTAGATCTCGTCTCGTACAGCCTCAGCATAACGCTTTGCAGCATCATCGGCAGCTTTGTCCCAGATGGCACTGGGAAACGGATCCTCGTCTGTGTTGAACGGGACATCAGTATCTTGGTCGTTTGTCATATTTTATACCCAGAGACGGTTACGGTTTTTCACAACCCATTCACAGACCTTTGTATCGTAGTCCATGACTTCATTTTCCATCTCGGTTAATTTCTTGTAAGTGGATGAGTTCGCGCCATTCTCTCGAGACTCGTTAAATGCTCGATTAGCCTCAGCATCGATCGCCTTCGTCATCTTCGCGCGGCCGGCACTCGCGTACTCATAGCACTCGCGAAGCTCGGCAGCAAACTGCTGATCGGTTTCGTTTGTGGTGTAATCATTATTGAGGAGAGCTTCCTCTCGTTCGACGAACTCGATGAGCACCTGCAGGTGGAACGTCACGATCATATCCACGAGGTCGGTATAATGACGAGGAAAAACCTTCTTCCTCATATCGGCTCGGCGGCCTGGTACCCAGTCTCGATAGAACGAGATGACGGCCCACTTCTTATCTCTCCACCAGTATTTTATATCTGTGGCCAATTCGCGAACGAAGAATTGGATGGGATAATTTTTCCTCAGGAAACGGTCGATCTTCGTGGCCTCGCACTCCTCTTCAAGAGGGTTCCAGGTGTATGACCATGGAGTCTTATACCATGGAGTGATCCAGAATGAGACCCTGCGTTCACGCTCAGATTTCGGAAGTGCGACATATGCATCGTAGGTCGACACGTCTTTTTTGACGTGTTCGTCCGCGTTAAAAAGAAAATCTCTTGTAAGGGTCATGTTAGTTGAATAGCCAGGTTCTGTATTTACGGCTGAACCATTCCCATGTCTCGGCAAGGACACCGATGACCAGAGATAGCAGCGTGATTGCGATCATGATTGGGCCGGACACAATTACGTTCACCACCGATTTCCAGGGCTTGACCTGGTTCGTCGAGTCGAACATTGAAAGGTACAGAAAGATTCCTGCAATGGACCAGATTGAAAGTAAGAGTAGGATTGCGATTTTCATAGTGCTTCGTAGGCTCCAAAGACAGAGCCGTCTGGGTTTAGATCTAGAATGAACGGACGATTGACTGCGCGGTAGGATTCATCACAGACTGAACAATTCAGGAATACAGTAGATTCGCTGCATTCCATTCCGTATCCGCAGTGAATGTGGCCAAAAACATGTGCGTGAGGCCGAATGTTTTCAATTGTGGCGCGGAGATCCATGCAGCCAGTATTCTCCGCCATCATTCCCGCCGGAGTGACCTGATAGACTGTATCACAGTGGCCGTGAGCGGGCCCGTGAGTGATGAGGACGTGCGTATCATTTGGGATACGATCCCAATGTTTCTTGATGTCTTCTCCACGATCACGATTGAAAGCCCAATTGTAGAACCTCGGCTGGACCGGAGATCCCCAGAAGTTGATCCCATTGATCGTAGTTCCGGAATCGTTAAGATAACGGACCGACGGTGGAATGATCGGATCGAGATCTGACCGAGACGCTCTCTCCATCCAAAGATCATGGTTTCCGGCAATGCAGATCTTGTGTTCGTACGGGAGATTCCCGAACCATCCAAAGAAACGTACGCAGTCGTAGTAGCTGCCATGGGAGCAGAAATCTCCGGCATGAATAATGGCATCACCATCTGGTAACGGCATGTCAAGATGCCGACCATGGGTGTCTGATATGCAGACAATCTTCATTTGATTGTGCTCTGGCGGTACGAGTTAAAGCTTCTGATGAGCATCTCAATCTTCTCGCACTGAGCAGGAATTTTGCAGGCAACCGAATACCTTGGAAAAATCATGGAGAATGTCACGCAGTGGTTGATTAACCAGGCGGCTGCGTCATATCCATTTCCTTCTCCATCGAGTTCATAATCAAATGACACTTCTTCTGGGATTCCCCGGGCCGCAACAGCGACCTTGAAGTCCAAAAAGCTTCGCAGTTGAACCCACGAAGAATCTGGAGGATTTTGAGTGCCGAGAAAGATCTTGTAGCTCATCAGAAATCAGGACCATCATAGTCCATTGAAATTGGTTTACCGGTGACCCAGTGATAAAGAAAAAAGATAACGATGAAAACAAACGATGCCAGCCAGATGAAGGCCATGAAGTTCAGGACAGCAACGATGACGTTCCAGATTGGAGCCAGCGTTTTGATGTATGTCAGTGCCATGTTCTGTGTTTTTCAGCTACCCATTCCCAGCCGTCATATTCTTGAATTTCCCACTCAACGTCATCAGGAACTTCGACGACCTTTAATTCAGACCAGTTACCACACGCTTTATTCTGCATCTCCTCAACGACAGTGACCAAATCTCTGTCGTCTCTACGAAGGGGCTCCTTGAGGAAGTCTGATTCAGATATGCCTCCCTTCAGCTCTCGAATTCTGGCGAGAGCCTCGTCCGAGATGAAGAAGCCACCGTAGTTGGCGTTGATGACGACCTTAGGCATCGGATTGCTCGGATGGACCGACATCGGTCGGGCGGTGAGACACCATCGTGGCCGCAAAATAATGCAGCACGTCGATGTTCAGGCGATATGCCTGTTTCTGGGCACGAAGATCCTTCTCCTTCTGAGAAGCTGTCTCCTTGAGCTTTGGAAGATCACCCTTCGGGATCTTGCCGTGGATCCCACGGACGGTCTTGGCCATCTCCACCATGCGTTTGATGCGGCGGCGGTAGATCGGAGAATTAAAGACCTTGAGTTGCTCAGCGTCTTTCTTTTGATTTGTGCTCATATTTTGTTGGAAAGTCTGTACAAGAAATCTGCGGTTGAATTGAGTGCTCTGCGGATGTAACGGCTAACAAAACGGTACGGACGAGTACCAAAGAAGAACCGATTCCTCCAGCGAGCCTGTTCGCGTATCAGAGACTCTCGAAACTCCTTGTCTCGTTGCTTTCTCTCGGAGTTATCCTCCGTTGTGAACTTCACCAGAGTAACCGAGTCGACCTTTCCGTCGATGAAGACGACCTCAAATTCGACCCAGTAATCGTACCCAGAGACCGGTAGACGATTCCATTCGGACTCCTGCAGGAAGTCGTAGACTCTGGCAGTTGTGGTAACTTTTACCGGATCTAGGTATTCTCCCGTACGATCCATGTAACCAAATCGATCTGATAGGTTCTTGGCCTTCGGATCGCCCGCAATCCACTTCTCGTCTCGGTATTTCACGATGAAAAGTTGGTTGCCCTGTACGACGTAGTTGTCCATCGAACAGTCGAAGTCCTTCGTCTGGAAGGACCAGTTGTTTTTGTTCAGCCCATGGGTGACCATTTCCTCGGAGAAAGGAAGCGGATCCGCCCAGCTGACTGTGTCGAACATTCCCATGATCTTAGAATCCTAGCATGTTTTGGTGGTTTGTAAACACTTATTGTATGGTGAAATCACTAAAATCCTTGGATCCACCACGGACCGTGGCTTCCTTGGAAAGGGTCTGGGCTTTGTCCTCCACATCGTACAGCTTCATCTTGGACCGGTCAACACCGATGATGAACCTCTTGTTGGCACTCGGGTCATTGTACCGGTTCTTTAGCTGCTTGACCATCATCTGGCCAAGCTTCTCAAGCTCCTCGGTGGTGATCAAGGCAAACATGAAGTCGGCCGTGGCAGGAAGACCGAATGACTCGGACGTGTCAGTAAGCTCGAGGTCGGTGTTGCTGAAACCAGATCGAGTGGTCTGGGTTGCAGAGAAGATCGGCACGTTGAACTCGACCGCCAGACCACGAAGCTCCTCGGCAATAGCCTTGATGAGTGAGTAGGTATTGATCGAACCACCTAGGCCCTTCATTCGAGAGGAGGCGCAGATGTTCAGGTAGTCCACGAAGATCACATCTGGAACAACGTCCTTCTTCAGCTTCAGTTCATTCAGCAAGGCACGAAAGTGCCCAGTGTGAGCTGATGCTGTCGGGTATTCCTTGATGATGAGCTTGCCGACCGTGGTACCTGCAATGCGAGTGACCTTATCGGCAAACATACCTTTACTCAGAGATGAGAGTTGATCGATCTGGATGTTCATGAGGTTGGCATCGATACGTTCAGCGATGCGTTCCTCTGACATTTCGAGAGTGATGTAAAGGACATTCTTACCCTGAGCTAGAGCAGAAGCAGCCACGTGGCACATGAACAGAGATTTGCCGACACCAGTGCCTGCGAGTGCGATGTTCAGCGTCTTGCGAGGAACCCCACCCTTGGTGATGGTGTTGAACAGCTCAAGGTCGAACGGCAGACGATCCTCGACACGATGATAGAAGTCATACCGCTTCTCAAAGTCCTGCAGGTAATCATGTCCGACAGAATTGTCGAAGTTGATTCCCAGAGCCTTGTGAAGGATGTCAGGAATCGCATCCTTCGAGAGATCCTTCTTCTTGCCATCGATGATCTCGATGGATTCCATGATGGCCAGGAACACGGCGCGGTCTTTGCACCACTTCTCCGTGTTCTCTAGCAACCATGTTTCTTCTACTTGAGGATTCTGATCCAGAGATTCAAGGATCGAGACCGCCTTTGGATACAGATCCTCAGACGTCTCTGCCTTGTTCTGGAAGTCGATGTCCAGAGCTGCACGAGTCGGCAGCTTGTTGTACTTCGTGATGAAGTCGAGTACTAACCGATAGACGCACTTGTGTGCAGAATCGAAGTACTCAGTCTTGATGAATGGCAGAACTTTCCTGCAAAACTTCTCATCGTTTACGATTTTCTGAAGAATCGTTGTCTGTAGTTGATTTGACATCAGAGGATTTTCCGTCGCCGAAGGTATAGTTACCGGTATCGAATGCGCTTTGGATGATGAACGTTAGAATGTCTCCGACGTATGTATTGAAGTTCTTGTCGTGTTCCAGATCTTCTTTGATAAATTTATCTGGGCAATCGACGATGCTGAACTTATAGCTCAACGTTGCAGTCTCGGAGTCTTCGTTGACCTTGAGAGAAATCTTTCCGTATTGGATGATAACATCCTCGTACTTTTTGTCAAGGATTCGTACGGCATACGTTTCATTCTCGCTGTCGAGAAGCTTGTAAGATTTAGAGGTGATCTTATTCTTCATCCTCTTCGTCCTCAACTGATAGATTTTTTAGGTTTGACTTGGTGATCTTTGCTTCCTCATTATCTAAGATAGAACGATAGCCAACGGTGAAGTGGCCCTTGATGAACTCCTTGAAGTCGCTCGAGTTGAGAAGCGGATCCCAGAACTCAGCTGCGTATGTATCCTTCTCGCGGTACTTGTTCTCGTCGCCCTTGCGCTGGTACCAACCAGCCGAAGGCTTCGTCACGAAGCCACCGAGCAGCGCGGTCTCGAGAAGACCAGAGTACTTCTCAACGCCACCGTTGAATGAGACCGAGATCGGAATCTTTGACTTCTCCTTCACGAAGCGAGACTTGTCGATGTTGATCACGAAGTGATAGCCGTGCAGACCATCGTCATCCTTGTCCTGCTGGCGACCAAGCATCCAGACTGCATTGGCAGAATAGTAGATGCCGGTACCACCGGACATGACGTCCTTCGAGTACATCTCGATCGTCTTGTAGCTATGATTGATGGCCACGAGCGGGATGTTCTTGAGAGTCAGGTACGGAGTGACCATACGGAACAGACCCTTGAGAGCCTTAGCTCGAGACATATCAGCCACCGACTTCTCGTTCATTGCATCCTCGACTTCCTTCTTCGAGGCCAAGTTACCGATCGAGTCGATGATCACGATGACCTTCTCTCCACGCTCCAGGCCATTCAGCTGATTGACCAGATCGAACTTCAGCTCCTCGACATTTGTGACAGGAGTGTGAAGAACTCGAGACGGATCGATACCGAAGGTCTTGAAGTACTGTTGTGGAGAACCGAACTCAGAATCGTAGAAAAGCATGACGGCTTCTGGGTACTTCTTAAGATACGCAGAGGCCATGATGAGCGAGTAGCTCGACTTGAAGTGCTTCGATGGACCGGCGAGGACCGTCAGGCCAGAGGTAAGGCCGCCATCCAGAGAACCCGAGAGTGCCACATTGAGCATCGGGATATCCGTGGGAATCATGTCCTTATCATTGAAGAGTTCGGACTTGTCCAGCACGTCGGTCTGATCGATCTTTGAGTTTTTCTTAAGCTTAGATAACAGTGATGACATAAAGGTATCATGTCACATTTCGTGACGGTTGTAAATCTTATTTTGTCTGAGAATCGTTCCACTCTTTTCCACTCCAGTGCGGATAGGAGGCACGAGAAAGATGAACGGACTGTGGTTTCTCCATGGCCTCGAAATCAAGCTCTCCCTTTTCGTTGAGGAGCTTGTCGGTCCATCGGAAAATATCCACGCCGTCGATAGAATTCGACAGAAGTTCTTCCACAAAAACCTTGCGGATCTCGTTACGCTCTGTCCAGGATCCGTAGAACGGAGTTCCCTTGTAGTAACCGGTCTTAGGCAACTTGCGAGATTCGTTCTCGATGGGCAGCGGTTCCCAGATACGAATCACATCGGCCTTGACAGATTCTCTGAGTTCCTTTGCCTGCTTGACGTACCGGCACACGAGTTCTTGAGTCGCTTTCTTCGGATCTGGCTGACGAAGCAGGTGGTGACGAATGTCAATGTTGCCGAAGTAGACCTCAAGCTCTTGGTACTCGTCGTCAATAACAAATTCCTTGAGTCCCATATCCAGAGCTCCATATAAAGTCTTGAACGGTACGGAGTTGACTTCCCACCCTGTACGGTACATCGAGATCGCATGTGAATCTCCGAAGGCAAGTTTTCCCGATTCAACAAAATCGTTCGTATGGATCTTCAAGCTCGAAGTCACCATCTTCGATAGATTTTCCCAGTCGACGTTCTTCCAGGCTGGATGGGCGTCTGGTTCTTTGTCCACTCGTGGCTTGATCATCCCGGCATAGTCTGGGAAATCGATTGCCAGTGACCATACTTCTCCCTTGAACTTCGATAGGTTAACGATCTGATCGATCGCCGCGTAGGCCTTTACGCCGCCGAACATATTGACCGTACCACCCCAGTCGTTACCGTGGTAAACGGCCAGGATATCCCAGTCATTGTAGTTGTCGATCTTGCCGCCAAAGTTGATCGTGACGTCATATCCCTTGGATGCAATCTGGTCAGCATAGATCACGGCCTGAGCGGCGCGATGAGAGCTGATGCGCTCCGAGATCGGAGCCATCGGAGTAGTTACGAGTACTGATTTCATCCTTTAGATTCCTTCTTTGCCCAGTCACGATAGGACTTCGTCTTCTGAATTATGGTCTCGTCTTTCAGAACCGGTTCGGTACCGACGTTCCACATGAGGATCTTCTTTCCGCGGACATTCTTCGGGACGTACTTCCAGACTTTCGCATCGTACGTATTGACCGTCGGGAACGGCGGCAGGTTCTCCTTCTTCTCGGCTACAGTAAAGTCCAGAGGTTCGGTGATGACTTCGGCACGGCCAAGTTCACCTTCCTTGAGATTACGAGCCACAGCCACACAGTGGAACTTTGCGTTCGGCCAGGCGATCTGCAGGGCACGAGAGAGCACTCCGGTCGAGATGGCCACATAGACTTCATCTGGTTCCGGAATCATCGAGGCTGCGTGAACGATACCAGCGGTGGCTAACTCGTGTTTGAGGCCGAGAGGAACGAAGAATGCGCCGTTCTCTTTGGCCCACATCTCGGCCTTCCGATTCAGGTTCGGCATGGCAGCAATGCGTTCGAAGTATGCCGTGGCACCGCGCTCGATGCAACAAGCCTGATGGCGAGAGATCTCCTTCGAGGAAGGCATGAACAGAACAACGTTCTTGTTGTGCCTCTTGGCCACATCGGCGATCGAAACGCCGGCCAGACCCACACGCGGCTGGCAGTACACGATCGTCTTGAGCGGCGCCTTGGCTGCCAGTAGATCTCCGGCGCGAGTCTTCGTACCAACGATCAGATCGTCGCGTACCACCTGTACACCATCGTGCTCCACCACAACTGGTGGCGGATTGTACGGTTTCCAGCCTTCGCAAAGACCTAGGTAATAGTCCTTGGCATCGGCCCAGGACAATCCTTTCAGGTCTTTGTTGATTCCGTCAACGACATGATTATCGTGCGCCATAAAGTTCCTTCACTTTGTTCTTGTATTCCGTAACAGTCATTGCAGCCCTAGACAGTATATAGTCGTCGGACGGGTGTACATCCAAATCGTTGAAAGATTTGATGAGACCAAGTTCAAGCATTGGCTTCTGGCGCCCGTACGGGTGATCGGTGATTCGGTGAGAAGACCACAATTTGTCTCGATCCAGGTGGCCATAGTCTGCTCCAGGACGAACATAATTCTCAACCCAGCGGATGAAGTCACAGCACACGTCTTCGGCATTGTAGGGAACCGATCCAGTGTCCAGATAGATTCTGTCCATCACGGCATCCAAGAATTGTTCCTCCTTCAGTCGCCCCATCGGCTTTGCCAGGTACGAGATGCACTCGACGGCATTCGAACCGTAGTAGAAATGGCTGGTCCGATTGACGAACTGAGGGAACCAGTCCGCGACATCGGCAATGAAGGCGGCATACTGGAAGCGGTAGGCCCGCAGACCATTCTTCTTGTTCCAGGCAAATAGCCATTCTCCCAATACTCTCAGATCCTTCTGGGAAGGAGCTTCCTGCAAAAATTTTGCGAAGTCCCTGACCAACCTCGGAGCAAATTCGGCCAAGTAATAATCACCGCCTCGCTTGTACCCCGACCCGGCATGTGGTTTTGGAAATGCCGGGAACTGATATCCCACCGAGGTGTAGAATGACTTTGGATACGTCTTTACCATCTCCACCATTTCTTCGATCGTATTGCACTTGTGAAGTTCGAAGAGTAGGGTATTGTGGTAACCTGATGGTTTGTGAGAGTAATTGATTCCTGATCCGCAGACTCGGTGCAACAGGAAGACGTACAGCCATTCCTCTAGACCGAAGACCTTCTGTTTACCGGTCCAGTTCGTGGCCACGATTTTCCGCTGCTTGCTATGGTGGCCATCTTTCATCTTGTGCCAGTATGGATGTTCCTCTGCCCATCCATAGAATACGTCATTGACGATCTGAGAGAAACCGGCGTACTTACGTTCCACCACATCGTACAGTTCGACGTTCTCGAGAAGAGCATCTCCCATTTCAGATTCCTTGTAAGGAATAATGCCAAGGTTACACTTGGCCTGCTGATCCTTTGCCAGATTAAAGTAGCGAAGGAACTCGTCGTAGTAAGGGGTCATTTCAATTTTCATGCGTACAGGTAGTTATAGCATTTTTCAAGCGCCGCGGCCTCAAACTTTGGATCGTTGAGTTTTCGATTCAGAGGACTCGGGTGAGGTAAAGTAAAATGCTGGACCGATATCCGATCCAGCGCTCGCGAGGCAAACCCGCCAAGGGCAATGACCTTATCGTAGCCTTTTGTCAAGGCCAAAGTATTCAGGTCTAGATTTGACAGCCTTGGTTTTTGCGCCTGCGAGCTGTTGATGAACGAGTACCTCTGGATCTTCAGGCGATCCATCCATACGTCCAGTCTCCGGAGTGATGGAGATCTTGACCGGTTCCCACGGGTTTTCGCTGGGTTCATTCCGACAACTATGAGTCTCGGTGAAATCGACTTCGTCGAGCTGAATTTTTGCTTCATGAAAAAGTGTTCGGGTGAACTCACAGGATTCTTTCCAGTTATCTGGTACTTCCTGCCTCGGTATGACCACGCGGCCGATTCCTACCTGTATGATTCCCTTCGCGCACTCTGAACAGATAGGAAGCCCGTGCACGTACATGGTTGCACCGGCCAACATCGCACCGCTAAAACTGGCGTTGTAGATGGCATTCATCTCCGCATGAACGACGTACCGGTATTTTGTCGGGCGATCGTTCAGGCGGTCCTCGGTATCTTCAATGCCGCGTGGGAAACCGTTGTAACCCTGTGACAGAACCTGGCCCCAGGTTCCGATTGCCACTGCTCCGATCTTGCGAGAAGGATCTTTGGACCACGAACCGACCTCTCTGGCCAGGCTCAGGTAGCGGTTGTCCCACTTGTTACAGTTCATTGAATGAGGTTGAAGTGGCGCTCGTAGACGTGGAGTGATCCGACCTGCCAGGTCAGAGTTCCCATTCCATAGCGGTTATCGCCCTTCGAGTTCAGATCATCGAGAAGACGACCCATCACTTCGTGTTGCCAGGCTCGGTCGTTCTTGTAACCAAAGACGACATCATTGGACCGCATCTGAACCACGGCATGAAGGTCATTGTTGCGAATCATGTACTGAACCGCATTGGTGCACATGAAGTCAGACATGTTATCTCGGCAATAATCAGAATGCATCGTAGGACGCGTGTAGATCATGACGGCTCTGCGGCTGTTTGGATTCGCCAGCAGCTCGAGCATCACCGACCAGTATTGCTTATGATTGTCCGAGGAATAGATGCACCAACCATAGTTGGAGTTGATCTCTCCTTTGCTGGAGGCTACAGCCTGCCAAACTTTAGGTGCACCTCCAGGAATGTCCGCGACCTTCTTTGACATGCTGTCATACCACTGGATCTCACGGCGGACATAGTCCCAATTGACGTCACCGAAAATGGCATCCTCGTTCGCCAGGAATGAGGCGCCGACCATCTCGATGGTCTTGACACCGGACTTGTCGATGACGAAGTCCTCACGGGTCAGAGCATCCTTGAAGTGTTGGCGGATGTCTTTAACTGTTAGCATTGGTGAAATACTTTGTCTGAGAGTTTTCTGTGCCGGTGACGGTCAGGTTTCCTTGGGCTGGTGTATTACAGTCCAGGTAGACACTACCTGCCGGAGGAGGATTGAATGGCTGGCCGCTTGGCGGCCCGTAGCTAGTTATCTTAATGGTGCCAGTCGTAGTCTTCCGAGGGCGATTCAAGAAGTCACGCTTCGGATCCTGGCCATCGATACCACCACGAATGAACGCAGCGGCGAATGAGGCGTAGTTGATCAGGTCTTTGGCTGAATCTTCAAGCGACTCAAAGTTGGGATTGTAGTTTGGGTCATTCTCCATGGCCTCGAGGACCGAGCGCATGCGGAGGACCTTGGTATGGATGATGTCCAGGATAGAAGCGAATCCGCGAGGATAGTAGTCCGCTTGGCGGATCGTGGAATTTGGATTCTGGTAGTCATTGGACTTCTTGAGCTGCAGTTCAGCACACTCGTGCAAGATTTTAATTGATTCCTTCATAGGTGTCAGATCCTAAACAGATGGTTGCGGTTGTAAATCACAAAAAGATATGGCCGAGATTCTGTCGGTTGATGCTATTCTTATTAAGAAACGAATCTCCTTTGTTTTGAAGCGATGGTCGGCGTTCCCTGTCTGGGCCCGTGAATTGCTGAGTTAGAACCTTGGCAGAAATAATTCCGAGAAGGCTAACATCGGCCTCATAGTTCTTCAGGTCCTCGTTCTGGACTCCGTAGAAGATCACATAGTCGAGCATCCCTGCGGTTGCACACCTAGTGACGTGCTTGAACATTTGGTCGTTGAAGGATATCCATTTCGTGAGGCCGCCAATCCGGCTCGTCTTTACCTCAACTCGCGCCGCGTCCATCTCGAGCGGCAGAGTCCACCCACAGTACGCGTGGATCGCCTCGTTAGAGGCTTTCACGTCATACGCAAAGGCTGGACACTCCTCAACTGTTACGCGACGGCCTCCCGTCGCTTCAATGAAGGCTTGTTGGCCGAATGCGCCTCGCAAGGAATTGTTAATCTTTATCTGCTCCGTGTCTCGGTAATTGAGGCTGCGAGAATTCTTAAAGATCTCGGTCCCCTCTGCGATAGCAAAGGAGACCGATTCAGGGGTGAGCTTGACTCGCATACTCAGGGCTGGACGGCTAGACCGAGGCCACGACGAACCATGTCCGCCGGAGCAACGTAGGTCTTGCCGTCGTTGAGGCACTGCAGGCGATACGGCTTCGCGTAACGCTTCGGCTTGTAGCCGGTCAGCTTGTAGGTCTTGCCACCGTAGGTAAAGGTCTGGCCGACGTTCTCGTCGCGCAGGCCGAGGTACGCCAGATTCCGGCGAAGGTTGGCAAGCTCGGTGTCGACCACCTCGCCAGCAGCACCGCGGGTGGCGATCTCGATCTTCATCGTGGCGGCTTCGGACGTGAAGCGGCAGGTGCCGGTCCGAAGGACCACGCCGTACCGGTTCTCGATGTTCTTCATGGCGAGGTCGAGCTCGGCACGAATCGTCTTGAGGGTCTGCTTGTCGAGTTGGTTAATCATCATGCCAATATCCTAGCAAATTCCTTGCAAAGGTAAACAACTAAGAATTACCTAAGTTGTTGATTACCAATGCACCATAACTTATTGATCTGCATGGGCATAGGCGTACTCGATTGCACGCTCGGCTTCCACATGCAGAGGCCGCCGTTGGTAGATCCTCGAGGTCTCTTCGTCTAGCTGACGAACCATGCTCGAGATCTCCTCTGGGGATATCGGGTACTTCCGTTTGACCGCATTACACGCGATGCTGGTCATGATCTTGTAGATCATACGGTACCGACCAGAACCGTCGATCCCAGAGATGTTCCGGTACTCTCCGATGAGCTTCTTGTTGACGAATGGGCAATCACGATAGGACGTCCAACGAACGTCTCGATTCGTCATCCTTTCCTTCCTGGCCTCCATCAGTGCATCCCTCATGGCCTGAGGGATTCCATCGAGGATGCTGCCGTTCGTCTTCTGCAGATAGGTGTGCCGAGCCATGAGCTGGTCAGGATCGATCCACTTACCAGAGTTCGTGAAGATGAAGTTGTTGGCACCAGGATACTGAGCAGGAACGTAGTACATACGACTCAGATCCTTTGCCTGTTCGTCTCCGATGGAATTAAACTGCTTGTTCAGCGCATACCAGAAGTGACGTATGCTTTCAGCCGGAACATGACGAACCAGAGGAAAGACGAGACGGAACTTCGGCTTCTCTATAGTTGAGGACGCAGTCGAGTAACAGACGAAATGATAGTCCTGGTACTGAGCCAGGCCAGTCTGCATATCACCCTCGTAGGAGTCAACATCCAGAGCAGCCCAACCCGCCCATGCGATGACGTTCGCGTTGGCTCGGGTCGAGTTGGGCTGATAGATTGCGGGAGAGATGAGTGAGGATGATTTTTTCATCTCTCCCCTTTTTGCCTTATAACCTGGCATTTTGCTCAGGCGATAAAGTACTTTCTCGAGATCGGTCCACTCGGCAAAATCCATCCGCTTGGATGTCTTGTTGTCGAAGATCGAATCGAAAACTGTCAGTGAGTGCTTCACTTAAGCTTTTCAAGCAAACCGATATTACCAGTATGAAATGGAGCAATCCAACCTTTTGGCTTAATTAAGTCTGGCAAGCCAAGCGGGTTCGGACGTGAATCCTTGATGCCAACTTGCTTAGACATATTTGCACGATGCACCTCATCCCAAGCAATATGAGCGTTGATATCCAAAGCATCCATTGTTCCGATGGCAACAACGCATAGATCAATCAGCGCGTCCGTTACTTCTTCAGGATCGTCGGCGTTTCGCATCTCGTCAAGTTCTTCTTGTAGGAAACGAATGCGAAACTCCAAAAATGCTTTTAGCTTATCAGCATCCATCTTGCGTACTGCATCATTGACACCGAACTTGCGGTGCATATCAGCGATATCTTGTACCCAGTCGTTGCTCATACGGCGCCGCGTGTTGGGTCGTAACCAGTGGTGTCTACGTTTTCGTTATTGGCGAAATCAAACTTTTGCTGGTTTGGATCTTCCTGAACTTCAGGTTGGGCCGGCTCGTAGTTGTAATCTTCCTCACGGATATCTGGCTCATCTGAGAACGGAACGAACTCAATCGTGCCGTTGTCTAACATATAGCCGCAGGCCTTCAGAAAGTCCTGGAAACATTCGCATAATTCTGCGTGTGTAAGATCCTCTGCGCGCTCGACATCAAATGTAATTGTGCGAGGAGGAGATGAATAGTTGATACCTTGGTAACCCTCGGTAGTATAACTGAACGTGAATGATGAATTATGATTTGGCATGTTGGTATGATATGATGGTTAACGGACAAAGTAAATTATCAAGTGAAGAATTGTTCGAGAGTCACTTCCTTGGTAGGATTCATTCGAATCGCCTTAAAGATTGGATCGAGGGGATCAAGAAACGTTTTCTCGAACTGGACCTCGCGGTCCACAAAATTGTCTAGCTTGAACTCCTTCGGAAGAGATTCGGGGAAAGAGATGACGTTCTCGTGAATCGGATTCGGTTCTGCCAGGTAGACAAACTTGATCTTGTCACCCTCTCGGATGAGTGGGTACTTCTTGGTGAGACGATTCTTTCTGACCAGATTATTGTAAAGAAGAGCGCCTCGGACATGGATCGGAGTTCCCTTCTCGTAGATTCGATTTGAGATCACTTGTTCGTCGAAGAGACTCGGCTCATCGATCTGCTTCTTGTTTCGTGGCATCCACTTCTCGATGTCACTGATACCACGAGGGAAAGAGATCTCATCAACAGGCATAGCCATGAACTTCGATCGAAACTCTGACAGGGCCTTCTTTACGTCTTCCTCAGTTCCGCTCATGATGAGCTTGAACATGTTGCCCATCTCATCACGGCAGATCTCGGGAGTCGAAGACTTGACCGCCTCGATTCCCATCATCTTGATCTTCGGCTCGGCATACTGGACGCCTTCGTTGTTCAGGACGTTCAGGATGTAATGCTTCTTGGCCGTCCAGATGGCACGATCAGCAATGGCCTCTCGCTTCATCACCATACGATTCTTCGGGCAGAACGTCTTTGTGGCCAGATTCTGCATTGCTTCCTCCAGAACCGGTTCGACTGCCTTCTTGCAGAACTCATCGAGGAACTTGCAAGGATTCTTCGGATCAAACTTCTGTACGAGTTTGTCCATTGAGACGTACAAAGAATCGGTATCGATCGCGATCACGTAGTCCTTACCCTCGGTCTTCAGAGTTTTGTTCATGAAGGCATTGACGGCCTTCTCCGCCGCTCGAATGGCTGTCTGACCAGTGAGAGTGATTCCCTCGGCCACCCGCAGATCAAAGTACCTGAAGTAGATGTTGCCGCACGCACCGTAGAGACTGTTCAGAAGGATCTTGACGGCGATTTGGTGATTCTCCAGTCGAGAGATCTCGCGCTCACACTGGCGACGAGCTTCCTTGTCGGACTTCGGAAGTGTCTCAAGCTTCTTCTTTTCGGCCAGCATGGCCTGCTTCAGGCTGACACGCTGATTGTAGATCTCGTCGACCAACCGAGGAATCACTCCTTGAACGTCTGACCTGAAGTGAACACCATTTGCTGCCATGATGTTGTTATGGACCGGAGTGAATGGTCTGTCTGACAGCAACATGTCCGGATCGATGCCAGGCGTAATGTCACCCTGTCCACCGATGATGGTCTCGGGAGACATGTTGTACTGTACGAACAGATTCGGGTACATCGAGTTCACGTCGAACGAGCAAACCCAATTGTGCTTGCCCACGGCCACGTCCTTCACGTATCCGCCCGGGTACGGGACCCGCTTTCTCTCCTCAATGAATGCAGGTATGGTCACGTTCCTCTTGCACAGGTCTCGGTAGATGATCGAGTCCCATATTGCGGTCGTGCCGAGAGTGTCGATGTAATTGACACCACCGATGTACGCTATGGTGAGTGCCAGAGTGATCAGGCCGAGCTTGTCCTCGAAGCGTTCAATCAGCTCAACGTCCTTCAAGTTGTAATTGAAGAAGGTCTGAGGATCGTTATCGTAAAGCTCCTGAAGCGTGCCATCATACTGGATCTTGTCGTCACCCAGAACCACCTTGGCGATGTGAGACAGCTTGTAGGACTCTTGGTTTCCGTAGGTGTGAGTCGTGAACTTCTTGAAGAGATCCAGATAGTCTAGCTGTGAAATACCCAGGAGATCGATGAAGGTCGCTTCACGGGATCGCCCCTTGAACGAGATCTTTTCTTCCTCGCACATCTTCCAGGGTGAAAGATGGAGTGCGAGCTCTTCACCTAGGACGCCGCGGATACGAGCATACAGATACGCCACGTCAAAGAGACGGCTGTTCCAGCCAGTCACAATGTCTGGAGTATTCTTCGGGTTGAACCACCATTTGAGGAAGTCCATCAACATGGCCTTCTCGTTTACGAATTGGTGAACCTCGACCTTCGCCTTGACAGAGGAATTGGTCTCATCATAGGCTTTCATGCACCACAGATGGAAGCAATCCTCTTTGTTGTTCTTCAGGGCGATGGACAAGATCTCTTGGTCACCGGTCTCAACGTTCGGAAACCCGTTGTCGGAACGAGTCTCGATGTCTATGCTGACCACCTGGATCAGATCACGCTGAAAGAGAATGTTTCCAGGAAACTGTTTTTGGATGAACTGAGAAACGAATCTCGTGTTGCCCCAGAGTGGGATCTTGAGATCCTCGCACATCTTCTTGTCCTGATATGCTTCCTTGATCGAGGCGTACTGCACCTCGCGTAGCTTCTTTCCATCCAGAGAAACCCAGGTGCTATCCTCAAACTGCTTGGCCGCCTCCTTGAAAAGGGTGGGCTGAAAATTGATCTTCTTTTTGACTCGAGATCCGTCCTCGTAACCTCGGTACAGGATCTTACCGTCCTTCGAAAGGACATTTGTGTAGAACGTCATACTCAATACCCTAACACGACCGGTACAAAAGTAAACAAAAAACGGCGGCCGTTTCCAGCCGCCGTGTCATTCTCAATGAATCAATGTCAATCTTTCAGGAATGACTTCTTTGTTTTCTTTGTCTCTGCTCCAATCTCGATCTTTCGCGGGCGCTCTTCCTCTGGAATCACGCGCTCGAGCTTGATGGCCAGAATGCCATCCTCGAGATCTGCTCCGTTCACCTGAACGTGTTCACCCAGAGTGAAGGTACGCACGAACTCACGGGAAGAGATTCCCTTGTGAGAATACGTACGAGTATCCTCCTTCTTTCCGGTGACAGTGAGAATCGAATCCTTCAATTGGATATCCAGATTCTCATGCTTGAACCCCGCAACCGCAATCTCGATGAGGAAATTATCCTCGTCGATCTGAACAATGTTGTGCGGCGGGTAGTTGTTCGTGTTGTTCACCGTATTACGGGACAACTCATCGAACAGACGTTCGAATCCCACGAAGTTTGAACGTGGGAATGTGAATGACGCATTATTGGTAGTATACGTTGTCATCTGACTTTCCTCCTAATGATAGCAAGGTTAACTAACTTCCACCGGCCCCAAAAGGGCACCGATGGTTGCCGACGGTATTGCCGGCAAATTTATTTATCAGGATTTCGTGTTGCCGATAGAATACTTCGGCAGCAGTTCCCACTGATTCTTCTCTTTGTGAGGAATGATCTTAATCTGGCGTAACGGTGCTTTTTCCCGGCACTGTTCGGTATTCACGATGGAAGCCAGTCCCCAGTCTGAAAGAAGAGTGGCAATTGTGTTTCGCCTCTGAACATCGTTCACGTTCAGATTTGAAGGCTTACCATCCAGCAAGAACAATTCCTTGAAGTGAACTATGAAATAACGGCCCTGCTTGTGCAGGATGTGGCAAGACTGGTAAAGCTTGTTTGTCTCTTTTCTGGAGGCGACACCGATTCTGGTCAGCGTCTCTCGGATTTTCAGGAAGTCATCAGGCTGACTCAGCGTGACCTCAAGCATCATTGCAGGAGTCCACTCGACCGGAGTTTCGTCGATCTGAGTGCTAGCCTGAGGCTTTATTTCCTGATTTTCCACCTTTGTCGATTTTAGATTTGAGTTCGCTTATTTGTGCTGCACTCAGGATCGACAAAGCAGACCTAGCCTTTTCATTACTGTAGCCATAGTATTCTTTGACAATCATGAGGTCTTCAGTTTCCTGGGGTTTAATCCATTTGCTGAAGCGTTTATTCTTTCTCACCGTATTTATCAAAAACGAATACTGGAGAGGCTTATCTGCATGATGCAGCCGATTCATCTCATTTGCCAATAGGACCGTATCCGAGAAATACGATAGCCCACGGTTCACCATGAAGCTATTGTAGGCGTTCTCGGATACAGAGTCAACCATCAGATTTTCCTTCGAATGGTTGATGCTATTGAGATAGTCGAAGAAGTTCACCTGGAAATGAAGTCCGCGAAGCATTCAGGCTGAACCCAAACATAAAGTTCGTTGTCATCCTGGACGTAGTAATCAAAGCGCGATTCGCCTGGGCCGAGAGCCACGGGATCCATATCAAGTATGGCATAGCGCTTTCCTACAGTGAGTTTACGATCTGCTGGCGCCATGACGCAAACCATGGATCCAAAGGCTTTGTGAGGGAGCGTGTTTGGCCAGTTCATTTCCATTCGATCGATGCCATCAGTTCGGTCATGCATGCAACCATGTTGAGCTCATGATCTGCCACGAAGGCATCCTTGTACTGGTATTCTGCCAGAATGAGAACAACCTGAGGAACTGACTGAGGCTTCGCATACTCGACCATGTTGTCAAATACTTTTCGGAAGATTGCAGCAGGTTCAGTGTCGATGTTGTTCGATACCCAGGCACGCATGGACTTGAAGTCCTTTTCCTTCAGGGATTTCATGAGGATCGAGATGTTAACGTCACTAAGGTTCGAGAGAAGACCGGTATCGATCTTCCCTGAAGAGCTGTAACGCTGACACTCGTTGATGATACGACGCCAGTCTGGCGCGTGCTTCATGACGAGCTCGATCAGGACCTTATCGTCAAACTCGACCTTCTCGGTCTTCAGAATGTGAATCAGCCTCTTGTAGAACTTTGCTGCAACGTCAACAAGCTGCTTTTTGCTGGTATTGAACTCAATAACGGCACAGCGAGAGTGCAGGGGTTCAATGATCCGATTCTTGAAGTTGCATGTCAGGATGAACCTGCAATTGTTTGAGAACTCCTCGATGAATCCACGAAGGGCTGGTTGAGTCGACTGAGGATTCAGGTAGTCTGCCTCGTCAAGGATAACTACCTTGTGGTTGTCACTCGTGAGAGAAACTGAGGAAGCAAACTGCTTGATCTTGTTTCTGAGCGTGTCGATTCCTGATTCTTCAGATCCGTTGATCAGGATGTAGTCCAGATTCAGCTCGTTGCACAGCGCACGAGCCACTGTGGTTTTGCCAAGACCTGCAGTTCCAGTGAGAAGCATGTTGTGCAACTCACCGGAGTCAACTACTCCCTGAAACGTTTTCTTCAGATGTTCAGGCAGAACACAGTCAGAAATGGTTGTGGGCCGATACTTCTCGACCCACAGATGTTCACGATTCGAGTCTGCTTCCTTCATGGGGACAATCAAATCACGAAACGATGGTCTTGTAAATCGCCTTGATTTCTGATGCTTCGGATTCGAACTCGGAGACGCTCTGTTTGTGGTAGAGCTTCGCTACCTTGGACATGGTCTTCTTCGGAGTCTTGTACTTGTCCTCGAGTGCGTTCAGGATCTCCTTGATCTGAGAACGAGACGTCTCGATGTTGGTATACTCCTCAGAGATCTGGTCGAGGGCTTTACGGATCGCTGCGCGATCTTCAATAGATGTAGGGATGTTGCTCATGATAAAAATTGGTCAAAAAAGAAGGCGCGTTCTTTACAGACTACGCGCCAAAAGTCCGATCGGATTTGCTATCCGTTAGCTCTGTGGAAGAGCGGCGCCTGGAACGGTTTCAACACCGCCGGCTGGAGCGGCTGCTCCACCCTGCTGATCCTTCGGGGTATTAGCCTTCAGGAACTCGACGAAACGAGTACGGAGCGTGCCGATTGCGGAGAGCTCAGGACCCTCGAATGCTCCGCGTTTGGAGCATACGTCGATCATTTGAACCACTGCGGCCAGATCGTTAAGACCGAGCTGCGGAGGTGTGTTGGTTTGACCCGCTTCAGGAGCGGTAGCGTTGGTTGTATCTGCTTGGTTTTCCATGTTGTGTTGTACCTAGGTTTGTTCGACTTCTTAGGAACCGAACGTCGACTCTTTTTCAAGAGCGATCCAGTATTCAACTGGAATACTGGTGTTCTTGAAGTGGCTGATCAATTTAGAACTGAACGAGACCACGTAATCACCCGTCATCATTTTTAGGTGGCTGATGGGTATGATGAGCGAGAAGACCTTGGTGCAAGCATTCTTCTCGTCCACCACAATCGTGTATTTATTCGAACTCTTGTCCTTCGGATTGACAATGTTCGCTGAAATCCTACCATTTTTGCCCTCGAGTTGGATCGAGCTGTGGCCTAACACAGATGCCGCCTTCTTCAGGCGATTCATAGAATCTGACGTCAGATTTAGAACTACCTCAGGCGCTGGCATAGACACTCTCCTCGTAGGTACCGTGAGGGTGTCGAGGGCTGCATACCGGTATTCGATGGATGTGTTGCCATCACGAATTGTGACCGATGTCTTTCCGAACTCAAGCTGAGGTTGATCAACTAGCGTGAGGATAGATAGGAACTCGTTCAGATCGTAGATGCCAAATTCTTGTGGCATCACCTCTGCGATTTTTGCAGATCCCATCATGGTCTTTGCGTCCGAGACCGTATCCACGATGGATCCCTGCTTGAACAGCAGATTTGGGTTGATGGCCGCGAAGTTTTTGAGGATCTCGATTGTGTTTTGTGAGAGTACCATGATGGATAAAAGTGGATTGGCTGTAGGATTTTTGCCCTACAGCCAATGTTGTAGCCTAGAACTTAGCGGAGGTTCTGAGCGCTACGAGCGGTGTCATAGCGGTACTTGAAGATACGGCGACCGGTCTTCTTGTCCTTATGACGGTTGGTCCAGATGACGTGACCCTCGTCACGGAGCTGCGCAACGACTGCCGAAGGATTGGCAATCGCGAGGCGGCGCTCGAGCTCAGTGATGGTGAACTCCTTGCCGTTAGCAAGGAACTTGATCATACGCGTCTTCTGGTTTGTGTTGGTCTTAGCCATGGTATTATGTTTTCAATGATCCATCTTTGTTTTAAGTTGCATGGTGCGGATCACTCACCATGCAACGATCCTAAACTGTTTCCTGTTTTTGTAAACAGGATTTGCTGGGAATTAGAAGGAGGCTGCGTTTGCTGCCTCCGCGGTAACCGGAGCATCAGCCGGAGTTACTGACGGTTCGCGAACCGGCTGAACCATCGGATCGATCTTCGTGTAAAGATCCAAGAACGCAGTTTTGGTATCGAGATCGAAGCGACTGATGCACATCTGAACAGCCTTGAGGCGATCCTCGAAGATCTTGTAGGAATGGGCGATGTGGCAGAGACGTCGGGTCGAGATGACCTCGTCAACGCCATCATCGGCAAAGGTCTTGCGAATGACCTCTGCCCACGTGCAGAGCTTCTCAGCGAAGTCCTCGTCACGGCGGCCGTACTTCTCCATGTGGCGGAGGACAATCTTCTTCTCCGTGGCGAATGCGGCGTAAGGCTGCTCGATGGTGGCCACAAACCGCTCGAGGAACGCCTCGTCGATAATGGTGGCTGCCACAAATCGGCCATCGTCAGAGCCCTTGCCCTTTGTGTTGGCCGTCGCGATAACATTGAACCCCGGAGACGGATGAATCACTTCACCGGTCTTCTTAATCAAAACAGGCTTGCCCTCAAGAACACCCTGCAAGCACATGATTTTGTTGGTCGCTCGATCGATCTCATCGACGAGTAAGATGGCGCCTCGTTCCATGGCCTTGATGACCGGACCTTTGGCAAACACCGTATCGCCATTGAGAAGTCGGAAACCACCGATGAGGTCGTCTTCGTCTGTCTCCGGGGAAATTTGGACTCGGATGTACTCGCGGCCGAGAGAGGCACAGGCTTGTTCGACCATCATGGTCTTGCCATTGCCAGAGAGGCCAGCGATATAGATCGGATAGAAAGTTTTGGCCTTGATGATCTGGGCCACGTCAGAGTAGGCACCCCATGGTACGTAGGTCTCGTCCTGCGAAGGGACGTACGAGTCCTCGTTGATTGTCGAGGAGATCGCAGCCGAAAGCTTCATGACAGGAGTTGCAGCGACCGGCTTTTGAGGAAGCGGCTCCGTGGACTTCTTGATGACTCGAGTGAGGTCGTAAAGGCCACGAGAAACCTTGAACTCGTCGCCGATGAGTTCGGCTGCACCCTTGAAACCGAAGCCGAGCTCTACGGCTACGTCATCGATCTGCTTACGGCGGAACTGAACTTGGTCAGGGTACTTCTCGGACAGGACCGAGATAATCTTGAGGGATGTGTCTTTCATGATCTAAGAAGAAATCAAACTACGCAGACATTCTACACTATTTCGCGGCTCTCGTACACAGATTTGTTGCGGTATAAGTTGTTGGTGTTCTAACCACTTAGGCAACAGCCTCTGAGAACTTCGTCACGAAGATGCGATTGCCCTTCTTAGAGGCAGAGAAATTCTTGAACTGGCGAGCGATCTTGCTGCGCGTCATGTCAGGCGTGATCTCTAGCTCCTCGTCCTCGATGTCGAGGTCATTGCCAGATCCCACGATGAAGAAGCTGTCGTAGCCATAGGCACCAGGAAGAGAGAGGAAACCATCTTCCTTGTAGGACTGCTCGTACTTCGGCATCAGCGTGTTCCAGTTCTTCATACGGCGGATGGCTGCAGCGATCGTGTTGTTGAGCACCCAGCGGCCGGCAGGGATAAAGAAGCCCATCGTATCACAGCCGGTCGTGATCTTAAGGTTCTCGAGCAGCTTTTCGGTCATATTACCATGGTCCGCAGTGAGGACTCGACCGTGGATCTTGAACGAGGTCTTGGCATAGAGCTGATAGCCAAGAACACTAGGAGAACCGACTCGGTTGTCAAACCTCACATTGGATAGACCGACGCGGAGAGGATTACCGGCACCGTCGGTCAGGAAGATCGCGGTGACCTTGTCAAAGTTGTGCTGAGCACGGAAATCCTTGATGATATCGTGAGCGATCACGATCGTCTCGTTGAGAGGAGTACTGCCAAGTGTCTCGACACCAGACTTGCAGGAATCGTTCTGCGCGCGGAGCCACATGCTATAGATGGCATCATTGAACTCCGTCTTGCTAAGATCAGAGTTGACCAGATCGAGGAGAATCGTATTGGAAACGAGGACTTTATCCGTACCGCCACCGATGACCGTAGCGTACTCGACCGACTTGTTTCGCTGCGAAATGTCACTCGTGAATCCATACACCTTGAAGGGGATACCGGCCTGACGGCAGAAGAGAGCCATGTTGATGAGGTGCTTCAGGACAGAGGGAAGCACCCGAGCCATCGAGCCAGAGTAGTCCACGAACATCACCATTCCATGATTCTTGGCGTTGGCCAGCTTGGTGACGCTGAGGAACACATCATCGCTCGTACGATAGGCATGCAGGCGATTGAGGTCGAGCGAACCAGTCTTGGACGTCGTGGCTCGAGAATACTGATGGGCAGACTTACGGAGGTCAAACTCCTTGACCATCATACCGATGACCTTCCGATTGGCCTTGAGGAAGTCGTTGAACCTCTCGCGGGCCACGGGGTTGTTAAAAGACTCGGAGAAATAAACGCTCCGCATACGGCGAGTCTTAAGCTCATCGTAGGGCATGATGTTCTCCATGCACTCGGCGCGCGTCGGGGCCTTGGCGAAGCAGGTCTGAAGGGTCTCCTTCGATTTGTCCAGAAGCTTCTCAGCGTTGAGATCGAAGCTGCGCTGAGTTGAGACATCCAGATTCGTATCCGGATTGGCGAAGTCGGTAGGCTTGTCCGTGCTGCTAGAAGTACCTTCCTGCTCGGTTTTCTCGGCCGTGTCCTTGGCGCCACTTGCGTCCTGAGGATCAGGCTTCTCAGACGTCTGCTCGCCTTTCTCGTCAGAATCATTCTGCATCGAGTCGCCCTTCTTGTCATCAGACGAAGAATCGTCCGAGTCATCCTCCGCGGAGGTCTCTGCGGTATCCTTGGAGGAATCCGAGCTCTGCTCCTGCTGGCTAGACTGTTCGCCTTCGCTCTCCTCGCGGCCATCCTGAGACTGGGGCTGCGGGGGCTGAGGAATCTGTGGCTCCTGCTGTTTAGCGGCAGCCTCTTTGACGAACTTCTCGAGATCGAGGGCGGCCTGAACGACCTCATCCCACGTCTGAGCAGCTTCGATCTGCGCTTTGATCTTGAGCTCGTCGGGGCTAAAGTAAATGTCGATCAGATTCCGAAGCTTGAATTTGATGTTGAGGCGGTCAGGAAGATTGAGCTTGCCAGTACCGGTCTTGTTGATGCCAAAGAAGTCGGCGGCAGCAAGGTCAGCATAGCCTCGAGCGAAGCAGGAGATCAGGCCAGGATACTGGTTTTGGATCATCCGCTCGATGCGAACATCCTCGACGAGATTGATGTAATCCTGCCGAGCACCCCGCATATCCTTGTGGAAGTCGGTGGGGGTGAACAGAGCGTGGCCAACCTCGTGGCCGACGAGCAGATCGTAGACGTCTTTGCCCTTGTTCTGCCAGATGGGGAGGCCAAGGGTGCGGGACTCCACGTCAAAGAAGGCGGTCTGAAAGTTGCCGTGCTGGATCGTGATGTTCTCCTTCGAGAGCAGTCGGGCCAGCGTGCCCTGTGCAGTGGAATTCATCATGACAGAATCCTAGCACGACCGGTGCTGGTGTAAATAACTCAGTTTGCTTTTGTTTGCAAACTCTTCACCATCAACAACTTAAACCTTATTTTTGTTTGATCTGCGAGAAGTTTTTGACCTTCTCAAACTCGATTTTGTTCGGGAACTTGCTGTCCAGAGCATCGGTCTTGTGAGAGATGATGAAGACTGAGGTACCGGCATCTAGGGTCTTCAGGATCTTCATGAGGTTCTCCACACCATCGGCATCCATCGAGGAATCAAAGGTCTCGTCTAGAACCAGCAGGTTCGTGCTCACCGAGTTCTTCATCTTGGCAATCTGACGCCACGTGAAAAGAAGAGCAAGGTCGATTCGCTGCTTCTCTCCCTCAGAGAAAGATGGATACGAGAAGTCATCGCGGTAGCGAGACTTGATCGTCTCCTCGAACGCTTCGTCCAGGTTGAACGAGACAAAGAAGTCGAGAGTCTGCAGGTACTGGTTGATGAGCTTGTTCATCACCGGCAAGTACTGGCGAATGATCTTCGTCTTGATGCCGGTATCCTTCAGCATCTCGGACATTGCTTGGTTGTAGGCGCCTTGCTCGTAGTAGATTGATTTCTGCGTGGACAGATTTTCCTTCAGGTCCAGGAGTTCCTCGAGTTTCTTCTCGGCCTCCTCGAGGCTGGCGTCTTTCATCTCTGCATTTTCCTGCTGGAACTCTGAGATGTATTTGGTATGAAGTTGAATCTGAGAACGGTTAGTCCGAATGAGCTGTTGGATTTCGTCCAGACGGTTCATCGTGGTAGAGATCTCTCCAAGAGAATCTTCGACCTTCTTCAGTTCTTCTGCGAGTTTTGCCTGACCATCGGTCAATTCTCTGGCAGATTCTTTGCAGGCATGAAGCTTCTCGGCTTTAAATGTAGGAACAAGCATCTGCGAGCATGTGGGGCAGTTATCGTGGTTTTCGTAGAACTTTGCATCCTTAACCACCCTCTGCATGTTCGACTTGATCTGGGCCTGATAGGACAGCAGGGCCTGTCTCTTTTCCTCGGTCTTCTTCAGCGAAGAACGTATGTCGTTTGGAACTCGATCGGCCTCTGCCTGAAGCTCTTCGTTTTTGGCCTGAAGTTGCTGAACGATTTGAGTGTGTTCCTCAATCTTCTTCAGATTCTTCTTGACGTTATCGGCATTGCGATGTTTGATCTCATCGATGAACTTGTGTTGCATCGAGATCGTACGGTCATTGACATCGGCCTCATGAGCAGTTGCTCCTAGCTTGTCCCGAAGCTGTGCAGACTTCTCTTTGAGGATCGTGTTCATCTTCGTGAACACATTGATGTCCAGCAGATCCTCGATCACTTCTCGCCGGTGCTGAGCCGGAAGCTGCATGAACGGGATGAAGGACGAGGATCCGAGAACCACGATCTGATGGAAGGACTTGTGGTTGAGCTTGAGTATATTCTGCTCCAGAACCTTCTGGTAGTCCATCGCATGCGATTCCTGGTTCACCATCTTCCCATTCTGCCAGATCTCAAAGATGCTGGGTTTGATTCCACGTCGAACTAGAAACTCTGTTTTTCCTACAGTAAACGCAACCTCGACTTCACAGTTCTTTCCATTGATCGAGTTCACGAGCTGTGGCTTGTTGATGTCTCGATGTGGCTTTCCGAAGAGAGCGAACGAGAGAGCATCAAGCATCGTGGACTTACCTGCCCCGTTTGGTCCGACCACTAGAGTGGACGAACGGTTGTCCAGGTTTATCTCGGTAAAGTCATCCCCCGTGGAGAGGAAGTTCTTCCACTTAATATGACGAAATGTAATTGCCATGCCTTAAACGGCCTCAAGATTTTGTGCCTCTGCGTACAGTTCGCGAAGCTTGATTTTAATCGTGTCCTTGTTCAGTTCAGTTTCAACTGCATCAACATATGTATCCATCAGCGTGGCGGTATCGGTGATGGCATCAACAGCATCAGAGGAAATACGGTCTCCGCTGAATTCGTCATAGCTCTCGGCAATCTTCAATTCGAACGGATCCTGTTTCTGCAGGCGATCGATAAAGCGGTCGAACTTGAAGAAGTCAGTCTTGTTCGCCACGACGACCTTCACGAACTTACCCTTGGCATCGGTTACGTCGATGGTGTCCGGGTCGAGTCGTGCATCGTTGTAGATGAACTTGCAGTAGATCTCGTGAGGATTGCGGATCTCGTGAAGCTCCCGTGTGGCCGTATCGAACACGTGGAAATACTTCCAGTCGCCCTCGTCTGCCCAGGTCATCTCGAACTGAGTTCCTAAATAGTGGATGTTGCCCTTCTTCGACTTGGTATGGAAGTGTCCTGACCAGACCTGCTCAAAGCGAGAGAACAGCGCAGGATCCATTCCGCCGTGAGACTGAACACCCTTCATCATATCGAAACCATTCAGTTCGAGGTGACCGCCGAGGATCGAGGCATTGCACGTCTCCACGAACTTCATCGACTCTGCATGGTTCTCTGGATTGATCCATGGGAGAAGAGCCACATTGCAGCCGTCATAGTTCATGACCTTTGGCTGCATCACGATGTTGACGTTCTCCAGGAAGTATCCCAGAAGTTCTTTCAACGAGCAGAGCTCATTCGTATTCTTGTAGACCACGTCATGGTTACCAGGAATGATGTCCATCGTCATCCCCAGTTCACACATTGGTTCCAGGAACGTCTTGCGGTTATGGTTCAGCGCCTTGAAGTTGATGAACTTCCGATGATCGTAATAGTCCCCCAGGTGAAGGATCTGCTTGATCCCATGCTTCTCGCAGTACGGGAAGAATACTTCGCCATAAAACTTGGCGAAGTAGTCCAAGAAAACGTCGGAGGAATTACGAACTCCGCAGTGTGTGTCGTTGAGAACTGCAATCAGCATATCATGTCAAGCTGAGACTTTGACTTGTGTTTCTTCTTGAACTCTTTGATCTTCTTGTCCACTTCGTTCTTCCGATCGATACGCTTCTTGAGGACGTTGATGAAGCCAGCATCTTGAATGATTGCTCCGCCAAATTCATCCTCGGTGTTAGACATGAAATCCTCAAGACCGGCGTGCTCGATGAACTTAAACTTAATGTCCTGCTGCTTCTTCTCCTTCATGATACGGCGAATGAAGGCATAGTAGCAGATCTGCGTGAAGTACGCAAAGGCATTCGGGTACCCGGTGCGAGTCGTGGCAGCAATGTTGTAATTCATGATGGCCTTGATGCAATTCTCCACAGCATCCATGACCATCTCTTCACGATAGGTGTAACGAATGAAATTAGGCTTGTGAGAAAGACCCTCGGCGATCTTGAGAAAGCAACGGCCGATGTACTCTGTGATCCGTGGAACTTCCTTTGAGTCCTTCTCGGCAGCCCTTACGGACTGCACATACTCGAGAACAGCCTGTGAGAATTCACGGTTGTTCACATAGTGTTCGCCTTCCCGTTTTGATTTCTTCACGGGAGGTTTGATTAGTGTGTCAGTTTCAGTTGTCATTCGTCATGATATTTCCATCCTCACCATAACACTAACTAACCTGCACCAATTGTAAAATAGAAAGCTTTGGCCAACTATCTATTTTACACCGACCTCGATATCCGGTATTTTGTAACTGCCTTGGACAGAGGGGGCAGTATATCAGTTGTTCCGGTAGTCTAGGCCATCCTGGCCAAAGTTCAGGTTATCCCAGAATGATTTAGGTTGTTTCTTCTCAGCTGGTGCAGGTGACTCGCCTGATTTGAGATCACGGATCCCTATCAATTCACCATAATGCGTAGTGAGATTTTCATCTGGCAGTGCAGCAGAGATGATATGGTCCTTGCGAATCATGTGCACACGAGTAGCAGAACCTAAGAACCAATCTGAGTAAAACGTTGAGGCCTTGATGCCATCAGCACTCTTTTCGGTGATCACATTGATGATGTACGGATCTTTGATGAGAAGATTCTTGTCAGTATCCGAAACAACCTGGCAGATCACCGTTTCTCCGGAGACCAGTTTAAGAACTACTCCGATGTCGTCGAATGTCATTGAATTGGTACCTCGTGGATCTTAAATGTGAATTTCTCTGAGCCGTACAGTTTGATTCTCTCGGCAGCGTGGTTCAGCGTGTAATTTCTATGTTTCTTCCAGTGAAGATCATCAGCGATGTCAAACACCTTTGTGGGTCTTCCATCATCTGATTTTCTGAGGCCTCTGCCGATTGACTGAAGTATTCTTATTTGAGATTTGGATGGTGACGCGAAGATGATGTTGTGCAGGTTTCTGATATTTATACCGGTGGAAAACGTACCCATGGATGCCACAATGATCGCATCCTTCTCCTTCTCAGTGATGGCACGGATTCTTTCACGCTCATCGGTTTCAACGTCACCAGAAACGAAGAACAGTTGACGAGTCCTACGAGGGAGTTCGTTGAGCTTCTCGTCGATCATCTGGTACAACGGTTTGCCATGTTTCTCCACGTAGTTGTACAGGATCAGGGTATTTCCATCCTGAGCCATAGCGAGATTTCGAATGAACTTATTTCTTCCCTGGTGACCTATGATAAAGTCGATCTCCTGCTGGTAATCGTATTTCTTTGTGTCCTGACAAACCAGATCGGAATACTTCATGAGCAGAACATCGATCGAGAGTTGTGCCAGAGCATTCGAATCCATCAGCTCCTTCGTGGTCGTGACACGGTGAACTGGGCCAAACAATCCCTCGAGAACTAATTTATGAGTCTGTGTGCCATCCAAGGTTCCGGTCGTACCGATACGGTACTTGGCATCCCGTAACTTTTCCATGATGGAACTCAACGATTTTGCCTTGAACGTGTGTGCCTCGTCTCCCACGACCATTCCGTATGGTTCGAACCACCGAGCATCCATCTTGTAGATGGACTGCCAGGTCGTAATGACCACACGAGAGTTGATATCCATCTTTTCTTTGCCGGAGTAGATTCGATGGCACTCCGTCTCATTGTCCCAGCTCTCGTCCAGAGTTGAATAGTCCTTGAAGTCGGTGAACATCTGTTCGACCAGGGACGTTGTCGGGACGATGAGCAAAACCTTTTTAGATGGATTCTCCTCCAGGAAATACCGGATCAGGCAGTAGATGATGAGCGATTTACCGGATGCTGTAGGACTGAGCAGAAGAGAACGGTAATGAACCAGCGCGTGATGAATCGCCTCGAGCTGGTAGTCTCGGGGCTCGATCGCTTTTCCGTTAGCATAAAGCTGTAAGGTATCCGTAAAGGTCTTGACAGCATCCAGATCTAGATACGCCTGGGCATCGGCTCTTCCGTAGTAATCAGAATCGACGTGCTCGAGCGTGCAACCACGAACCTCTGCAAATTCATCGAGGTATGGTATCAGGCCCCCGTACAGCGTCTTGGCTCGAGAATCGAACAAACGGATCTTGCCATCCCAGAACTTGTTCTTGTAGGCCGGCATGAACTTTGCCCCTGGGACCATAAATGTAAAAAAATCTGTTAATTCATATGCAGTAGATGGTTCGCATTCGATGGTTACAAACACTTCATTCTTCTTTTTAACTTTGAGAATTTCAGACATGTTTGGTGGCTTTTCCAGATTTTACCCATGATGATATTGTTGAAGGAGCCACGCCCAATAATTTAGCGGCTTCTCTTCCAGACGAATACGTGACACCATCTATCGTGACGCTTTTAGATATGGCTTTAGCTTTTTTCTGCTTGTGTTCTTTAGATTGCTTGGTTCCCAATACTGCTAGTCTAGCAGCTTCAGTCGCCCCGGTTTTAACAAAGTTTATTCCCTTGCGTTTTAGCGTCTCGCTTATTTTTTTCTTACGTTCTTCTGTCACAGGTCTTCCCGCTCCACTTCCGCCGTAGGAATAATTATATCCGTGCCCGTCATAGGCATGGGAATTTTGCTGCCTGATATGGAATTCTTCCAGAACACGAAGTGTATACTCCTGATCATTGCTCTCTTCTAGGATTTGCCAATCGAAGGCATCCTTGCCGTATTTTGCAATTGCTCTGTGGAAGTGCCACTGCGGATCACGCTCGGCTTCCCACAGATGCTGGTTTTTTCTACGTTCAAAATTATCAGTGTAGCCAACATATTTCTTTCCGTTAATCCGATTGGTTGCGCAGTAAATGAAGAAGGGCATAAGTGTATTTATACCCAGGATGTTTTACCTCAGACACCGCTCGTGAACTTTTTCCATTCGATCATATTTTTTATATGGCTATGCCGCCACTTCACGGAGTCTAGGATCTCCTGAAGAGTTTCGACCAAAGTCTTGAGGTAAATGATCTGAGCCTCTGACTTCTGCAGTTCAGGATCAGAATTGAAGTAGTAGTCCATGTCGGACTTCATGATCTTCAGGCCATTGAATGGATCGTACGGCCAACCATACTTGTCGATGGTCTCCTTGTCTAGCTTGCCGTTGAAGTGAAGCCACTTGTCTCGCAGCAGAGTCTTCTGGTCAAGCTCAAACTTCTTCAATCTGAGCTTAGCGGTTGACAGGAGCTCCAGATATTTCGCATGCAGTCGGGCGGTTTGTTTTGACGCCTCATCGAGGTTTAGGTCATCGATGACGGAATCTTTTTTCCACATCTCGTGGATCTCTTCAATGTTGATCATAATATAATGGACTGTAAGTATCTATCTTACTTCAGAAAGTAGAAATGGGAATACTGAAATGAGGCATCAGCGATGACATACTCCACGTCAGTGTTCTGCGTATGGAAGTCGATTGCTCCGATCGAGACTGGAAATGCCTCAACAAATCGAACCTGGCGTATCACATTGTTGCTGCTGGTCAGAATGTGCAGAGTGATATCGTACGCGTTGATTGTGCCGGTGTTCGCGTTATCCACCATCCAGTTAAACAGCTCGATGTAATTATCCATGTTCTCCGTGACCATGTATCGGATATCTAGTGGTGCATAGATCACCTTTTCTCCGGGATATGAGTTCTGTTTATTACGAAATGGGGAATTTGCCTCGGTGGCAGAAACAGAAGGCAGAGGCGAGGAAATGCAGAAGTACTCGGTATTTGAAAACTTGGTCGAGTCGATCGTCAGCTTGAACCCGTTCGGGGACAGCAGGTTTTTATTCAGCGTGAGATTGTTCATGCCATTATTTATCGTCACAAAAAGAGGGCCCCCTTTCGAGGGCCCTCAATTAGTGTATCAGTTACTTCGGCTGACGTATTAGACGTCGAGCAGGTCAGTGACCTTGAAGATACGGAAGTAACGGTTGGCGCGGTTGGTTCCGAGACCGTTGTCGGTCTGGGTTCCAGCGACTGTGGCCTCAGCAAACGGATTGGCGACCATGCCGTAGCGGGTCTTGAATCCGATGCGTGGCTGGAAGTCGGACTGACCGACTGCGCGGACCATCGTGAGTGGCACGTATGGGGCGTAGAAGAGTCCAGCGTCGTATGGGTTCGTTCCACGATATCCAACCGTGACATAGTCATCGGTAGCATATGGATCGATGTAAACCTTGGTGCGACCATTGAGAACACCAGCGAAGGTGTTGCCAGTGTCGTCAACCTCGAGGTTCGTGCTCAGGGCAGGAGCATAATCCAGCACGCCGGCAGCGGCGAGGGCTGTTGCAACGTCGGATGAGCAGAGGATGAAGTTACCCTTACCACGGCGTGTTGCCTTGGCGATCTGGTTGGCTTCGCGCTCGATCTGAACGAGGAGACCCTTGAACTTTTCAACGTTCCAACGACCATCAGCATCGGTCTTCAGCGAGAAGGTACCGGCGGCTGTGATATTGGAGCTCTGGGCGCCAAGGATGGCCTTGACGTTGATCGTGCGGATAACTTCGCGATTGATTTCAGCGAGGATTTCAGCCGAGAGGATGTTGGCGAGCTCGGACTCAGCATCGAGACCGTGAACGGCCTTGAGGTCCTGAGCGAGTTCCATTGTGTATTCGGCCTTCAGAGCGCGTGAACGAGCTGTGACGGTAGCCTTCTCGATCGAGAATGCCATTTCGCCGAAAGCAGAACCGGTGTTACCGAGAGCTTCAGCAGAAGCTGTCGTAATTGCGCGACCAACAACGAAGTCATCAGCGATTGTGTCGGCTGGTGTGGTGTCGGTGCCAGGAAGTGAGGAAGAGCTTCCGCCCTGTGTTCCTGAACCTGAGAATCCGGAATTAGCTTCGTTGAAGAGAGCTTCAGTTCCACCTTGTGTGGAGTACTTGCTCTTCATAGCGAAGATCAGTCCGGTAGGACCGCTCATTGGCTGGACGCCAGCGATATCATAAGCGATCAGGTTTGGCATCGAGCGACGAACGAGGCTGATGAGGATTGGATCCCAGTTAGCCAGATTGCCTGTTCCACCAGTGGTGGCGTTGGCTGCTGTCTCGGTGATGGCCTGGAAGCTTGACTGCGCACGCTCTTCGCGGAGGGCGCGCTCTTGCTGCTCGAGGATGACTGCGGTAACTGCCTTGCGGTAGTTATCCTTGATGGAAGGCAGATCCTTGTGCTCAAGGATTGGTGCCCACTTCTTTTGTAGGTTTTCTGAGTTGAACATTTTTGTAATTACTCCTAACTGTGTGTGCGTGTTACGCTGAAAGCCTTATGGCTTTACTGTGCGTGAAATTGCTGCGGAAGCGGCGGCCATGAGTGGGCTGAGTTCAGCATCCTCTGTGATCGTCGATTCTACCGCGGTTTGGGTTGTTTGGGACTTAACAGCTGGCTTGCGGAAGTATGACTCCTTGATGCTCTGGACCTTCTTTGTGAAGACCTCAGCGTTCTCGAAATCAACATCCTCAACTAGCGAAACGAGTTTGGCAGCCTCTGTTGAAGCCAGGTCCTTCGAAGCCTCTGCGATCACTTGCGTGCGCTCGAGCTTAGCGACTGACTCTGTGAGCTTCATGTTAGACTCTGTGGCCTTGAGCAGTTGTTCCTCAAGCTTGGAAACTTCCGTGTTGAGTGTATCAACCAGGTTTTCCTTGCCCTCTGGGACCTCGATGTATGATTCAGTGAAGACGTTCTTCAACGCTCCAATGAAGTTCTCGGCGATCTCAGTACGGAGTCCGGACTCGACTGCAACCTTGTTCTCTTCCATCCAGGTCTGAACAACATAGTTCAGATAAGAATCAACCTTCTCGGCCAGCTGAGTGGTCACCGTGGCGACTTCCTCGTTCAGGCGAGCGTTGTAATTCTTCTCGATGAGAGCGACTTCGGATGCTACCTTTGTCTTGACTGCGGATTCGAACAGACTTGAGGCCTTCGAACGGAAATCCTCGGTGAGTGACTTTTCAGCCTGCAGAAGAACCTTCAGTGACTCATTGGTCTCGTCTTTGTCTTCTTCCTCTCCGTCATTTTCCTGTTCACCGGCATCGTCTGTCTCTGTCTCAGTTTCCTTTTCAGCCTCGCCATTTTCTTGGCCAGGCATATCGGAAGGCTGAGCTTCTGCTGCAGGATACTGGACCTCATCGGCACCAGGATCTCCAGCGGCTTCCTTCTTCTCGTCTTTATCGGTGCTATTGTCACCCGTCTGCATTGGAGATGGCTCCTCAGCTTTCGGTGGCAGTGCTGGGTTTGCCAGCGTACTGTAGACATTAGCGACCTCTTCGGTCTTCATGTTGACTAACTGTTGGTATACGGCATTGATGAGACCTGCCTTCGTCTTTGGAGGTTCGGCTGTTGGTGCTGCATTAGCTGCAGCATCAGCGGCGGCTTGCGCCTTCTTCTGCTCCTCTGGTTCATCGACCTTTCCAGGTCCCTGACCGACGTGGTCTTCCTTGCCGGCCTCTGCAGGAGCAGAACCGTCAATGGCGCTCTTAGTCTCGGCATTTGCCTTTACGGCATCCGTGGCCTCTGAGCCTGTCTCATCTTTCTTTTGGGATGACTCTTCACCCGAAACTGCAACCTCTTCAACGAGTCCATCCTTGCGTAGTTCCTCAACAGTGATGTCTTCGATCAGATCGAATTGACCTTTCTTGATTTTCTTAGACATGTGTGCTGTGTACTACTAATGTAGCGGTTATAGTTTTGAGAGGAAATCATTCCAAACCTTCAGCTGCGCCTCTGCGAGACGCTGTGAAGATGCGTTCTTAATTTCAGTCTCATACTTTTCAATTTGCTGAGCTTTCAGGACACCATTATCCCAGACCCATTCGACGCCCTCCATGATCCCGTTGACGAAAGCATCGGGAGCGGAAGGATCTTGAACGATGTCGACGGTGGAGAGGATAAAATCATCCGAGACCTCCATGATTCCGTCTCTGCCCTGTTTCAGCGATCCCATACCACGAGTAGAGACACCTAACTGGACGCCGCCTTCGATTAAACCTTTCACGATCTTACCCATCGGCGTGTCTAGTATCAGTGCCTTTCCGACAACGTTGTTACCGTCCCACTTGAGTTCGGTAATACGATGTGAAACTTTATCCAGGTTGACCGTCGGGCCATCTGGGTGATTCAGCTCACCCACTGCACGGCCGGTACGAACCTGCTCATTGATGTACTTCTCAACCGCCGGCTTCAGTACCCCCAATGGGTAGCGGCGACGGTTGCGATTCGGCTTTTCAGCCTGCATGAAGACTCCCTCGAGACGGACCTTCTTGATTCCGCCCTCGGCGGCTTCGGTGATGTATTGTAGTCCTGAGTCGTTAAATTCGGTGACGAGTTTCATGCGAGATTAGCAATTCCACTTCTTGAGGGCGAGAGCCTTGCGCGTCGGCTCACCGTTTGGTTTCTTCATAGGTCCCTTGACCCCAGACATACGTGCGCAGAAAGACTTGCGGCGGTTATACGCCTTGCTACCCTTCTTCAGTTCTGAAGGCTTCTTTGTGACTGGCGCCTGAAGATTTCCACCAGTCTTACGGTTGTAGTGGTCTCTTCCCTTTTGGGTCAGACCGCCAGTTGAGCTCTTGTGGCCCTTGGCGTCAACCGCTGCCTCATCAATAGCTTCTTCCTCAGAGAGTTCAACGGATTCTTCGACTGCCTGATTATAGATCTGACTTGCAACTGCCATCTTGCGGTCGTCCAGGGCAGCATTGATCTTCTCGGACATCGCACGGTTAAATGAATCCTGTGCGCCAGAGGCGTCACCGGTTCGTAGTGCATCGATCATCGAGTAAATATTGCTGCTCATTTTGCGTAGTCTTATTTATAGGTTGAAATGCCTTGACTCTAGGTATTAGGCCGATCGGTCGAAGGTCTCGTTCGCAGAGATATCCTCAACTCCAGAGCCAGTATCCGCTTGAGGATTCTCCATCATCTGCTGGGCAGCTGCCTCAGCCTCTGTACTCATCTCCTCTGTCATCTCCTCAATGTCTTCCTCAGTCTGGCGAAGGACATGGCGACGAACCCAGTTCTCTGAATAATACTTTCCAACGAATGGAGTGATGGCATTCAGCTGCTCGATGCGGCCGGCAAGGATCTCGGCATCCTTCATTTCCGAGAAGAAGTTATCCCTGCGGAAGTCAATGCGAATATGCTCCTTCAGTTCATCCCAGTCTTCCTCGGTAATGACATTCTTGAGAAGAAGCTGGGTACGCAGGAGCTCCATGAACACCGCGGAGAACTTCTTGCGAAGCTTGTCAATGAATTTCTGGAAATTGACCTCATCGCGAGTGATCTCAGATGACTTACCCAGGTTGAAACCGTTGTCAGGTTCCAGGCGAGAGATCGGAACGTTCAGAGAACGATAGAGTTTTTTCTGGAAGAAGAGGATGTCCTCGATCTGAGAAAGATTGTCACCGCCAGGAAGTGTGGTGATCTCTGTACCGCGGCCGCCCTCGCGGCGAGGCAGCCAGAAGTCTTCCAACATCGACATATGCTTACGGTCGTCACGAATCTCTCCGGTCTGGGCATCATAGACCAGCTTGTTGCGATACTGGTTCATGATCGTACGCATGTACTCCTCGGCCTTACCCTTTGGCAGGTTACCAACGTCGATGTAGAAGATACGACGTTCAGGAGCACGGGAGAGACGATAGATCACCAGCGCGTCCTCCATCATGCGGAGCTGGTTGACCGGCTTCAGTGCCTTGTGCAGAGGGGAAAGAACACGCTTACGCGAAGCGTCCAGGATACCCGATGTGATATAGCAGATGGCATCCTTGTTGATCTTCAGACCAACATCAGACTTCTGCAGACCGCCATCCTGGTAAAGGTAATACTCATCCAGAGTACGCACCACGCGGGCGCCCGTCACCGGATCGGTTTCTTCCTTGATCTCGCGGACCTTGCGAATACGCAGAGCATCGACTCCACGGATCTCCTGGATACCGTTGCGAGGGTTCTCTTCGTCCACGATAATGTGATAGTACAAACGACCATCGACATACCATCTACGGAAAATATCCTGTCCGTTCAGGTTAAAATTGAGTAGGCGGAGAACGTGGTCGAACTCCTCCTTGATTGCCTTTTTGATCGAGCTCGGCTGCTCTAGGTCATCTACGTTCAGATCGACCGGATTCTCGTTGTACTCATGAATGATCGACTCATTCACGATGTTCTCAATGGCCATGTCACACTCCGGCTGTTCGGCTGCAATGCGGTACTTACGAATGAGATCGACGTCAGTCTTCGCCGCATCTCCCTCCAGATCCAAGTACTGACCATAGTACCCACCAGCTGCAATGGCAGTCGATCCATCATCCGAGGTCGGTGGAACAAACGATACCGCCTGCTTCTCGAGGTTCTTCCTCTTGATCAGCTCGCGATCGTTGGAGTCATCCTCCTTGCCGAATGTGAATCCAAAGAATTTGAGTGCCATGACGAGATGTTTTGTGGGGGTTTCTTAACGAATAAAGGCGTGGGGGCCAAAAACACCCCCACGCCAATTATTTATTGAGGAAAAACTACCATTAAGTAGTCGTATTTGATTCCCAGTAGGTGACCTGGAACTCGACACCGAACTCCTCGATCGTGTTCTCTGAGTCGTAGCTCAGATCGATTGCGGAGACGTTTGAGACCCAGCATCCGCGGAAGTCGTACTTCTTCAGTACGGTGCCGTCCTTATTGAGCTGCTCAACAGCCAGGTCAGCCATATAATCCGAAGGATTTGTCAGACCGGTGTTTGCTGCATGCTGGTTGATACCGTTCATCCAGCGCTCGAAGGAATTGCGGAGCTCGAATCCCGTGTCATTGATGACTGTGACGCCCCATGGTTCAAACACGCGATCTCCCGCGATTTGAATCTGACGACCACGGAATGGGATCGTGATCGGAGCGATGAGTGATGATGGAAGAGCTGCGGACTTGATGAGGAAGGACGCAAGCTCAACATTTCCGGCAGCATAGGCAGGGAAGTTCGCGGTAACCTTGAACAGGTTATTGCGTGCTCCACCACCGACTAGCTTTGCCTTGAAATCATTGATTCCTAGATTAGCCATTGTAAGTGTTCTCCTTTAGTTGATGGTTTAGCTTCCAGTCAGCTCGGAGAACTCAACGCCAGTGCGAGTGGCGATAAAGTTCAGAGTGATGAAGTTGATTGAACGGGCTGGCTTGATGTAGATGTCAGCACGGAACTCATTGCGGTCGATAACATCACCAGTATTGTTGGTCTCGTCACAGACGACCTTGAAGTCGGTGATACCACGACGGCCCTGAACGTCACGCAGGAATGGCTCGACCATGTTGCGGAACATTGCGCGGGTGAATTCGTCGTTCAGCTCGAAGAGCTGGAACTTAGCCGCTGTGGAGATTGACTTCTCCAAGGTGATGAAGAGACGACGGACGTTGATGCGATCGAAGGCCGATGGCTTGGCGAGGGCGGTCTTGTCTCCGTAGAGAACTGTGCCCTGGCCAGGGAAGCTCACGATCGGATTGATACGTGCCTTGTAGAGCGTATCGCGATCCGCCTGCTTTGGATTGAATGCAATCTTGGTGACTCCGAGGAGCTGGCCACGATTGAATCCGGCAGGTGAGAACCAGGCATCGGCAACGTTATCTGTGTATGCACAGAGACCGGCGACATGTCCGGCGGCTGGGATCCAGCGATAGACGTCATTGTACTTGTCGTAGATCTTCAGCGCTGTACTGTCAACAACAGCATAGGAGGTCGAGGTCAGCGTATCAGCCCAGGCCTTGACATCGGTCGTTGGCGTGGCGGTTCCGACGCTATCCTCAGTTGGAGGAGAAACGAAGGCCACAACATCCTTACGGGCATTAGCGATCGAGATCAGCTTTGCTGCAATGGTATTAACACCATTTGCATCGTTGACCGAGAACAGCAGATTCACATCAACTGTTTCGGCATCAGCGAAGAGGTCGATACCGGTCGAGATCTCGGCTGCACCGGCTGCAGTACCATCCACACCTCCAGATAGAGAGAATGGAAGAATTATTGTCTCCGTATCATATGCGATGCCGCCGCTCGCAGCTTCGCCTGAATTCTGAAGGGTTGTTCCAGCGCCGTCAACCGCGTCGAACAGGTCGAGCCAGTAGATGTACTTTGAGTTGGCGTTGATGACGTTCTTATAGTAGTTAGAAGTGCCGTCATCCTTCACTGCGTCAGATCCTTGAGAAGCATATGCAAACTTCTCAAGAACCGTGCCCTTCGTTCCGCTGATCAGACCATCTTCGTCGATGACCACGATGTGCAGTTCATCATTAGATGAACCGTACTTTGCGGCGTATAAACTTGTTCCTGGGGCTCCATCGAACTCACCAGCGAATGTCCAGCCAGTGAATGCTGTCGAGCTAGAGCAAACCTCAACCTTGAGTGAATTTCCTAAAACTCCTGGGCAACGAGCGCCGAAAGCGCCGACGTTGGCTGAACCGCCGGCATACGAATTATCGTATTCCTCGCGATTTTTGATCAGCAGTCCTGAGTTACCACCGGATCCCGAGGTAGCATTACGTGCAGTTGAATGAACAACACGAACGACCTTGAGGGCGTTGGCATACTTCAGGAATGAAGCAGCGGTGAAAAATGATTTTGCGGTCGTGTCGTTTGGAGTTCCGAAAGTCTCGGCGAGTTCCTTCTCGCTGCTGACCGTACGGATCTCTTCGGCAGGACCCCAGTTGAAAGCTCCGGTGAATCCACCAATTGAGGTGGACACAGCCGGAACGACATTGGTCAAGTCAATTTCGTTGACTTGAACTCCGGGTGATACTTGGAATGCCATGAGTTTTTAGGATGCTCAAAGTTAGGGTTTGATGTGAAACATAATACGGATATTCGCTGCCTTTATTTATAAATAGCTGTTTTTGGGCTAATAGGTCGAACTTTCCCAAACGTTTCCATCCGAGTCAACGAATCGGCCTTCATCCTCGGTATTTTTCTCAAGATTCCCGAGTATTCCCACAGGAGCCACATCTTCCTCCACCAGGCGCAATCTCTCATTGTATAACATGTCGCGGATATCCATGCTCGACATGTTCACGAAGATGTCGGTCGCCACGAACCAGGCAAATACCACGAGTGCCATGACCGTATCGTCGTGATTACCCTCGGCGGCCTCATAGGATGATCCGACCGCCTCAAATGTACTGAGCTCCTGGATCGTATCGGCATCCGGAATGATCAGCTTCTTTCCCTCGATCAGATCCTTCAGATTGGAACAACCGATCCGCTTCGTCTTCTTGGTGGTGGTCAGACCGATCGATCCGTTCTTGACCGCCGACTCCACGAACATATTCTCGTATTCTAGGTCGTAATACAGGCCATTGCACACCACCGATCCCTGGTCGTTGCTCTCCACGATGATGTATGCCTTATTGTAGGTCTTAGCATACTTGTAGATCGTATCAGGGAAAATGAGTGGAGACACAAGGGCATCACGATAGGTGGCCACAACCTTGAATGGGCGGGCAGTCACGTCAACGATAGAGAAGGTAGAGAAGTCCTGGTTGCGTCCCTTGGCCACATCAACCGCCATCACGTAGTTGTGATCTGATATCGGTTTCTCATACACCTTGACCCCATTCTGTGTATAGATTGGATTCTCGGCCTTGAGTGATAGCAAGGTCTCGGCATTGATCAGTGTGTTTCCGGTACCATGAAACGAATTTCCGAACTCTTGCTGGAACTGCAGCTCAGAGGTATTGGCCACCGTCTGGCGCTTCCATTCCTCGTCTCGACCCGGTACATCCCACCAGTCGACTCGGAATGGCTTGAACTCATTGATGCCCTGAACGGCTCCCTCCCAGATCTTATGAAACTGGTTGCCGACGCCATTGGCCGTCGATGTGATGATGACTCGAGAGGTCTTACCCGATGAAACGACGGGATAGGTCGAGGTATAGAAAGTCGTGGCATTCTCGACGAAGGCAAACTCGTCCATGAACAACAGGTTGACCGAGAGACCGCGGATCGAACTGCCGGACGTGGCGGCCGCAATGATTCGAGAGTTATTCGAGAACTCGATGGATCCCTTGTTGAGAGCTCGGCAACCGGGTTGCAGGAAGAACGGTAGATTCTCCAGCGCCAGGGTTACGCGCGCCAGCATCTCTCGGGCGGTGGCCGCTTTATTGGCCAGGATCGCGATCGTCTTGTCGGGCTGGAAGAGTGCAAACCAGAGCAGGTAGATGACCGATGAGATCGACTTACCTGACTGACGGCAGGCCAGAACGATGGAGAATCGGTGAGTGTTAAAATGCTCGAACATCTTTCCCTGATAGGGATACGGCTCAAACGCCACCAGGCCTCGGTCCAGAGAAATCACTTTCACGTAGGTCCGGGCAAAATACTCCGGATCCTTCATACACTTCAGGTATTCCGAGACCTCGATCTCGGTGAATTTCTGCTGGACTCCGTCTCGCTTGACGCTCGGGTTGCCTAGATACCCAAGTTCAGCGTTCTTGACGAACATCCCTTGGTTGTTCTGCGGCGGCGACATTTTGTTCCTTTAGCTGAGAGATGAGGTGCTTCTGAAGATCCGTAGTGGAACCCAGAAACAAGTTATTCTGAGTCAGAGACGGTTTTTCTGATTGTACTTTTTCGTCTTTCTTCTGTATATCTTTCTTGGCCTTCTGCAACGCCATCAGCTTGTCAGTCATGTCTGATGTGTTCTTCAGCATGTTACTGAGTACCTCAAAGGCACGCGGATGCTCTGACTGCATGGCCAGACTCAACATCTGTTCGATCGCCTCGTTCGACTTACTGACCAGGTTACGATACGTCTCTCGAGAGAACTCGTAGTCGTCCTGAACATGGTCAGACGGGGGAACAGGAACCTCTGGTAGGTTCTCCTCCAGTCTCTTTATCATCTCTTTTGATTTGTCCATGATATAGAGGTCAGAGGATTAGTTAAAGTCCGTGAACGGAATAATCTGAGTCGTGATCGTACCAGTCGGAGTCAACTGCTCGATGTCCAGGCGTTCCATTCCGTCAAGAGTCGTGGGATTACGAAAATCGACCAGAACGTTTTGAATGACTTCCTTATCATTGACCTGGCCATAGAATCTCAGGCGCGTCTCAAAGTCCAGAGTATAGATGATCGCCCGGCGCTGAACGAAGTCGCCCTCATAGTCCTCATTCATCTGTACACCGGTGAGAACGAATGGAACATCGGTCTTGAGGTTGAGCTCGTCCAGATCTTTGATGGTGACAGTATACTCCGGCTGAAAGTGAGGAAGGATCTGCTCGAGAACTTGCAGAGCATCATCCTGATTCTTCGCCATGATGGAAAGCTGCAGGCCCATGCGGTATGGGGCATAAGTACGAATGACCTTACGGCTGGCAGGATCAGACGCCGAAAATGTCAATGTGTTGTTACGATTGATCTTTGTGGTCGCATCGTAGGTTAAGGTGACGATCTCAAACGACATGCGCGGCAGCTTCATAGCAACTTTAGCATCATCTAGGCCGGGCTGTTCATCTAGACGTGCCAGGAACTTCTGCTTTGGTCCGTAGGCCAGAGGAACCCGTGTGATGTTCACGACCTTTCCTGTAGCATCTTTGCGAACCACGGAAATGTTATTGAAGAGCGTCCCGAAGACGGACACCATCTTGCGAATCGTGGCGTGATAGTAGTGTCCACTAAACATTTGATGGGTCTCCGAATGGATTGCTCTCCGTGAAGTCGATGATCGTGTCCGCTGTCACTTCCATTGCTCGGTTTTGTGCTCCCTGTGCGTTGTTTACGAATGTCAGGTTGGTCTGAGTATTATCGATCTCATAGGCCACAGTGATATTCCACTGTGCACCCGAAGTGAGTCCGATCAACTTGTCCGTCGCTCCCGTCGTGACACGGAACTTGGCAAATTCTCCAGTATTGGTAGAGATTCCGCCGATGGCGATCTTATATGCCGCGGTCGGTGATTCTTTGTCGATCTTTAAGATCTTTCCATAGATTTCCTGTGCAGGATTTCCGCCAGCGGCTGGAACCAGAACCTGCTTGACATCCTCTCCGATCGTGAACAATGGACCGGTACCAGAAATCTCAAAGAAGTATTCGGTGCTAAACTTCTGTTCAAGTCTATCAAGTTCAGGAATTCCAGTATTGACTTCCTCGTTGGAGTACTCAAAGAGCTCGCAACGTAGCTTGTACACAGGGAACTTCGAGAGTTGATAGAATGGAGACTGATGATCTACAAACTTAATCTCCATGAAGCTCTTTGAGAGAGGTAGATAGATCAGGTCACCTTCAGCCGGGCGGGTTGAGATGATGCCATTGTTCCAGATTCCGACGAGTTTGTCCCAGGTACGCTTGGCAACCACGAATGTTGCCTGGTCACGAATCTCCAGACCAAACTTCGTCATGAGAGCTCCATCTCCCTCAAAACCATCCACGTTCTCGAGGTACATCTCAACCATATAGGCATCATCGAACTTTGATTCGACGGCCTCGTTCAGAATCATGTCACGAGAAATCATATTACGCGGCAGATAGTAGCAGTCCTGCCCGTAAATCTTCAACGACTCTACGATCAGATCCTCGTAGAGGTTCTGCTCGGACCTGACGTTCTGAGAGAAATAAACGTTGCGAGCCATGGATTATCCCACGAAGAAGTCTACCGGCTTCTCGTACTTCAACTCCATCTCGTCCTCAAGCTGTTTGATCTCTTCGATCGCCTCCTGGTAAATTTGCTGCCCGTTCATCGTGACTCCACCTGGAAGCTGGATGCCCTCAAACTTCTTCAGGTTGATACCCCACTGACGCTTGATGAGAGCCGTGGTGTACTTCTTCAGGAACATATCGTTGTAGATATCGGTGTATGTTTCTGGATCGATCGCAGAGTACGCATCGACCATAATGTATTCTCCCGCCGCGGCACGATATCCCCAATCAAGATCTATATACAGGCGATTCATGTGGCGGTTAAATCGTACTGGTGGAACGCCGTTGAGCTGCATATCCAGCATCTCCAGGAACTGGCGTGTCATCTCATAGTTGACCAGAGCGCCGGCATACTGAAGGTCATAGACGTCATTCAGGTGCATCTGATAGCGCGCAGACCACATACCCGAGGAGGATACGGTATTGTTTGCCAGGGGAAAGATACGAGAGACAAACAGTAGCTGATCAGGAATGTCAATGTATCCGTCAGTGATGTTCTGCTGAGTCAGCTGATGCTTTCGATAGTGGCGAATGATTGCATCTGAATGATACTCGCGGTAAAACTGAATGGCCTCGTCCACGCGGTCTGACACCTGATCGTCATCGATGTTGATCTCGATCACGGGCTGTCCGAGTGAGCGTAGGCAGTAATCGATGAGTGTTTGTCTGGAATTGGGTGAGGCCATGTTTTTATGTTACCACTTATCGAGTGGGCATTTTGCAGCAATAAGTTTTGCCTTTATCTGCATGAAACACCCACATTTAGAACATCGACTAGTTTCTGGAATGAAAAATTCACAATTTTTACAGGTTTTAATTCTAGAAGCAAATTCTGGTTCTTCTAAAAGAAGTCTATTTTGAATTACAGCAGTTGATATTACGTCAGCGACAGTTGTTGATGAATATTTTATTTTCTCAAGCATTAGATTCAACTAAACTCCAGTTTATAATTGATTCATTCCAATAATATTTTTTACCATCGCTCGGATACGGAACTGGAGGATTCCATCGAAATTCATACTTATCCCATACCCAGCTTTCTGGAAAAGCAATTGCTTTCGGTGATTTTTCCCACTGTAATTTTTGTTCATTCCACGTATAGTAATATCGGTCTAGCGGGTATGGAACTGGAGGTATCCAGATACACATATCTTCATCTAATATAAAACTTGAATTTTTCTGTGGTTTTGGTGGGATAAAAGCATCTTTAGAAGAATCATATAACCATCCTGGGAGTGGATAATTTTTCCTAAATGGAGTTTTCCCAGCCAAATGGCGACCAGCTTTTGTGTTAAAACTGCATTGTATCCAGGTACCATCAATATTGAGATCCGTATTAATGAATTCAGCTCCTCTATGTTCCTGGTCGTCTGGAACAACAATAACAGAAATAACTTTAAATAAGTTATTTTCGCTATTTTCTATTTTTTCTATTTTTGCAAAATGAGCCATAGTAATTATTCGCAATATGTCAAAACGAACCACGCAAAACCAGACCCGCCAGATCCACCGGCGCCTCCGTATGAGGTGTAATTTGGATTCGTCCACACTGAGTAGCCACCTCCACCGCCGCCACCTCCACCGCCTCCTCCGCTATTCGCCCCAGCACCACCAGCATTTTCACCGTGATATCCTCCCTGAGCCGTACCGTTTCCACCGTTTCCACCGTCTCCAGATCCACTTTCGCCCATAGCGCGGCTGCCACCAGCTTTGCCTCCACCTGTATTAGCATCGTATCCGCCTCCTCCACCTCCTCCGCCGCCGGCATACACATATTTTTGTAATCCAAGAATTGTGTTAGCAGCAGAATCAATCGATAATATTGTATTATATCCTCCTAATGTTCCATTTCCTCCAGAATCACCGCAGCCAGCACCACCATTTGTTCCACCTCCGGATGCATATGTGCCATAATTACTCGTGTCACTACGATATGTTGTATGGTTTCCATATCCCGCAGCGGCTACTGATACGGCATATGCCTGATTAAGATTTGTATTTGCTAAATTGGTGCTATAATTATATACAGGTCCTCCATCTCCAGCATTTCCACCATCAGCACCGCATCCGTCATCATATGAATTATCTCTAGTTTGGCCGCTATCACCACTAGTACCGCCTCCAACTAAGTCATAGGCGAATGATAAATTTGCATTATCCTTTTGAGTAATTGTAAAGTTTCCGGAGCTAGTAAATTTATAGTAGGCTTTTGTACCAAAATAAACAACGCTGTTTGCTCCAG